ACTGGGAATTCTTTCAAGGAGACCTTGTCACACGACTCTGATTTCCGTAACGTTGGTTACACTTCGAACGGTCTAGAACTACAGTTCCAGCCAGACTTCGGTGAAGTCCAGGTTGACCAGGTTCTTGACGTTGCAAAGCTTTACAAGCAGGGTATGCAGGTTAACCTGAATACTACATTTGCAGAGTCTACACTTGAGAACCTATTGTTCTCACTTGCAGGCAAGGATAGCGATCTATCTACTGTTGCAGGAAACCCTACACTAAACCTTTCAGCTGGTGACATTGGAGAATGTCCAGTTGAGCGTGGTCTAGTTGCAGTTGGTCCTGGTACAGGTGACTGTGAAATTGGTAGCTCTCTAGAGCGTGTTTACGTTGCATACCGTGCACTTTCAATCGAAAGCGTTACAGTATCAGCTAAGCGTGACGAAGCAACAATGTTTGAGGTCTCATTCAGACTCCTACCAAATGACTCAGCGTCATACGGTAAGATCGTAGACCGCACCATCCCAGCTTCATAAAAACTAAATAACAATTTAATAGCAAGCCGTCCAGTTTAAAAGCTGGGCGGTTTTGCATTTGGTATACTTGTAGGATGGCAACTAAAATATACGAATCAGAAATCATCTATACCATGGACAATACCCCTATATACATGACACCTCTAAAAATCAAATACCTACGACAATTCCTAGAAGAGTTTGATAATGTCAAGAAGGCAAAAGATGATGATGAGGCAATCGAGAGATTAACTATCTGTGCAAAGATAGCAATGCAGCAGTATAGGCCAGACCTCAAGACCGTTGAGGATGTAGAAGACAACTTCGACCTAAAGACAATATATAAAATAATTAATATAGCTGCTGGCATTAAGATAGATAGCGATGAAGAAGAGCAGCCAGTTGCGAAGCAGGCAGAGGACAGCGGAGCCACTTGGGAATCTTTGGACCTAGCAAAGCTAGAGGCAGAGGTGTTTCTGCTTGGTATCTGGAAAGATTACGAAGAGCTAGAGAGCTCCCTTTCAATGTCAGAGCTAACCGCCACGCTCACTGCAAAAAGAGAAATAGATTATTCAGATAAAAAGTTTCAGGCATCGATTCAGGGCATCGATCTAGACAAGAACGTTGGAAAGAAAGATGCTTGGGAAGAGATGAAGGCTAGAGTGTTTAGCGGAGGGCAGACAGCAGATCCAAACGACGTATTGTCATTCCAAGGGGTCAATGCACAAAAGGCAGGCTTCGGAATTGGCATGGGACTTAGCTACGAAAAAATAGACTAGAACAGCCATCTTCGTATGGTATAATTATCTAACCTACTAAAATGAAAGAGGAACAAATGTCAATTACAATTAGCGAAGAGACTACTGTAAAGCTACTAGACGGAACAGAACTAAACCTTAGACCACTAAAGCTCTCACTGCTTAGACCATTTCTAAAGAAGTTCGCTGAAATTCAAGAAGTAGCGGAAGATGACGACAAGTCAATGGACCTATTGCTTGACTGTGTGGTTATTGCTCTCGAGCAGTTTAGCCCAGAGCTTGCAAAGGACCGTGCCAAGTTGGAAGACATTCTAGATCTACCAACAGTTTACAAGATTGTTGGAGAGGCATCTGGAAACGCTGCACTCCTACCATCAAATAACTAATAATTTAAAAAGGGAAGTGCTAGTTAATGACTGAAAACGTACAGTCAGACATAATCATAAATGTTGATACCTCCGTAGGTATCGCAGAGATTAAGCAACTACAAAGGCAGATATCTTCCCTAAATGCACAGCTCATGTCGAGCGGTGCAGCTCAAGCAAAATCAGCACAGAACGTACAGCGTAACCTATTAAACAATATTAACGCTACTGGAGATTTTGCAGCACGAGTAAAAACAATTGCTAGCACCACAGAAACATTCACCACCAGGCTTGAGAAAAACAAGATGGGTATGGGTGAGTACTTCAGATATGCAGGTGCATCAAGCAAGACCTTTGGAAAGTTATTCAGAAATGAATTTGACACGATCGAAAAGGTTGCTCGTGAACGAGTAAAGACACTACAGACACAATATATAAAGCTAGGTCGAGACGCAAATGGTGCACTAAAAGCCATTTCGGTTCGGCCTTTAGCTTTAGACATGGAAAACCTAGCAACAAAGACTGCTATGGCTGCACAGAAGCAGCAGCTAATGAATCAGCTCTTGAAGCAGGGATCTACAAACCTTCTAAACTTCGGTAAGAACACTCAGTGGGCTGGTAGACAGCTTATGGTTGGTTTCTCCATCCCATTGGCAATGCTTGGCTCCGCTGCTGCAAAGACATTCATGCAGATGGAAGAGCAAGCCATCAAGTTCAAGCGTGTTTACGGAGAAGCATTTACCTCGACCGCAGAAACAGACAAGATGCTTGACCAGGTCAAGAGGCTTGCTAACGAGTTTACAAAGTATGGTGTTGCAGTAGAAGATACCATGAAGATGGCTGCTAATGCTGCTGCTATGGGTAAGCAAGGTGCAGATCTTCTTGCACAGGTCAACGAAGCCGCCAGACTAGCAGTACTTGGTGGGGTAGAGCAAGAGCAGGCTCTAGAAACAACAATATCTCTTACCAATGCATTTGCTGTTTCCGCAGAAAATCTAGCTGGTAAGGTTAACTTCCTAAACGCAGTTGAAAACCAGACTGTAACCTCCATTGAGGATCTAACCATTGCCATTCCAAAGGCTGGTCCAGTTGTTCAGCAGCTTGGTGGAGACGTAGAAGACTTAGCCTTCTTCCTAACAGCGATGAAGGAAGGTGGAATCAACGCATCCGAAGGTGCTAACGCACTTAAGTCAGGTCTTGCATCTTTGATCAACCCAACAAAGAAGGCATCAGAAATGCTTGGTGCCATGGGTATAAACATTACTGGAATTGTTGAGGCCAACAAGGGTGACGTTAAGGGAACTGTAGTTCAGTTCGCAAAAGCCCTAGACACACTAGACCCACTGAACCGTGCCCGAGCAATCGAGCAGCTATTTGGAAAGTTCCAGTTCTCTCGTCTATCGACTTTGTTCCAGAACGTTATTGCCGAGGGTAGCCAAGCGTCAAAGGTGCTAAGCCTCACTAACGCTACTACTCAAGAGCTAGCAATCCTATCAGAACGAGAACTGAAGCGTGTTCAAGATTCTCCAATGTACAAGTTTAAGAAGGTAGTAGAAGACCTTAAGGTATCTCTAGTACCACTGGGAGAGGCATTCCTGAAGGCAATCACTCCGCTGGGAGAATTCGTAAAGGGCTTCCTAGATAAGTTTAACTCTATGGGCGATGGAGCCAAGCAGTTTGCAGTTATTGCAACTACTGTTGTTGCTGGTATCGGACCAGTACTACTTATGACCTTTGGTCTTATTGCTAACGGTGCAGCAAACTTAATTAAGCTATTCCTTGGTGTTGGTAAAATCTTCCAGAGAACTGGCAAGGGATCTCAGACGCTAGGCTCCCAGACAGAGTACATGACTCAGCAACAGCTCGAAGCAGCCGCTGTAGCAGCCTCACTCGACCAGACTCACGGAAGACTAATCCAAACATTCTCGTCGGAGACCAAGGCCGTTAATGCTTTGGCTACGGCATATGCCAGAGCAGTAGTCGCACAGTCTAATCTTGCTGGTGTGCCAATCGGTGCCGCTGCAGCAAAAACAAAGGGCACAAGAGCCAAGAAGTATGCTTCTGGAGTTGTATCTGTTCCAGGTCCAAAGGGTGCTGGCGACGTAGTCCCTGCAATGCTGTCACCTGGAGAGTCGGTAATTCCAGCAGACATGACCCAGAAGTATGCTCCACTAATCAGCGGCATGGTAAATGGGAAGATCCCAGGATTCGCTGAGGGAGTATTCAACTTTGGCGGTAAAGAATTTAAGGTTGCTTCTCAGGGAGGCGTGTACTCTCTAGAAAAGGCAGTGCAGCTTCTCCTATCTAAGAATATTCCGCAAGAATCAATCATGGAGAAGCTGGAATATTACCAAGAAAAGTCGATACTAAAAAATTCCGCAGAGCTAAATGCAAAAAATATTTTAAGAAAGTTTGGATTTAAGACTAATGGTGAAAAGGATACCAAGAGAGGATCTGGAAAGAGTGCCTCTACCGAACAGGTAAGACTCCTTGGCCAACCAGCACAAATAGAGTTCGATGAAGAAAGAAAGTATCTAAGGAAAAAGCTAAAAGAGCTTGGTCTCTCTTTAACTGATGACCAGATAAAGAATCAGCTCCAGTTGCAGGCATCTCACATTAGAGAAGACTTGAATGCGGATGGATCTAAAAACTGGCAAAACATGAAAAACCTTATTCCAGATCTGGGATATATAAACGGTTACATGAAAGACCTCAGCACTCCAGGCAACAAGTTTGTCCTAGAGCTAAGAAAGCTAGCTAAAGAAAATCCAAAGGCCCTTGCCGCCAAGGGCATTGACATAAAGCTTCTAGATAGACTCATTACCAATACTCACCCAACTACAAAAGCAGAAGTAGCCACCCTAAGAGCTATTGCACAAGAGCACGTAAGGTTCCTAGGACCTTCTGGAAAAAATATCTATAGACCTTTGATGGTTGACATGGGTCTAGAGTACCGTCAGCAGACTGGTCACTACAATAAGCCATCTAAAACATATCACGATAGACTACTTTCTGGTCAATTTAAGAATAGAAATCTTTTAAAGGCTGCTCAAGAGGCAGATGCTAAGAAGCCAAGCAAAAGACCGCAAGGTGTAACTCCTAGAGGAAAAGCTGCCCCAGTAAGTCAGACCGTAAAGAAGGCTCCAAAGCCAAAGGGCCACAGCCTACAACAAATCATACAAACTCCAATTATGACAAGAGGGCGTATCAGGGGATACGCAGATGGAGTAGTTGAAGTCCCAGGTCCAAAGGGAGCTGGAGATGTAATACCTGCAATGCTTTCTCCAGGAGAGTCTGTCATTCCTGCCAAGATGGCAAAGAAGTATGCCCCACTTATTTCTGGAATGATTAAGGGCAACCTCCCTGGATTCTTCGGCGGCTTCGACGCCAACTATGACCCTAAGACAGATCCTATGAATGAGATGTCTGGCTACATGCTAGATGCTCCTCCAGGAAGCGACCCGTTTGACTCGAAGTCTGCCATTGGATCAAATGGAATGCTTTCAGCCCCTCCAGGATCAGATCCATTTGGAACCAGCGGATCCTTTGACGACTACGAAAAAGAAAACAAAAAGATGGGCGGCAAATTCGTAGATGGCATGAAGGAGAAGCTGGGCCCAGCAGCAAAACAGTTTGGTAAGAACGTAAGCTCTGAGATGGCATCTGGTGCCAAGGCTGTTGGTAAAAATATTTGGGATAGAGCTAAGAAGGGTGCTCAGGAAGCAGGTGCTAGAGCACTATCATCTACTACCCTTGGCCAGAAGATGTCTGGCGGAGCAGGCATTACCTCTCAATCTGGAAAGACTTATGTCGCTGGAGCAGAAGTTAGAACAGACAAAAACGGTGTTCAGTATGGATATATTCCAGGTGTAGGAAAAACCTCTGTAGAAAAGGCCCAGGCTGCGTCTAAAGATCCAAACGCTGCAAAACAAAGTGCTAGAGATAAGTTCGGGGCCAAGGCTCAAAAGGTTGGAATGATTGGTATGGCTGGCAGCATGGCCGTATCTGCAGCCACACTTCTACCAGGAGAAGCTGGAAAGACTGCAGGAGACTTAGCACCACTGTTGCTCGGTCTTTCATCGCTGGCAATGATTGTTCAGGGTCCTATAAGTGCTGCATTTGCAACCCTTGCAGCTGCTGTTGCCCTACCGCTATACGCAATGTTTAAATCAAACGAAGCCTTTGATCAGGCACAGGAATCTGCCCTGGCACTTGGCGAAGCGATGGGTGTTGGCAGCGGTGCAATTGTAAAGTTTGCAGAGTTTGCTGGAAACGTAACTTCTAAAGAAGTTATGGATAGACGTAGGTCCGAGGGCTTCAGCGGATTCCAAATAAAGAGTGGCAAGAATACTTTTGGAAAGTCATTCTTAGGGTCCGATGCTGGCAAGGCATTGCTTGACAATACACAAAAGACAATTAAGTCTGGTGGGGACAAGGCTGCTATAAGTCAAACAACCGCCCAGATGGCTACAGCCATAAGCTCTGGAGCAATGTCAGCCGCACAGGCTAGATCTGTTGTCGCACAACTTGCAGAAGAAATGGGTGACTACAACTTCGGAATACAGGTAAATTCTGAGCTAATGTCTTTGATTGGCCCAGACGGAGAAAACCTACTTACCGATCCACTAGGCGTTCGACTTAAAATGCTAGATGCTAAGCAGGGAGACATCAAGGCATCAGTAGAGAACATGAACAAGATTGCCGAAAAGGGCTTCCAGGGAACTGGGGCAGCAATCGGTGGTGCAATCGCTGGCGGCCTTGCAGGTGCTGGTATTGGTGCCGCTATTGGTGCCGCCCTAGCTCCAGCTACTCTGGGCCTATCCGTTGGTATTGGTGCTGCTGTGGGTGGTCTTGTTGGAATTGTTTCTGGTGGGATCACTGGTGCAATTGCAGGAAATGAAGAGCATATCAAGGATCTTGGTTTGGCTTCTGCTGCAACTGTTGCAATGCAAAAAATGGCACTAGAGCAACAGCAAGAAATTTCAGACTCTCTCGAGATGGAATATGAAAAGAGAATTGCAGCCGCAGAGGCAGCAGGGGACCTTGTTAAAAAGGAAGAGCTTCTTGGAAAACTTGCAGCAGCAAGAGTAGCCATAATGAACAAGAATAAGGGTCTTAATGAGCAAATCATTGGCTCATACAAGAATGCAAAAGATGACGAGCTACGGTCAAAGATGCAGTCTGGTGCAGAAAAGGCAGTAAAGAATACGTATAAGGGTACTGCCATGGAAGACGTAGCAGCCTATGCACAAAATTCACTCATGGATAGCAACATTGCCCCAGAACAAAAGTATCTTCTTACACTAGACATGTCTACAGGGGCGATAAACCCAAGTCAGATGATTGACATTCTTAGCATGTCAGAAAAGTCAAGAAACATCGTAATTGGTATAGCCACAACCTATGGCGGTGCCACTGCAGGAGAGGTTACAAGCCTAACCTCACTATTCGTTGACCCAGTCACGAAGAAGCCAATTGAAAGCATTCAGACAGACTTCTTGCTGAAGATTCAGCAGGCAAAGACTCCAGAAGAGTTTAAGGACACTATGGAATTCTACAAGAAGGTGTCTCAGTCTGGAGCTGTCCTCAATACTGCGGTAGTCACTGACTACCTATTGAAGAACCCAGATGCTGCAGAGCGTCTAGATACCATGTTCGACAAGCTGAGAGACACTAAGGGTAAGATAAATCTAAAAGTTCTTGCAGATGTAGTTGGTGCAAAAGAGATAGCGGCAATCAATAGTGATCTCACATACTTCGAGAAGCTGAGCGACGATGAAAAAAAGGTATATACTCAAGTCCTAGCTACTACCCTACAGACAACAACCATCGCAGATCCTAAGTTCAAGAATTGGCTAAGCTCTGCTGGATCTAAGTTTAAGAATGCTTCAGACGCAACTCAGCTACAAGCATACGGTACTTGGAATTCCAGGGCAGTAACCGACCAGGTAAAGGCAGATGGCAAGGTTGATGAATTCCTAAGCCCTACCCCAACACCAACTGGTGGAACCAAAGAAAAGAATCCGCTAGATGATATCCTGTCCAGACTAAAGATGGTTCGTGATGCAAGCATAAATGCAACAGGTGGAATCAAGGAACTTCTTCGAGTTGTTGGCAAGAAGGGTGAAAAGAATATTGCATCATTCACTGGTATAGAACAAAACCTAATTAAGCGAGACAACGTGTCTAGCTCATTCATGGACTTCTACGACGGCCTAGACGAAAAAGCAAAGAAGACATACGTATCTATTTCTGGTAGCGGTGCCAAGGCTGTTGCTAGACTGACTGATGATGGTAGAAAGGTGCAGGCTGCTCTTCGTGAAATTTCTATTGGAGATTTCCAGAGTGGGCTAGTTAAGCAAAAGCAGGACCTGGTAAATTCAGCAAGGGCCTTCAGCATGTTGAAGTCAGCTGGTATGACATCAGCCGATGCACTAGAGGTTTCTAGGGATGCAGAGTTGGCAAATGCTATTGCAACTAAGGCAAATGCTAAGGAAGTCCTAGACCTTGTTAATGCATATAAGGCACTAGCAAATGCAGCAACAGCAGCAGATAAGTTCCAGAAGGCATTCGACGAGGCTAATGCTGCTTGGGATGCAAAGAGAAACAAGATCGAGCTAGATTTTGAGATCAACACAGAGGCTCTCCAGCAGGCAGTTACAGATGCTCAGAATGAGATTGCAAAAAAGACTAATGAGGCTGGTGGGTTAGATGACCTACAGGCTGGTCTTACAGAAATTGGCTGGGCAGAAGATGAGATTAACAAGAAGTATGATCTAAGATCTGAAGCTCTAGATAGAGTTGCAAAGGCTAATGACAAGATTCTTGCATCACAAAAGGGACAGCTTACTATTGCTGATGCACTTTCTCGTGGAGATATTTCTGCTGCAGCAGTTGCTATACAGGACCAAAGAGCTCAAGAGTCACAGAATGCTATTCAGTCTCAAAGAGACCTCATGGACAACGCCCGTAAGGCAGAGCTTAGTGGAATCACTACAACAGTAAATGGTGTAAAGATGACTAGAAAAGATATCGAAGCAAAGATCCTTACAATTGAAAAGGAAATATTTGCAATTGAGGAGAAGCGTCTTGAGCCAGCAAATGAAAGCATTCGACTCAAGGAAGTTGACAAGGCAGTAGCACTAAAGTCTCTAGACCTGCAAGAGCGTGAGTGGAGAATTCTACAAAGCGATATTGATCTAGCTGCAACCGCTGCTTGGGACTATGTTGCTGCACTGGCTGCTGCAAAGGGGCTAGCTGCTCAAGCAGTTATCGATGCTAAGGATCCACTAGCACCAGTTGGTGACTCGAGAAATGCCCCAGGGTCTAACGCATCAACCCCTACCACTACTAAGGCTCCAGTCACTAAGGCCCCTGCTGCTACAACTAAGGCTCCAGCTGCTAAGGCAAAAGCTACAACTACTACTGCAGCTGCTCCAAATCTTGCGGCTAATCAAACTTCATTCGTAGATGCTACTGGTAAAACTGTTATAGCAACAAAGACTGCTAGAAGAGGCACTGGAGTCTATAATGGATCACAGTTCGTTCCAGCAGTTTATGACACTGTATATACCTACAAGGCTAAGGGTGGAATGATTCAAAACTATCTTGCTAATGGCGGATCCCCACTTGCCAAGGGTACAGATACAGTTCCTGCCATGCTAACTCCTGGAGAGTTTGTAATGAGTAAATATGCTGTAGATAATTTTGGTGTAGAAAACATGAAGGCTATTAATAGCGGAGCTTCGATTGGCAGCACAGTGTATAATAGTTATGACCTAAATGTAAATGTACGCTCCGACGCAAATCCAAACGAAATTGCTAGAGCAGTAATGGCACAGATAAAGCAGGTAGATTCTCAAAGAATTAGAGGAGTAAGGCTATAATGGCAACCCAAGAATATTTGGACGGTAGAAAGAAGTACGCTCGTCCACAAGCCATGATGTGGTCTACCCAACCTCCACAGATACTAGATGGCAAGTATGTTCCGTATGGTCTAGAGGTAAATGATAATGTGGACTCAGTGTCCGATGAATCGCTTAAGGATCAGTTTCTCATTCTATCCGATGACAATCGAGAGTCCCTAGGTTTTTCTGTCGAAAGAATCGAGTCTCGCAAAAGAATGGTAAATGGGCAAATGCGTTCATACCACATTGCAGATAAGCTAAACATAGCCACATCCTGGTCAATGCTACCTTCTAGAGGGTTTGCAACATACCCAAACTTTAATCTAACTACTGGGCAGCCTAACCCAGCACTGACTCAGCAGCAGATGGTAACATCAGATGGCGGTGCAGGTGGGGTAGACATGCTGAGCTGGTATGAAAATCATAAAGGATCTTTTTGGGTTTACCTTTCATATGATAAGTATACAGAGTTTGAAAGAGATGGTAACCGCTACCTGAGATTAGCAGAATACCCACAGGCAATAGAGATGTTCATCTCATCATTTAGCTATGACGTTGTAAAGCGTGGAGGTCACAACCACGATCTCTGGAACATATCGCTTTCGCTGGAAGAGGTATAATGTTTGGAGATAGCACCTTTCTCTCAGAGCTAAACTCATCATCTACGCTAGGGGTAGAGTCTAAGGTCTTTGCCGAGTGGAACATGAATATTCCAAGCAATTTTTTGTCAATAGGAAACTATCGATATAGACAGCAAGAACCATCCTCTCTATATAATCTAGTTCCAGAAACATTCGATAGGTATGATTCTGGCAATTACTATACTGGAGCAACCGATGCTGACGTACTCATTGATGGAGGTTACGATGACTCTAATGAGGCACTGGCTTTCTCTTCTAAGCAAGAGCTGACCAAGATTCTTTTTTCGCTAGAAGACTGTTTTGGCAAATTCCGACCACGCTCTGGAATCAATAAGGCGAAGATCCCATACGGACCAAACTCATATTTTCACTACTCAAACAAGGACATGGCTAAAAGACCTAGATACTATCTTGCCTCTAAGCATGACAAGTTTAAGTACTGGACATCAGATAGGTCTGAGAACGGCAAGCTTCGTGGAGTATCTTACCCACTAACATCCAGGGCATACGGAATTGACGACGTGGCCCCGTTTATCGTATATAGTAGCCCAGTTCCAGCCAATAGGATTGTCGTAAAAATGCAAACCCATGTTGGCTCAGATGACAAGGGGCAATTTTACGGCAATAATGGGTCAGCAATTGCAGATCCTTTTTACGGTTACCAAAATAGCAAGACTCCAACAAAGTGGAGAATCCAATATCTAGTTAATAATAACTGGGTAGATGCAGTCTCATTTCTACCATCAGATGTTAGATCAAGCGGAGAGCCCATCATTGGTGAAGATGGTACAGTAGAGGTTTACTATGGAATAAAGATTCCAGAAAAGTACAGCCAGATATTTAACTATAAGAAAACCTATCTAGTAGAGTCAATGATTCCGACAAGCCCAGATGTTGGATCAGCATACTTGGTGAAGCCAACTGAATCATCACCTGGGGTATTCCACATATACACCGAGGACGGGTATGACACTTTTGACGCTGTTTATGGATGGTCCTTGCTCGACGGCGAGGTAGTTGACTATAGAAACTCTCTGGATAAAGCTTCTAGCCCAGACTCATTCATAAATTCAGTGACTGGTAAAAAGCAATTCTCTAAGTTCGAGTATGTCTCTGGACTAAGAGTTGTTATAGATCAGATGAATACAAATGCCAGCACCTTCGATCTCATAGAGCTTTCTCCAAGACTAGTGGCTGACATAACCGATAATGTCGAGAGCATTTCTGTAACAAAGAGTGCATCCGATCTGGGTAATGCAGGAATGCCAGTGGGGCAACTACTGGCCTCTGTTGGAAAGTTAGAGCTATTCGATCACGACCAAGCCTTTAATGAAAACAATGACAATAGCGTAATCGCAAAATACCTAGACCAGATTATAAAGTTCTATATTTACGAAGCAATCACTGTCCCATCAGGAGCAGTAACCCTAATACCAATTAAAACGATGTACTCAGCTGAAAAGCCTAGCGTGTCAGCTAAGTCAAGAAGCGTATCTGTAGACTTAAGAGACCTGATGTTCATGCTAGAAAATGTTTTAGCTCCAGAACTACTCTTGGTAGATGTGTCACTTAGCGTAGCTATATCTACGCTGTTAGACAGCATAGGCTTCACAAATTACAAGTTCTTGAGGATCGATGGAGAAACAGACCTAATTATCCCCTATTTCTTTGTGGCACCAGATCAGTCTACTTTGCAAGTTCTAGAAGACTTGGCTGTATCATCACAGTCTGCTATGTTCTTTGACGAAGAGAACAACCTTATTATCATGAGCAAGAACTACATGATGCCATCGATTACCGACCGTGAGACTAGCACTGTCTTATCTGGTAATAGAGATGCCAATAACTTCTCCAATATTGAGGCAATCTCTGCTCAGGATAACCATGTTTTTAATGACGGACAGATTTCGTATCGTGAGAGATATATCCAGAGATCATATGGATCAATCAAGCAATCGATGATGATAGATAGAGATAAGACCTGGATATACAAGCCTTCCCTCTTGTGGGAGGCATCAGGAAGCCTAAACACAAAAACTCAAAATGGCCAGGTAACGGAGTCATCAGCATACTCTCTATCTGCAATTCCACTCAATTCTGCTTTATCCGCTGCTGTTCCGACAGTCGTGAATGGCCAGGTGGTGAATAACATCATTGATTTCGGAGAAGGATCTTACTTCTTGTCAAGGTATGATGGTTACTTCTATGCAAACGGTGAAATTATTTACTACGATGCAGTAGAGTACAGCATTCCAAACACAGTAGGTAATGTTTGGATTCAGAGCACCCAGGAGTACTCGGACTATTTCCAGAATGTCAAGTTTGCAAAGAGCATCTTCCCTACTGGACGAGTCAGAATCTACGCAGAGCCATTCTATGAAATCATAGATGGCGTTACTAGTTTTAAGAATGGTCCAGTTAGGATTCATGGTCGTGGCCAGTTTGGCACTCCAGTTATGGCCCACGAATCTGGAATATCCGATCAGTGGTCTAGCCAAACAGTGAACCCTACAAAGGGCTGCAAGGTGCCGCTATCAGGAATTATAGGCTCTGATCCAGAAACTGCAACTGCTTCTAGCAAGGCCGCAATTCTTGGAGAAGCTGGCGTGGCGGACTCTGTCGTGGTTTCTGCAACTAGAAACGGAGTCATCAAGAATGCTATTGGAGGAGTATCAAGAAGCGAGGCAAGCATCTTGGCTCTAAAGTCTGCAGAGATTGGAACTGTTCAATCATCGGCTTTAGTATTCAATGGACCAGCATTTACATCAGATTTAACTGCAAGCGACTACATCTCTTATGTTCCTAAAAAATTAGAGAATTCATACTCTCACTTTGGAACAAGGCTAAGACTGGTCGGTAGATATGAAGATGGAAAAACTAAGGTACAAACACCAGCTGGCTCAATGGGCTACTATGATAGTGGAAGAATTGGTGGTGCATCCGCAGGCCTAGCAGTCCTTCTGAATTCCGCAAACAATAACGGATACTACTTTGAGATAATGGCACTAACAAACGGAGAGTCATCGGAGACAAGCTCCGAAGTCCTTAGCAACGTAATCTTCTATAAGATTAAGGGTAACTCTTCTAAGAATGCTGTACCAGTTAAGCTATGGTCTGGTCTAGCAAATATCCTGGTAGATTCAGGTGGATTTGTGGGGCAGTCTAGAGTATTCGGGGAAGAGAACCCAACAGTATACGACCTATCCGTAGAGTATCAAGACATCGGCACAAGCACTAGAAGATTCTATCTTTATATAAATAACAGGTGTGTGGCTATCGTTGATGATGGAGACAGGCTGCCAGTATATAACAATATGGCTCTTTTCATCCGAGGCACATCGAAGGCAATGTTTGAAAATGTGTTCGCAATTACAAAGAAGTACTCTCTGGACTCTAGAGCAACCCTAGGTACACCAATTAGCTCTGTATTTGGAGACAACGACGTAGATGTGTCCGAGTCGCTAAGAAAGTACTCCATGAGCGGTGCAGTTCAGAAAACATATCTATCCGACATAAGCTCGCAGAGTGGCTCTGGGTATGACATGTACTTTGAGGAATTCGGAACTATCATGAGAGAGGCTGCCTATTTTAATATAAAGTACGACAAGGCCTATCCAGCACTTTCTGCACAGATCTCTCCAACGTTCAATAAGATAAAGGGGTACACCGTTTCTGGTTTTATCCCTGGGGCTTATGGGGCAGAGTTTCTAATCTTTAATAATACTGATACTGTTATCAGTCTAGATGAAACTACAGGTAATTACCTAAGAATTCAGGGTGTAACTTTTACACAAAACTCAGACAAGGTTCTAACTCTAAATGATTTCTTTAATGAGAATAGCAATCTATCAGATGTAGATAGGTTAGACAAGAATCCTCTAGAGTCTCCAGTTCGAGCAAAGAAGCAATACTTCGACATATCATCTAGCAGATCTACATATGGAACTAATGCTTTTTCTATAGATGCAAAGTATATTCAAAATTCTGATGCAGCTAAGGAGCTTATGGGGTGGCTAATTGATAAAACCATAAAGCCTAGAAAATCAGTGGGTCTTAGCGTATTTGGAGGATCAATACTTCAGCTAGGTGACATTGTCCAAATATCAATGTCAGATTCATCTGGCATGGATTCATCAGTATCTTCAGATAAAAGATTCGTTGTATATAGCATAGAGTACAGCAGAAACTCCGAAGGTCCAGAAACAACAGTATTCGTAAGCGAGGTATTATAATGACAGAGGTTCCACTAGGACATGGGTGGTTTGTAGATACAAATACTGGCAAGAGTTATGAAAAAACTGGTGGCGGTTACTTTGCAGGAGAAGCAGCTGCCGCAGAAGAGATAGCAAATAGGCAAATTGCTGCAGCTGCAGCTGCCCCTGCATCTAACCCACCAGCTACAGAGACTAAGCCACAGGTAAAAGCAGCAACTCCAGACCTCATTCAGATAACTGAAGAGGGTATGTCAATAGAGGTAATTACCGACCTGCTATTTGAAGACATCGGAGGAACAGAGATTCTAAATATTGCCAGGCATGACCTAATCAATGGAGTTGATGTAAAGTATCAGCAAATATCTAACCTGTCCAAAATTCAAAGTACGTTTGGTGGGTCAAGCTTAATCAGTACACAGAACCCAATAGAACAAATATTCAATAGATTTGCAGTAAAAAGGTATCAGTACATACCCTCAGAAACTGCAGATCCATCTGGACTCAACAATCACCTGTATGTCGATTCTTCTGGAAACATCAACATAGAGCTAGATAATCTAGAAGAGAATATGCAAATTGAGATAGAGTTCAAGGCCGCAGACACTACTGATATAATATATTAAGGACATTATGATTACTAATAAAGGGCAAGCCCTACTAACAAAATACCTGATTGGTCAGGCACCAGCTTATGCCTCTTATATTGGTGTAGGCTGTGGGCCTACGCCATATGCGTCATCAGATATTCCAACATCGGCAGAAATATCTTCACAAAGACTTAAAGAAAATCTAGACTTTGAGATGTTCAGGGTTCCAATTACTTCTCGTGGATATGTAACAGAAGTTTCTGGAGCAGCCACAATTACTGGGGCATCTGTATCTGGATCATCGGTAACCTACACTGCTGCCAATAGCTTTGTTGCTGGAGACACTGTAACAATTACTGGTATCACACCATCTCAGTTCAATATTCACGAGGGAATTATCGTGTCAGCAAACTCAACTACTTTCACTATAACAAATCCTATTACTGGGGCATACACCTCTGGAGGTCTGGCCAAGACATACTACACCAACATAGTTCTGACCGCAGAGCTTCCAACAGAAGAAAGATACGAGATCTCAGAGCTTGGGCTATTCTCTGCTCAGGCTAATCCAGATGCTGGCTCAAGGGGCAGCAGAATAATCTATTCTTTTTCTCAGAGCGAGAACTGGCAGAATCATGGCACAAGTCTAGAAAAAATTCCTGTAGTGTATACACCGCTAGATGCTGGTAATGAAGCAAATCAAATAGATGGAACCTACTTCGTTGACGGAGTTCAGAAAGACTGCAAGGTTCTTCATACAAATGCAGATAACACGGTTTTCTCTAACTCTGCAAGAATCGCCAGATATGAGACTCCAAGATTTTTAAATAACTCTATTGCTATTCGTGGAAACCTATCAGATCTTGGGTACACAGCTGGAAGGCTTGTCTATAACTCTGGAGACCACATCCATTTAAACGGAGTATCCATTAGCCTAGATAAAAACTCTCCATCAGATGAACTAAGGCTTGCGTTCTCTGTAGCAAATAGAAGGGGTGCAGAAGATGAGCACCCATCTGCCGTAAGAATACTAATACAGTTCTCATCAGTAGACGCAATATCTGGAGGAGAGTCAGCCTCATTTGAGGTAAACCTGACAAGCTCTGACGTAGACTTTTCAGAAAACAGATACTTCGCAGTATCTAAGAAAATAAGCGAGCTAAAAACAACCTCAGCTTTTTCTTGGGCACGTGTTCAAAACGTTACCGTTCATGTCACTACCCTAGACTCTTCTGCTGCAGTTAGTGATAATTTCTATGTTCTTCTAGATGCACTTAGACTGGAGAATACCACAGTCGTAAGTCCGTTATATGGCATGTCTGGATACGCTATTGCCAAAACTACTGGAGCTGCAACAATTAAAAAACTTGCAAACACAACTAGCTACGTAGAGTTTAGGTTTGGAATGGACGTATAATGGCAAATAGAAAAATAACAATTAATAAGTTATCTTTGCCATTGGTGAACTCAGATAACAAGTACTATCTTCGATACAGAATTATTCAGGATAAGACAAGAGATTCTGACTGGTCTCAAGTGGCCGCATTAGATGGCAAAGCAGTCTCAACAGTTACTGGAGTTATTAGCTTCACGACTACAGCTGAATCGAAGGTTGTTACCATAACTTGGGACAAAGACAACAACTCCCCAACGTATGATATATTCATCGGATGGGACTCAGCTGGCTACGCATACGAAAAAAATGTTTCTTCTACAAGCCATAGCGTAATTGCTCCTGCTGGAGCGACTAGCGTTCAGGTTTTGGTTCAGATTGGATCAGCCCAAAAGATAGTGTCCTCAGTCCTGAAGGTCTTTGAGGGAACCAAGACCTTATAGTGGTATAATATACAGATGAGCAATATAGTTAGAATACCAAACCCAGGCCAGCCAATTGACGCAACCTACATGTTTGAGCTAGCCAATGCAATCAATAAGATTGCGACACAGCTATCGACATCCCCAACAGCACAGATCCTGACAGTAGATACCCCAACCGCTGGTAAGCAGTCTATTAAGACTTCAGAGGCTAGAGTTATTGGTGGCTACAAAGAAGTTCTTAGCAATAGCGTTTCTGCAGGTGCAGTTGTTTCTTGGACATATGATTTCCCAGCAGACTTTAAGTATCCACCTATTGCAACAGCAACACCAATTAGCGTTGCAGGGTCAGATTCTGGAAAGCTAGTTTCCGTTATGATAAAGACCATTGGTCAGAACAGTATAACTGGTACTGCAACTTTTGCAGGATCTGGAGATCTTACCGTCGGTATCAACATAATTCTTATTGGAATACCAAACTAAAAATGAAGCAGCACAGACTTGGGGCCATGAGCCGTGAGGACTATAACAATTCTCCGATTATTTCAGGCAACAAGAAGGTGTGGTTTCTTAACGGGGACCTGGTAAGAGTCCACCATCTAAATAAGTCAAATGGAATAATGTCTGTATATAACATTATCCAGGATAGAATTGAAAGCTGTCTTATTAGTGATTTTAAGAAGAATCGTGAACGTGCCTTTACTGTAGGTGAGACAGCCCAGCTAGTGAATCGTCACAAGAAGTACATGCCATCTCTGATGAGGAGAGAGGTTATCCCTAGACCAACTGGATCTCAGAAGGGTGGAGACACAGGCTGGCAAGTAAGAAGCTACTACTCCGAGTCCCAGGTATTTGAGATTCGTGATATACTTGCTTCTTACCACATTGGCAGACCGAGGTTTGATCGCCTAATAACCAATAGCATAACTCCCACGAGACAGGAGTTGACAAGGCGTATTGGCGATGGTATACTGACTTATACAAGAACAGAAGACGGACGCTTCATTCCGATATGGTCGGAATCAATTTAATAGAAAGTTATAGGGTATGAATAACGAAGAGACTAAAGTAAAGGTAGGATTGGGGTACACCCTCAACCTAGGCAATTTCCAATCACTCCGCATTGACCTGGAAGTACAGGATAACAAGCGTGAGGGAGAAACCACTAGCGAAGCCTTTGAGCGTGTCTATGCTTTTGTTGAAGCAAAGCTAACGGAAAAGGTAAGCGAAGCTAAGTCTGAAGTAGACTAATGGCTGAACGCAAAGACCGTATGGCTTTGCTAAGTAGGTACGCTAAGCTTCACAAGCAGCGTTTCGAAGAAAAGCCATTATTGAATTTAAATGTTGAGCAGTGGGCTTCTGATGCCCTAATAGAGTCGTACACTTTACAATTCTGCTACGATCTGCTAGAATATTATTTCGAAGCAGCAGAGACCCCTAGTTGGAAGTACTTTGCTAACTACGCAGACAAAATTATCGATGCACGAAAAGAATACAAACGAGACTTAGAGGAGAGAGCAGAGCGACGCAAGTTAGCTATGCAGTGGTTGAATGAATAATACAGAGGCAAAATTAATCTCGGCAGTCCTTAAGGACAAGCAGGTCCACGTTCTCCTTCAGGCTAACGTAGACAACCTGTTGCGTACTCACAACGATGTCTGGGAGTTTATTCGCAAGTACGTAGAGACCAACCAGACTGTCCCACCAGCTGACCTCGTAGTAGACAAGTTCCGTGACTTTACCCCAGTAGATGGTGTTGGTGCTACCAAGTATCACCTAGAAGAGCTTCAGTCAGAGTACATGACAGATAGCCTAAAGAATATTATTCGAGAGGCTGCTGCCGATGTTCAGGCAGATAAGGGCCTCGATGCCCTAGAGGCAATCATCTCTAAGACATCAGAGCTTAGAAAAAATACTGCTGCAATTCGAGACATCGATGCTACAGACCTGGACTCTGCAGTGGCCTACTTCGAGAACGTGAAGAAGCAGAATGAGCTAGGCATTTCTGGAATCAAGACTGGCCTCCCAGGCTTCGATAACTACCTTCCTGCTGGCATTATGCCAGGGCAGCTAGGAGTAATGCTTGCATATCCAGGTATTGGTAAGTCTTGGCTATCACTATACTTTGCAGTACAGGCATGGAGACAGGGCAAGTCGCCAATGGTTATCTCGCTTGAAATGAGTGAGACAGAAGTGCGTAACCGTGTGTTTACTATTATGGGCGATGGTCTTTGGTCACACCGAAAGATGAGTGCAGGTCTGATCGAGATTGATGACCTAAAGCACTGGCACGAGAAGAACCTTCAGGGCAAGCCAGAGTTCCACATTATTTCCAATGACTCTGGAGGAGATGTTACTCCTTCTGTTTTGCGTGGAAAGATTGACCAGTACAAGCCAGACTTCATTATCGTTGATTACCTACAGCTAATGTCTCCTAACCAAAAGGCAGACAACGAAACTGTTCGTATGAAGAACCTGTCTCGTGAGCTCAAGCTGATGGCTATTAGTGAAGAGATTCCTATCATTGCAATTTCATCTGCAACACCAGATGATGTTAATAAGCTAGACACTGTTCCTACACTTGGTCAAACTGCGTGGTCACGTCAGATTGCTTACGATGCTGACTGGGTCTTGGCTCTTGGCCGTGGAAACAACTCCGACATCATCGAGTGCGTATTCCGAAAGAACCGCAATGGTTTTATGGGAGAGTTCCTAGTGCAGGCAGACTTCGACAAGGGCTACTACAAGTACAAGGACTTTGAGCAGAACTAATGAGCGTATATACAGAAGAGCAAATCAAGAGGGTTCTTGCAGGTGCAGGGCAGACTATTCAGAATGAGGTCGATTCCGACTACATCATTTTTTGCCCATTCCACCCAAACAATAGAACACCTGCTGGAGAAGTGGACAAGAGAAGCGGAAAGTTTTTCTGCTTTTCCTGCCACCACATTGCAGATCTTGTAGAGCTAATCATGCATACAACTGGCAGGACCTACTTTGAATCAGTGCGTTTCATTAAGACAAAGGAGCAGGCATCACTACTTACAGCAGACGTAGAGAGACAGTTGTACGTAAAGCCAGACTATACTCTTTTTGATAAGGCTCTAATCGCTACACTCAACGAAAGTGCTCTGTCTTCTAGCAGGGCAATGGCCTACTACAGGGGCAGATCAATTACTGAGGACAGCGTCAAAACTTTTCAGCTGGGATACTCTCAGAAGCAAGACATGGTAACCATTCCAGTACATGCTCCAGACGGTATGCCAGTTGGCTTCGTGGGCCGCTCTGTCGAGGGCAAGGACTTTAAGAATACTCCAGGCTTGCCAAAGGGAAAGGTGCTTTTTAACTTACACAGAGTAAAAGCATCTAGTAAGGTTTTTGTGGTAGAATCGTCATTCGATGCAATTCGTTTAAGCCAGGCTGGCTTGCCAGCGGTAGCAACACTCGGGTCAAACGTATCAAACACACAAATAGAATTGCTTCACAAGTATTTCAACAATGTAGTAATATTGCCAGATAACGATGAAGCAGGAAACAATATGACAGATAGGGTTACCAAGAAGCTTGGTAGTCGTGTATCGGTTGTAAAGCTAGATAGTAAGTATAAAGATATTGGAGACATGTCCGATGAAGAGATAAAAACTCTCGATGAATCATTTGACAAGTCAATAGTATCCATGCTACAATAATAAAACAAACCAAACAAGGAGAAAAATGAGTGTAATTAGAGGGCTAAAAGATATCGGTGCAATTCTCGATAAGCCAAAGTATGAATCAACAGGAGCAAAGGTACGCTGGGTTAAGCTTGCAGACGGACAGTCAGCAAAGATCCGCTTCGTAGAAGAGCTAGACCAAGACTCAGCACACTACTCAGAGGCCCGTGGCCTATCTGTAGTAATCGCACAGCACACCAATCCAAAGGACTACAAGCGTATGGCTGCTTGTACCCAGGACTCAGAGGGCCGTTGCTTTGCTTGTGAGATGGCTCGCAAGGAGCCAAAGGCTGGCTGGCGTTCAAAGCTACGCTTCTACTGCAACGTGCTAGTAGATGATGGCCTAGAGTCTCCATATGTTGCTGTATGGTCACAGGGTGTCACCAAGCAGTCTGCATTCAACACCATCCGTGAGTATGCTCTAGAAACTGGAAGCATCTCAAACCTTCAGTGGAAGCTGAAGCGTAATGGTCAGGGAACCGAGACCAACTACACCTTGATCCCAACTGGCCCCGACGCAGAGCCATTCACCTGGGGTGACTACGAGTTCCACAACTTGGAGAAGGTAGTTCGTGAAGTTCCTTACTCAGAGCAGGAAGCATTCTACTTCGGCTTCGACGGACCAACTTCAATCACCTCTACCAATACTGACTGGTAGTCGATAAAGCTTTGGGGGTATCTGCAAAAGGTACCCCCATTCGCTTTACATGTCTTGACAACATGCAAAAAATATGTCATAATTTTTACACATTATTAAAATAACATTAAGGATAATATGAGTTACGCAGGGCTTCACGTTCACACGCACTACAGTTTGTTTGACGGAATCGCCACCCCACAGGAATATGTGGACCGTGCAGTACAGCTAGGCATGCCAGCTATTGCAATTACAGACCATGGATCTCTATCTGGTCACCGTGAAATGTACCGTGCCGCAAAGGAGGCTGGCATCAAGCCAATTCTGGGCATCGAGGGATACATCACGAAGGATCGCTTTGATCACACAGACAAGAAAGAGAAGAACGATCTTCTCGACCTAAACTACAACCACTTGATTATCTTGGCTAAGAATGCCAAGGGTCTTGAAAACCTAAACAAGCTTAATGAACTTGCCTGGACTGAGGGCTTCTACAAGAAGCCACGCATTGACTGGCAGATTCTAGAGCAGTACAAGGAAGGCCTAATCGTAACCTCTGGCTGCCTATCTGGATTCCTTGCAAAGGCTATCGAAGCAGATAACCTAGCTGTTGCTAAAGAGCACATCCAGTGGGCTAAGAAGACCTTTGGGGATGACTACTATATCGAGGTTATGCCACACAACCCAGCAGAGGTTAACAAGCTCCTCCTAGACCTAGCCGATGAATTCGGGGTAAAGCCAGTTGTAACACCAGACTGCCACCACTCAGACCCATCGCAGAAGGAAATCCAGGAGCTAAAGCTTATCCTAAACTCTTACTCTAACAAAGTAGAGAAGGAGTCAACCTACGAAGGCTCTCAGAAGCACGAAGGCCTCATGGAAAAGCTAGACTACCTGTACGGTGCAGACCGCCAAATGTCGTTCAACAAGTTCGAGATTCACTTGCTTTCAGATGAAGAGATGCACAACGCTATGAAGGCACAGGGCATTGATCGTGAAGACATGTACGAGTCAACCATTGAGATCGTTAATAAGATTGGTGACTATAAGATCAAGGACCACCAGGACCTACTTCCAGTACAGTACCAGAATCCAGACCAGGAACTTCGTGACCTTGCTATTGCAGGTCTAGAGAAGCGTGGCGTAAAGACTCAGGAATACCTAGACAGACTAGACGAAGAGCTTAAGGTAATTAGCGACAAGAACTTTGGACCTTACTTCCTAGTTGTACGCTCCATGATTACATGGGCTAAAAAAGAGGGAATCATGGTTGGACCAGGACGTGGTTCAGCAGCAGGTTCCTTGCTATGCTACGCCCTAGAGATTACAGACATTGACCCTATTGTTCACGGTCTACTATTCTTCCGCTTTATTAACCCAGAGCGTAATGACTTCCCAGATATCGATACAGATATCCAGGACTCACGTCGTGAAGAGGTCAAGGACTACCTGGTTCGTCAGTATAAGCACGTAGCGTCTATTGCTACATTCCTGCAGTTCCGTGGCAAGGGCATGGTGCGTGACATCGCACGTGTTCTAAACATTCCACTATCTGACGTAAACAAGGTTCTTAAGCTAGTTGACGATTGGGACGACTACTGTACCTCTAAGCAGACAGCATGGTTCCGTGAGAAGTATCCAGAGATTGAAACCTATGGAGACCTTCTACGTGGCCGTATTCGTGGTACTGGAATTCACGCTGCAGGTGTTGTAACATCTAAGCAGCCTATCTTTAAGTTTGCACCTCTAGAGACTCGAACCACTCCTGGCTCAAAGGACCGCATCCCAGTTGTTGCGGTAGACATGGAAGAAGCAGAGCGTATTGGTCTTATTAAGATCGATGCTTTGGGTCTAAAGACACTGTCTGTATTGCGAGACACGCTAGACATTATCGAAGAGCGTCACGGAAAAAAGATTAATCTTCTAGATGTTAAGACAGATGATGCCAATGTCTATAAAATGTTGTCAGAGGGATATACCAAGGGTGTGTTCCAGTGTGAAGCTACTCCATATACCAACTTGCTAGTCAAGATGGGTGTTAAGAACTTTGCTGAACTTGCTGCATCTAACGCACTAGTTCGCCCAGGTGCCGCCAACACTATTGGTAAAGACTACATTGCCCGTAAGCACGGTAAGCAGAACATTGCCTACCACCACCAGGTGATGAAGGCATTTACCGAGGAGACCTATGGATGTATTCTATACCAGGAGCAGGTCATGCAGGCCTGTACCGAACTTGGTGGAATGACCATGGCTGAAGCTGACAAGGTTCGTAAGATTATTGGTAAGAAGAAAGACGCACGTGAATTTGACGCATATCGTGATCAGTTCGTAAAGGGTGCATCCCGATTCCTATCCCCTAACGTCGCTGAAGAGCTCTGGACGGACTTTGAGGCCCATGCTGGATACTCTTTTAATAAGTCTCACGCTGTGGCTTACTCGACCCTCTCATACTGGACCGCTTGGCTCAAGTATAACTATCCACTAGAGTTCATGTACTCATTGCTAAAGAATGAAAAGGATAAGGATGCTAGAACAGAGTATCTAATCGAGGCAAAGCGTATGGGAATCTCTGTCAAGTTACCACACATCAACGACTCTGGAATCGACTTCCAGATCGAGGGTAAGGGTATTCGATTTGGCCTAACTGCTATCAAGTACATCTCAGACAACATTGCTGCTAAGTACATGGAGCACCGTCCATTCAACTCTTACAAGGAGCTAGAAGAATTCACCTTTGCTAAGGGTAGCGGAGTAAACTCTCGTGCCCTACAGGCTTTGCGTGTTATTGGTGGTGCAACTTTCCCAGATAATCCTAGGAACGACCAAGAGATTAAAGAGAACCTATACGAGTACCTGAACCTACCAGAATTCAACTTCTCGATTCCACAGCACTACTACGCATTCATCAATGACGTAGAAGAGTTCGAGGAAAAGGGTTCGTTCATCCTTATGGGCATGGTCAAGAGCATCAAGCGAGGTTCTGGTTGGAGCCGAGTGGAGATCCTAGATAAGACTGGTAGCGTGGGCATCTTTGACGAGGAGCAGACAACAATCGAGAGCGGAAAGACCTATCTTATTCTTGCTAGCGATAATAGAATTGTAGAGTCAATTCAGGTAGACGACATCGGAAAGGTAGACTCAGCTCTGACTAAGTATCTTAGTTACAAGACTTTGCCATACAAGGAGGATGAGTTGTTCGTGGTATCATTTAAGCCACGAGTGACAAAGGCTGGAAAGAAGATGGCCTCACTTACTTTGGCAGATACATCCCGAGAGCTGCACCCAGTTACAGTCTTCCCTACTGCTTTTCCAAAGGCATATATGAAGATTCAAGCTGGTAACGCCTATAAGTTTGATCTTGGTAAGACAAAGGATGGCACAGTCATCATGGAAGATGTGGCAAATGTTTAATAACGAAAATGGAGAAACTAGATAATGGTAATGACAGTAGAAGATGTGCTAGCTCAACTAAACCCGAAGCTACGCAAGAATATTACAACTGGTGACATGGTAGCTGAAACAGAGTTCCAGGCCCTGCCTAGCTATGGGCTAAACCGTGCACTAAACGGTGGACTACCATATGGCAGACAGGTTCTGATCTGGGGAAGCAAGTCTTCCGCAAAGTCTTCACTCTGCTTGCAGATGATTGGAGAGGCTCAGCAGGATGGCAAGGTTTGTGCTTGGATCGATGCAGAGATGTCATACGACAAGTCTTGGGCAGAAAAGCTTGGGGTAGACACCTCGAAGCTAATCGTATCTCAGGCACGAACCATCAACGAGATGGTGGATGTCGGGGTACAGCTAATGCATGCTGGAGTAGACCTAATTGTCGTAGACTCGATTACATCACTCCTACCTGCAATCTATTTCGAGAAAGACTCTGACGAACTTAAGCAGCTAGAGAACACCAAGCAGATTGGTGCAGAATCTAGAGACTTCAGTAACGCAACCAAGATGCTTAACTATGCCAACAACAAGGTTAAGCCAACTTTGCTAGTGTTTATTAGTCAGTCTAGAAATAACATTAATGCAATGTACACTCAGCAGCAGCCAACAGGCGGACAGTCTATCAAGTTCTACTCGTCTACCGTAATCAAGCTGTTCTCTTCTGAGTCTGACAACCAGGCAATTAAGGGTAAGATTCACGTGGGAGACAAGCTTATCGAGGAAAAGGTTGGTCGCAAGGTACGCTGGGAGGTTCAGTTCTCGAAGACTTCTCCTGCATTCCAGTCTGGGGAGTACGACTTCTACTTCCGAGGTGGCCTAATCGGCATAGACACCATCGGAGACCTAGTAGATACTGCAGAGATGATGGGCATTGTAGAGCGTACAGGAGCCTGGTACATCTTGCCAGATGGGTCTAAGGTCCAGGGTAGAGAAGCATTCGTTAACCGTGTAAGAGAAGATGTAGATCTTCAGGACTCAATTAAGGCTAAGATCAATGTCTAAGTATACAGTTTATAATGGTAAGTTCTTGTGCCACACTTGCAAAGATCTAGTGACCAGCCTAAGATCATATCCAGAAACAAAAGAGCTAACCTGGATGTGCAAGGAGAAGCACATGACCCGTATCGACCTAACAACCAAGAGAAGCAAAAAAGACTATGAGTGAGCGTGGAGAGGCTAGCAAGGTTGGTGCCAAGCAGCATAAGAATTCTGGTAGAAATACCAAGAAGGGCGACGCCACTTGGCACAACTTCACGGTTGACTTCAAGGAGTACCCAAAGGGGTTCACCGTAAATAAAGACAACTGGGCAAAGGCAGTAACCGATGCAATGAGAAACCACGCTGACCCAGCAATTTTCGTAGTGCTTGGAGAAGGAAACCAAAAGGTAAGGCTTGCTATAATAGAGGTGGGTATGCTAGAGCTATTGGTGGAGGGCCAAGTTGAAAATAGATAAAATAAGTAATGTACTTACTCAGGATCAGGTACAGAGGATTCTAGATAACATAAGCTATCAAATCTCAATTCGCCCAAAAACTGAGCTAGGCACGACATCAGCAGAGACTTCTGTAGAGGCAGACGTAAAGTTCTATCGTGATCAAGGCAGAATGGACCTGGAAGAAATTGTACTAGACGAAGATATCCAGGCCGTTTTTGACAGCATAGCTTCCAGGTATAATGCAGATCTAAAGCTAATCCCCAATGGAGTAATGTACGCCAGATATGATGGTTCTATTGGGGATAACCCTTTTCTAGGGCCACACTATGATGGCGGTGATTGTGATTTTATGCTAGATTATCAGCTAGAATCTAATACGGATTGGGCAATAGGCCAAAACGAAGTTGTTACAGACATGGTAGACAACGAAGCCCTGACCCTATATCCACTATCCAAGCTTCACTACCGTCCAAAGAAGACATTCTCCAAGAGCGATTTCGTTACGGCACTTTTCTTTAGATATACTGTTCGTAGCGGAAATGCCCCTGGTATCGAGAAGGATACGTCAGATGACCTAGACAGCATTGTCCAGGACATATACAGTAACTATTACTCTGGGCTATACTTAAAGTAAAGAAATACTCGTATACCTATTACAATTATCAGATTTTTATGCTAGAATTAGCTTGTTAAAAAAGATTAGGAAAAAATATGAACATAAACCCAATGACAGGTGCAATGCCACAGCCAGCAAAGATGCACGAGTATCTGACTGGCTTTGACAAGTACACACAAGAATTACCAATATATGTAGAGAAGCCATTCTCTGACGACCAGGTTGCTCAGCTTCGCTCAGTTATTGAAGCAAACAGAGCACTCATGAACACTGGAGAAGACTACGAGGCTGTTCCTGGAAAGCAGGAGCAGTACTACGGGGCATCAAGATACCACCCTAAGAAGATCGTTCACATGTCACGACTACTTATCGAGTTCGACTGTCCACCAGAAGTTCAGGCGGTAATGGATGATTACTGTAAGCCATTGCACAAGGACCCAGTGGTCCTGACACACTACAACTACATCGATTACAATATGGAGTATGGAGAAGGCAAGCATGCTCCTGCGTTACCACCACATCTAGATGCAGACGAGAACCTTGTAACATTTAACTATATGATCGGTGGAAACGTCGATGACTGGACACTCTGGGTAGATGACAAGCCATACGATCTGAAGCTTAACGATGCTGTAATCTTTAGTGCTGTTAACCAGGTACACTGGAGATCAAAGCGAAACTGGAAGCCAGGAGAGTTCGTAGAGATTGTAAGCTTCGACTATTGCCCTACCACTAACTATAGATGGACTGGCCAAATGAACCCAATCGATCCTATGCAGCGTCATCAGGAGAGAGCAATCTATCAAGAGGCAGTAAACAACCATCCAAAAATGCAAGAAGCATGGAGCCTCTACAACGCTGAAGGAATTAAGGACGGGATTCCTCAGCACGAGATTGCAGGTTTTGCAGATGCAGAATAGCGATACAACAGGCCAGCAGCCAACCACGTTAGACATGATTAATGGTCTTGCAGATATTGCAGACTACATGGATGACAAGGAGCTAACAGAAGCTCTAACCTTTATTGCTAAGATTATTATTAAACCAGACATTCCATTACAGGTTGCAACTATCGAGATCGTACGCCTGCAAGCAATTGCAGCAAAGATGTCTTTTAAGGCAACATGGATGGCAAACGTAGACAAGGGAGACAGAGCGAAGAAGAACTTATACTATACTGCTGCAGAATCAATCAATGCACTAGTATCAGCACTTAAGTACATTACTCGCTAAGGTTATATGATGGCTAAAAATTTACTAAGCCAGGTTATGCTAAAGAAGGTAGACAATAAGGTTGCCTCTTTTCTTAACACTGCAGAACTAATTGAAAAAATCAACAGCGGTTATACTATTAATCGTGTAGATAAGTTTCAGACAAAGAAAACTTTTGCACCATCAACGATTGCATTTTCTCACGGAGAATGTGCCCGTTATTGGTACATTGCTTTCAGCGGTGCAAACTTTACTGATAATGCAGATGCCTACGGCGGTGCCAACATGACAGCTGGTACCAAGTCGCACGAGCGTATTCAGGAAGCTATGGGAAATGTCCCAGGATTTCTGGTGGATTCAGAGTTTAAGATTACATCAGAAGACCCTCCAATCTTTGGTTACGGCGACGTAATCCTGAATTGGGAAGGAGAAGACCTTCTAGGCGAAATTAAAACAATGCCAAGCGAAGGCTTCGAATACAGAAAGAATGTCGGTAAGCCAAAGCTTGGACACCTAGTCCAGCTACTTATCTACATGAAGATTTTAGGCAAGTCAAGGGCTGTCCTTATATATGAGAATAAGAACAATCACGAACTATTGATTCTGCCTATTGAGGTAACTAAAGATAGTTACCTAGTTGCGTGGGTAAACCAGACATTTGAATGGATGAAGGATGTTCGAAAGGCTTGGGAAAATAAAACCTTGCCAGAGAAGGTCTATCGATCAAATTCAAAGATCTGCAAGACGTGTCCTGTTCAGGCTGCGTGTGCAGAGGCTGGTGCTGGAGTAATTAAACTCAAGTCCATGGAGCCTATAGATGAAGCATTGTCAATGGTGTGATAGTAACTTCTCACCAAGAACTTCGTACCAGATCTACTGTTCTGTACCTTGCAGAGACTCTGCAACTAAAGAAAAGATAGCACTGAGATACGAACAAACTCGTAGAGAGCGTAGAAAGAACAAGGACCGTCGCTGTAGGTTATGCGACGAGTCCTTGTCTATCTATAATGATGAAAAGACCTGTGAAAAGTGTGTCGTAGACCCCAAAGAGGTAGACAGGGTTCTTAGACAGGTCAAGGGGATTGCTAATGGCAAAACTAAACTCTCTGACCAATAAGCCTAGTAAGCTGCTGGCCATTGATGCCAGCACCAACAGCCTAGCCTTTGCCTTGTTTTACGGCAAAGAGCTTCAGTCGTTTGGAAAAATACTTTACTCTGGTGCCACAACCTACGACAAGGTACTAGACGCAGGCAGAAAGACCAAAGCCTTTCTAGATGTATATAAAGACATAGACGCCATAGTAATCGAGCATACGGTGTTTATGAACAGTCCAAAGACAGCTGCTGATCTTGCCCTTGTGCAGGGATCGCTACTGGGGGCAGCAGGCATGTGTGGTGTAGCTCAGGTAAAGGCAGTTGCACCAATCACCTGGCAAAACTTTATAAATAATAAGAAGTTTACTAAAGAGGAAAAACTGCAAATAAAGCAGCAGTACCCAGACAAGTCTGACTCTTGGCTAAAGACTCATGAAAGAAATTTGAGAAAGCAAAAAACCATTAACTATATAAACATTCAGTATGATAAGATAGTTAACGATAATGACGTTGCAGATGCAATTGGCATCGGACACTACGCAATAAATAATTGGGAAAGATTGACAAGCTAATGGCAAAACTGTATACTAGTGAAGCATGGTTAAAGAAGCGGTACTGGATCGACAAGAAGAGTCCAGAAGATATCGCTAAGGAATGCGGAACAAGCGTAGAAACTATCTACGTTTATCTTGCTAAATTTAGACTAAGAAGGTCAAAGAGATAATGCCAAAACTAACATATAGCCCATCCTACATTACCCCAGACGGCTTTGAGGTAAAGAAGGGTGACCTTATAAAGATTCATGGAGAGTATGGGGTACGGTTCAAGTTCCACTCCCTAACTGTAAACGAAGAGAGCAACTCTGAGTGGGTTGACTGCTTCGAGGTTTTCCGTGGTCAGGTCGGTGCCTTTAGATCATTCAGAACTAATAGGGTAAAGCGTATCCCTACAAGAGGAAAGAGAGCCAAGCGTGTCGTTTGAAGACTTAACAGTAGAACACCTTGACAGTGTAAATAAGGTAGTAGAAAAGTATCTGGCAGGTTCAGATGCTACCCAAATCTCCAAAGAGCTCTCTATGCCAAGACAGAAGGTTGTCGCCTACATCGACGAGTGGCGTGGCATGGCTGCAGACAATGCAGCTATCCGTGCTAGAGCTAAAGAGGCTCTCGTGGGTGCAGACACCCACTACTCAAAGCTAATTAGTAAAGCGTACGAGGTTATCGATGAAGCAACAACTGTGGCTAATCTGAATGCCAAGACTGCTGGCATCAAGCTTGTCATGGACCTAGAGAAGACCCGTATCGATATGCTTCAGAAGGCAGGGCTTCTAGAAAACAAAGAGCTTGCAGAAGAGATGATCGAGATTGAGCGTAAACAGGAAGTGCTTGTTAATATACTTAAGGATATAGCAACGGAGCACCCAGAGGTACGAGACAAGATTATGCGTCGCCTATCTGACGTAGCGAAAGAGCGAGAGGTAATCACAATTGTCAACAATGTTCAATGATTTTATCGATGCTCTAAAGTCCGATAACTTTGCAGAGATTCCTGTGGACGCAAAAACATTTGTCGAGGGTGAAGCCTATCTAGGCCAGCCACCGCTATCTCAGGTTCAGTACGACATCGTAGAGGCCATGAGCCAGATATATAAGTTAGAAGACCTAGTTGATTTGCTGGGAGAGGAAGAGGGCAGACGCTATTATAAAAAGTATACTAAGAATGAGATCATTCTTCAGCTTGGCAAGGGATCGGGTAAGGACTTTACTTCTACTGTTGCTTGCTCCTATATTGTATATAAACTATTATGTCTTAAAGACCCTGCTAGGTATTTTGGTAAACCAAGCGGGGATGCTATTGATATCATTAACGTTGCGATTAACGCTCAACAAGCAAAGAACGTTTTCTTTAAGGGATTCAAGTCAAAGATTGAAAGATCTCCGTGGTTTGCTGGGAAATTCAATGCCAAGGCGGAGAGTATTGAGTTTGACCATTCAATTACAGTCTATTCAGGACACTCTGAAAGAGAATCACATGAGGGCCTTAACCTTTTACTCGCAGTCCTTGATGAGATTTCTGGTTTTGCTCAGGAGATTGGAACAGGCAATGACCAGGGCAAGACTGCAGATAATATCTATAAAGCTTTCCGTGCGTCAGTAGATTCACGATTCCCAGACCTTGGTAAGGTTGCCCTACTATCTTTCCCCCGTTATCCTGGAGACTTTATTTCTACCAGATACGATGCAGTAATTGCAGAGAAAGAGGTTGTGACAAAGCATCACAAGTTTATTATGAATGAAGAGCTTCCAGAAGATTCTGCTGGAAACTCCCTAGAGATCGAGTGGGATGAGGATACTATCCTTTCCTATAAGTTCCCAGGAATGTTTGCCCTAAAGCGACCAACCTGGGTAGTAAATCCTACTCGTAAAATCGATGACTTCAAGCTTGCATTCTACACAGACATCGGAGATGCCATGCAGCGTTTTGCATGTGTCCCAACGTTTGCATCCGATGCTTTCTTTAAGCAGCAGGAAAAAGTTCGTGCATGCATGACCATCCGTAATCCTATCGACAGTTCAAAGAGATTTGATCCATCGTTTACTCCAGATCCAGACAAGAAGTATTTCGTACACGCTGACCTTGCCCAGAGACACGATAAGTGTGCTGTTGCAATTGCTCACGTAGAAAAGTGGGTATCTGTCCAGGTAATGAAGGACTATGAGCAAGTAGTGCCAATGGTAGTCGTAGATGCTGTAGTATATTGGGAGCCAAAGATTGAGGGCCCAGTAAATCTTTCAGAAGTTAAGCAGTGGATCCAGAACTTGCGTAGACAAGGGTTCGATGTTGGAATGGTCTCATTTGACCGCTGGCAATCATTTGATATCCAGAATGAGCTTAAGGCTGTTGGTATTAGAACGGAAACCGTCTCTGTGGCCAAGAAGCACTATGAAGACATGGCCATGCTAATGTACGAAGAAAGACTCGCCCTCCCTGCTATAGAGCTCCTATTCGAAGAGCTAACAGAGCTAAAGATCATGAAGGGTAATCGAGTAGACCACCCGAGAAAGTCTTCTAAGGACCTTGCAGACGCTGTCTGTGGAGCAATCTTCGGAGCCATAAGCCACACCCCAAAGAACAGCAACCTTGAAGTAGAGGTTCATACTTTTAGGGATAGGCCAAAGCAAGCACTTGACACCGACCATGGCAATGTGATAAAATATAAGCCTATGCCCAAAGATGTGCAAGATTATCTACAAAGATTTGATTTAATTTAATCAAATAAACAATATAGAAAAGGAAAATAAAAATATGACTTCACTAAAGAAGCCTCTAATCGCTATTGCAACTGCAGTAGTCCTTGCTACAACTGCTCTAGTAGCAGCTCCTGCTCTTGCAGTCGGTGCAACCTATGCACTAACTGTTGCAGGATCAGCACCAGCAACTGCTGGCACTACCGAAGCTGCTGCAATCGCACTTCCAGTTCCTGCAGATAACTCTGTAGACACTGCAGACACTCTAGACTTCGCCCTAACCAGCATCACAGCTGGCGAGGCAGTCACCGTAGTAGCCACCGATGCAACTCTGATCGCTGCTGGAACCACTGGTACAATTACTGCATCTACTGGTGTAGCCCGTCTGGACATTGCTACTGGTACTGGTACCACGGCAGCTTTCAAGGTATATACCAAGACTACTAAGGTAGGCAAGGTTGTTGTTACCGTAGGTGCTGCTAACCCAGTAACTTACTACGTAAAGGGTACTGCTGGTGCACTAAATGCCATCACCCTATCAGCACCAACTGCTGCTCTAGGAACTACTGCTAAGGTGACCGCTACTGGTACTGACGTATTCGGCAATGCTGTTTCTGGTGCAACTGTTGCCCTTCAGGTAATCAACGCTAAGGGAACCAACACCTACTCAGTAACCACTGCAGCTGACGGAACAGCCGTCAAGGACCTAACTGGTCTATCAGTAGACACCTATGACCTAATCGCAACTGCTACCGTAGCTGCTCAGGTTACTGGTCTTACTACTCCTGCTGGTTTTGTTCGTGGAACCCTAAAGGTGGTAGACCTAGCTGGTCTAGTTGCAACCAAGGATGCAGAGCTTGCTGTTGCAACCGCAACCATTGCTGACCTAAAGTTGCAGATTGCTGCACTAAAGGCTGCAGAGATCAAGAAGTACAACACTCTTGCTGCTAAGTGGAACAAGAAGTTCCCAAAGGCTAAGGTTGTTCTTCGCAAGTAATTAAGATATACTTGATTGGGGAAGGCTAAAAACCTTCCCCTTTCTTGTCTTCAAATGTAAAAAATGGAGTTAGAATAGATGTCTATCCAAATCGTATACTTCTCAAATTACTCAGAAAATACCAAGAGATTTGTAGAAAAGATAACAGGTTCAGCTGTTAGAATCCCCATCAAGGGGGACAGCCCAAGGGCTAGCAGGGAATATATTCTTTGCGTTCCAACCTACGGTGGTGGTAGTATTAAGTCTGCCATACCAAGACAGGTTAAAGAGTTTTTAAATGTCCCTGAGAATAGGGATCTCCTTCGTGGAGTTATAGGTTTAGGCAACACAAATTTTGGAGAAGACTACTGCAAGGCTGCAGAGTTAATCTCACAAAAAACTGGGGTACCAGTAATAGCCAAAGTGGAAATCTTTGGTACAGACGACGATGTAAATAAAGTAAAAGAAAGGCTAGGTCTGCTATATGGATAACTACAGTTATCACGAACTAAACGCAATGCTCAATCTCTATGGGGCAGATGGCAAGATTCAATTTGAGAAAGACAGAGAAGCAGCAAGAGCATACTTTTTAGATCACGTAAATCTAAATACCGTATTCTTCCACAGCCTAGAGGAAAAGCTTACATATCTTGTAGAAAAGGAATACTACGACGACACAATTCTGAAGCAATACTCAGAAGAGTTTATCAAGAGTTTGTTTAAGCAGACATATGGATACAAGTTCCGCTTTCCAACCTTTGTTGGAGCTTACAAGTTCTACACATCATACGCACTAAAAACTTTTGATGGCGAACGATACCTCGAACGTTTTGAAGACCGTGTCGCCATGAACGCTCTGATGCTTGCACGTGGAGATGAAGAGCTTGCTAAGAACCTTGTAGATGAGATCATCTCTGGTCGTTTCCAGCCAGCAACTCCTACCTTCCTAAACGCAGGTAAGAAGCAGCGTGGAGAATTTGTTTCATGCTTCCTGCTACGTATTGAAGACAACATGGAATCAATCTCAAGAGCAGTAAACTCTTCACTCCAGCTTTCAAAGCGTGGTGGAGGCGTTGCCCTAAACATGACCAACATACGTGAATCAGGTGCACCAATCAAGAAGATCGAAGGCCAGTCATCTGGAATTATCCCAGTGATGAAGTTGCTAGAAGATGCATTCTCATACGCCAATCAGCTTGGTTCACGCCAGGGTGCAGGGGCAGTTTATCTAAATGCCCACCACCCAGACATCATGAAGTTCCTAGACACGAAAAGAGAAAACGCAGATGAAAAGGTTCGTATTAAGACTCTCAGCCTGGGCATTGTTGTTCCAGACATTACTCTAGAGCTGGCAAAAAATAATGATGATATGTACCTCTTCTCGCCATATGACATCGAGAAGGTTTATGGGGTACCAATGTCTGATATCTCTGTCACAGAGAAATACCAGGAAATGGTTGATGATGCACGTATCAAGAAGTCTAAGATTAAGGCACGTGAGTTCTTCCAGGCCATCGCAGAACTACAGTTTGAGTCAGGGTACCCATACATTGTATATGAAGACACCGTAAACAACGTCAATCCCATTGATGGACGTATCAACATGTCTAACTTGTGTTCAGAAATCCTCCAGGTTAACACTCCTACTACATATAACGCTGATCTATCATATGACAATATCGGTAAAGATATCTCATGTAATCTGGGATCATTAAACATTGCTAAGGCTATGGAGTCTCCAGACTTTGCCAAAACCATCGATACTGCAATCCGTGCATTAACATCGGTTGCCGATATGTCATACATCGAGTCTGTCATGTCAATTGCCGAGGGCAATAGAAAGTCACGAGCCATCGGCCTTGGCCAGATGAACCTGCATGGTTACTTTGGTAAGGAGCGTATGCACTATGGAGACGAGGAGTCCATTGACTTTACCAACATTTACTTCTATACCGTATTGTTCTATGCACTTCTAGCCTCTAACAAGTTGGCAATAGAGACAGGTGAACCATTTGATGGCTTCGAAAAGTCTAAGTATGCAGATGGGACATTCTTCGTGAAGTACATTGCAAATGAATGGAAGCCAAAGACAGCTAAGGTAGCAGCTATTTTTGCTAATTCTAATGTATCCATTCCTACGCAGGAAGACTGGCAGGAATTAGCACAGAATATAATGATGTATGGTATCTACAACCAGAACCTCCAGGCTGTTCCACCAACTGGATCTATCAGCTATATCAATAATTCAACATCATCTATTCACCCTATTGCATCGAAGATTGAGATTCGTAAAGAAGGAAAGCTTGGTCGTGTTTACTACCCAGCACCTTACCTGACAAATGACAATCTAGAGTACTTCCAGGATGCCTATGAGATTGGTCCTGAAAAGATTATTGATGTGTACGCAGCTGCAACTCAGCACGTTGACCAGGGTCTATCGCTGACCCTGTTCTTCAAGGATACAGCTACAACTAGAGATGTCAACAAGGCACAGATCTACGCTTGGAAGCAGGGTATCAAGACTATTTACTATATCCGCATTCGTCAGATGGCCCTAGATGGTACAGATGTTGAAGAGTGCGTATCATGCATGCTATAAGGAGAGAAATGATTACAAGACCGATTAACTGGAACAAGATCGAAGACACTATCGACCTGGATGTCTGGAATAGACTGACAGCAAACTTCTGGCTACCCGAGAAGGTCCCACTATCTAATGATATTCCTGCATGGGCAACGCTAAGAGACGAGGAAAAGCTTCTCACTATGCGTGTGTTTACTGGACTAACCATGCTCGATACAATCCAGGGTACAGTGGGTGCAATGTCACTAATGCCAGATGCACGTACACAACACGAAGAAGCAGTAATAACTAACATTGCCTTTATGGAATCTGTACACGCAAAGTCATACTCAAGTGTGTTCTCGACTCTTACATCTACACAAGAGATCGAGGATGCCTTTAGATGGTCAGAGGATAACCCATACCTTCAGAAGAAGGCACAGATTGTTCTTGAGCGTTACTACGGAGATGACCCAGAGAAGCGTAAGATTGCCTCTACTCTGCTCGAGTCATTCCTGTTCTACTCAGGTTTCTACTGGCCGATGTATCTATCAAGCCGTGCTAAGCTAACCAACACTGCTGATTTAGTTAGACTTATCATTCGTGATGAAGCGGTACATGGTTACTACATTGGTTATAAGATGCAGCAGGCATATAATGAGTCCTCAGAAGAGCGTCAGGAAGAACTTAAGGCATACGCCTATGACCTACTGATGGAGCTTTACGAGAATGAGGTTAAGTATACTGCAGATCTATATGACGGCCTTGGCCTAACTGAGGATGTCAAGAAGTTCTTGCACTACAATGCGAACAAGGCACTAATGAACCTAGGATTTGATGCGTTGTTCCCTAAAGAGGTTTGTGATGTTAACCCTGCAATCCTCTCATCTCTGTCACCGAACGCAGACGAAAACCACGACTTCTTTAGTGGGTCTGGTTCATCATATGTTATTGGAAAGCAAGAATCAACAGAGGACGAAGACTGGGACTTCTAGGTCATAAAGCAGCGGAGGCATCCTACGGGGTGCCTCTTTTGCTGTTTAAACGATGATATAATTATCTTGTTAGTCATACCCCACTAACAAGGAGATCATCATCAAAACCCCAAGACTGTTAGCAGCAATTTCTATGGCATTCCTGCCATTGTTTTTTGCTATGCCAGCTATGGCAGAAGACGTACCTGCAGAACCAGTTGTGGTTGTGGTTACAACTCCTGGAGGAGATGACTCATCCTACCAAGTACCCCTGACGACTACCGTAACCTTCGATGGTGTTGTCTATGATCAGGTATTTGCTACAACTAACTCGGTAATTACTTTTGGTAGACCAGACGGAACTTACTGGGCATATCCAGCTACCCCATCAATTAGCCTTTACTCAATGGACTGGGTTGTATTCCCCTGGGCACGTCCAGACGAGCACCTGACCATCTCGGCATCTGATGGTGGCTTTCAGGTAGATATTTCTGCTAGACCTATCTGGCTACAGCAAGCCACAGAGCCAACAAATATCAATATCGTTGCTGCCATTAATACAGATGGAACAGTGTCAATATCTTATTCTTTAACTGGTCCAACCTACGAAGGTCAGACAAGAACTGGTGTTCGTCTTACAAATGGAGATGTAGTTACCCTAGAAGAGTATGGAGTCGTCCGTGTTGAGGAGCCGCCAGTACTTGAGCCAGAGCCAGTAGTTCCTACACCTACCCCATCACCAGAATCTACAGATGTTCCAGTAGATCCAACACCAACACCAACTCCAACTATTGATCCTACACCAACCCCTATTCCAGAGCCTACAGTAGAGCCTACCCAGGAGCCAACCCCAGAGCCTATTCCAAGACCAGTTGTTCCAGAGGGGGCAACAATTATATCAGAAGGTTCAAGCATTGAGGTGGTTGCTCCAGCAGGACAGAGAATTGTTAGCATAATGGCCTGGTATGGAGACCCAGATAATGCCACCCGAGGCATTGACGTATCCTCTACATTGACACAGCTCGCTTCTGGGCAGACGTCAGTAACCATAGAGTCTTCCAATATGTATGGAGATCCAGCAGGAGGAACTGTAAAGGTGCTAATATTCCTGCCAACGTATGAGCAGATCCCAACCCCAGAACCAACTCCTACCCCAGAGCCAACACCTACAGTGCCACCAGTGGTAGTTTCAGAGCCAACACCTACGCCTGCTCCAACACCAGAACCTCGGCCTGCTCCTCAGCCTGCACCAGAACCAGCCCCTGCACCAAGCCCAGAGCCTGCTCCTCCAGTTGTAGAGCCAGAACCACCTGTTGCAGAACCAGAGCCTCCAGTCGTAACCCCAGAACCGCCAGTAGTAGAACCAGAACCACCTGTTGTAGAGCCAGAGCCACAACCAAAGCCTCCTGCAGAGCCAGAGCCCCAGCCTGAGCCAGCACCAGAGCCTCCTGCAGAAGAATCGGCGGTAGCGGAGATTTCAAGTCTGGTAGAAACTGCACCAGAAGATCTAACAGACGCACAAATAGAACAGCTTGTAGAAGCAGCTATGGTTGTATTCGAAACAGCAGAGCAGGGCTCACCAGCCTATGAGCAAGCACTTGAAGCTCTGGTAGTAGCAGCAGAGGCAGACGATGCTGAGCTACCATCTGAGCTTGCAGCAATCCCACTACTTGGAGATGTTGCTGGAGCAGCCCTAGAAGTCTTTAATAATCTTGGTAACGTCGGTGCCGATATGGCACCTGCAGTCCGTGAGGAAGCAGAGAAGACAGTTATCGCATCCGTTATCGCAACTGGAGCAGCAGTGAATGCTGTTGCAGCAGCAGCTACGGCAGCATCTGGATCAGCAGGAGGGGCCTCATCTGGAGGATCTTCAGGTGGGTCAGGATCAACAAGGAGAAAAGAATAATATGAAGAAATTCTTAAATGATATTCTAGGCCAGGCATGGACCCTATTGGGTATGTTTGTAGCCTGGGTGGTCCTCGAAGGGTCTGCAAAGACTATCGTGGGCTATTGCATCTTGGGAACGCTAGGCCTATGGGCGGTGACGTATCCCCTGAGAAAGGACGGTGAATAATAATATGTATAAATATTATTTGACACTACAAGAAACAAATAGAAAGCTTGATAATTCAGCAGTGAGGTACCAAGCCAAGTAAAAGCAACAAACCATTTAGATTTAACCCCAAGTAGAAAGGAATCAAAAATGGATGAATTAGAAACTGGTGTAGCAGGAGGACTTGCTACTATCAAAAACGTAATCTGGAGAATCCTGGCTGTATTTGCAGCTTCAGGTCTATCAGTTCTAGGTGCAGGTGCCGTAGTTGGCGTTCAGCTTCTAGATGCTGTCTTTATGGCAGGTATCCTTGGTGTGGCCACGGTAGTTGAGAAGCTAGCTAGAGCCTTCCTCGAGGATGGAAAGCTGACTCTGGATGAGATTAATGCTGCCTTTGCTAAGGTAGATAAGAACTCGGAGCAGTAAACAAAGCCCTTAGTCCCAACCAACCCCCGAAGACCCCTTCTTTTTAGTGTATACTGTATGGAAACACTATAAAGGAGGGGTTTTTTAAAATAATGCTTGACATCCACGTTTGAAGAGGGTAGAATATATACATGAGCACAGATGAAAAAAATGTAAGACAAGAAGTCTGGGAATGGCTTCAGGTGGGCATAGATAAGGGCTGGGTTACCGAGCCTTTCTGCTACACACATGACGGAGATCCGTACATGTCCGAAGAAGAAGAAAAAGAATGGGAAGACGGCGGAGACCCGTGTGCCCCAGTAATCAAAATTCTAGCATAGAAAATAAGGGTATGAAAAAACTAATCATTGTACTATCAGCACTAGCACTATCAGCCACAGTTGTTCCAGCACAAGCAGAGACAAAATCTTTGGCAATTATCGATTCCTACTTTGACAACGCAACTGTCTGCGTAGCCACAGCTGGATGCAACATCACACTGGCCTCTAAGCCAGCACTAATTTCTAACCCAGCAAACCATGGCAATGGAATGGTAGAGGTTGCAAAGCGACAGAATCCATCCCTGAGCATCGTTACAGTTCGCTCAGCTAACACTACGGCTAAGGCCACTAATGAGATGACTACTGGAGACTTTATCCGTGCACTTGATTGGGTGAACAACAATTCATCTAGCATTGGTGCCGTGTCAATCTCTAGGGCTTTTAATGGAAACAAGGCTTGCTCTCCTAATACAGCAGGAACAGTAGAGTTCGGTGGTGCCGTAAAGGCAGACCTAAAGATCAAGGAACTGATTGCATCACTATCTGCCAAGGGTATCCCAGTCTTTGCTGCAACTGGAAACAAGTTTAACGGTCCAGTAGACTACCCAGCATGTTTGCCACAGACTAACTCAGTTGGAGTAGGATCTTTGAACAAGGTAGGGGCACCAGTGAGTGCATATTCATTTAATGCAGATACAGACTACTTTGCATCAGCATCAGTCTATTCATTTAAGTCACCATTGTTTGGACTGATTCCAAACACGACATCAGCAGGTAACGTTGCCGTTGCTGCAAAGTATCTTACAGGAACGCTTGACAACAAGTTTGTAAATGTGATACCATAGTATCAAAGGAAGTCCATCCTTAAACGGACGATTGGGACATAGCTCAGCTGGCAGAGCGTTCGACTGTTAATCGAAATGTCGCAGGTTCGATCCCTGCTGTCCCAGCTAATGGTTCCACTTGCACCACTCCTGGGTATGGGATAAAAGCAAGTAATGCGGACGTTGCATAATGGTAGTGCCTCATCCTTCCAAGTTGAAGGTGCCAGTTCGATTCTGGTCGTCCGCTCTATAGGCTAATCACCTATACGCATGAGGAAGTCGTTAAATTTCTCGGTTCTAAGTGACTTTATACTTAGCGTGTAGGTAATCTCACGATATAGGTTCGGGGCTGGTCACCTGTCTTATGGAACGACTCAGGGATATAGATCTGATTAATCTGATATCCCCCCTGGCTTCATAGCTCAATTGGTTAGAGCACCGCCCTGTCACGGCGGAGGTTGACGGTTCAAGTCCGTTTGGAGTCGCCATCAGAGTTTGCTACTCTGGGAAGGCTGATAGACCTTTTAAAACGTCTATCCGTATATCTGGAGATCGTTAAGTATCAGGTGTCGCCACTACGGACCTTTGTAGAGGCAGTTGTTAGTGCTGGTCTCACTAACCAGCGGACAGAGGAAGTCGCTTTCCTTGTGTCCGCACATGCCGCCTTAGCTCATCTGGTAGAGCGACGCACTTGTAATGCGTAGGTGGTCGGTTCGAGTCCGACAGGTGGCTCCAAGCATTAAGGAAGTGTGTCATGAACCAAGCGGTATTCACGTCATTTGACGAAAACTACTCTGACTATGCATTGGTAATGGTCAAGACATTTTGTGAAAATTATCACGGAGACCCTATAGATCTTTATTGCCTAGTCCCAGAAGACATCCAGCAGCTGCAGCAGGAATACATTGAAAAGTGTGGGAACCCAAATAATGTTGTCATTCGTTTCGTAACTCTAGAGAAGCAGAAGCAGATTCAGGATAGGTTCTCTGACGATGATGTGTCTATATCCTACATTACGCTACAATGCTTTCATCGAATATTTATTGCAGACTCGTTTCCAGATCTAGATGTTGCTATCTATATAGATCCAGATACAATCATTCTTAGAGATGTTCAGTCGCTGATAGATTATCCATTAGCCTCTGTCATAGCTGCAAGATCGGAGAGCATAGATGACCACAAGATTTCTGTAGTTGGTGTGGACGGCATTTACTTTAACAATGGGGTATATAAGACAGACTTAAATTTCTGGAGGTCAGAGCAGTTGGCAGATAAAATGCTCGATAGGCTTACTACTCATGGGATAACCCTGTATCCAGAACAAGACCTAATGAATATCTTCCTAGCAGGCCACGTAGCAGAGCTGCCAATCAACTTTAACTTTTCATCTTGGCTAAGCACTATTGGATTTTTTAGTCACACGGTACCAAACCCAATGATTCTGCACTTTGCAGGACCAGACAAGCCATGGAAAAACCATAGCCTGGAAAAGAATTGGACAGCTATCTGGAGAAGCAAATACGAAGAAATTTTTGGGGATAAGGCAGAGCATATCAAGGACTTTGAAAATCTTTACACATACGACATGGGGGACAAGTAATGGATAAGCCAGACATAACCACTAAAGAGGTAGGAAACTTTGGTATATGGTACGACACTATTGATCCAAACTTTACAGAGATATCTAGGATGTCAAATATTCCCCACCACTGGTTATCTTTTCAGGAAGTCCTTGCAGGTCCATATTCCGAATCAGTAATTAAACCAATAAACAAATATGTTCAAAGACTGGTTCCTCCGCCAACCCTAGTCAGTATATCAGATGGCCAGATACGCCTCCGCCAGGGTAACCATGCAGAATTTTTTCTTTTGGAAAGCAGTGACGGAACCTTCACCCATAGAGATAGACCATGGCAGAGACAATACTATAACACTAGCCAGGACGGTATCGTAGCTCCAGACAATACCTTTGAGACAGCATTTAAGTTCTATGTTCCATGGATTTTAGATGAGAACGTTCATGTAAAGATAGAGCAGGTCGATGGAAGTCCATTTACAATCTTGCCTACGGAGTTTAACTACTACAAAGTTCCCGAGCAGATCCAAAACATAGAGCCAAAGTTTGTCACTTTTTTCTTTAATCGTGTTGGCACCCACATGGTGTCCGACACCTTTGGGAAGATACCAAGACAGTCCCCAATGTTTGACATGGTTTTTTCTGCAAATGGTATACTTATAGATAAAGTTAGGAATTTTTATGAAGAAGCAGAACGTAATTAAGTTTTATCCACTAAACGATAAGACAGCAGAGTTTTCCCCAGAGCCTAAGCCAGGGTCTAGGGCCTTACCAGAGTGGTACAAGCAGCAGCCAGGAAGCGTAGATAATGGAGAGCTTCTTGCACAGTTCGGTCAGCCTGCCAGCACGGTAAAGAAGTGCTTGCCAATATTTGACGTTATCACAGCTGGATATATCATAGTTGCCCCACTAGACATCTACATTGACGCAACCGATCCAGATAAGCTTAGTTATCAGATTCCAGCTGCAATGACTTTGTTTAAGGGGGATATCTTTGCAACTCACGATAGAAAGCAGTATGCAAACATGCCTATGGAGTCTGACCTATACCACCAAGACTTGCTGAGGATAATGCCATTTTGGATTGCATCAACTCCCCCAGGATTTAGTGCTCTGTTCCTAGACCCACTACACAAGGACCCAACTCCGCTGACAGCACTGCCAGGACTAATCGACACCGATGGCTACCCATCAGATGGGCATCTATCGTTTAAGGTTCAGAAGGGATTCAAGGGCGTAATCAAGCAGGGCACACCTCTAGTCCAGGTTATTCCATTTAGAAGAGAAGACTGGAAGATGGAAGTCGTCGATGCATCAGAGTCTGAGTCATTCCTAAAGAGGCACAGAATGAATCTTAGAAGCACTTTTAATAATGGTTACAAGAATAAGTTTAGATCTCCCAAGGAATATAAGTGAGCAATGAGCCACTCAAAATTAAATTTATTCCTCCGCACCAGCAGAGAGAAGATGGTTCTGGACCCAACTTTCCACCAGAGCCAGCAGTAAGGCATGTCCCAGAATGGTATCGTGCTCTCGCAAGATTCGATAAATCTAATAACGACATCACTCTTAATCCTAAAAACAACATAGGCACCGATGGTGCCCAGGTATCTACAAAGATGTGCATGCCATACTTTGATGCCCTTACTGCAGGGTATAACTATTGCCTAGAGGATGACCTTTACGTCGATATGGATGAAGATGGCCACCCAATAATGTCCTGGGGTGGAGATGTTATGCTAGTGGATACTAGACCAATCTTTGACGTACCTTTGCCAGATAACTGCCACCCAATACATTACGGTTGGAGAATGAACTGGTTCTACGAGACCCCACCAGGGTATTCTGTTCTTATAACCCACCCGATGAATAGACATGATCTCCCGTTCTATACCCTATCTGGAATAGTGGAGTCTGACATTTGGGGGCTGCCAGTGTTTACGGCCTTTTTTCTTAAGAGAAATTTTCGTGGAATAATCCCAAAAGGAACTCCAATCTTTCAGATTATTCCGTTTAAGAGAGACAACTGGGAGCTAGAGGTTGATGATAGCCAAGAGGCTATTGACGAACACTGGTTCCGTGCAGAGAATAGACGGTCAATGCTTTATGGGTACTATAAGAAAATTGCCTGGAGAAAAAAGATTTTTGGAATTTTTGGGAAAAGGGAAAAAGAGGTAAACCACGATGACTAATCTTCCTATAGCAATCATAGTCGTGGGCTATAAGGATAAGGGCATCCTAGATTTTGTAAAGCACCTAAAGAGCGTTACTAGTTCTAAAAATATGGTGCTTGTCACCGATCAGCACCCACTAAAACACAAAGACGAGTTCTCGTCAGTAGATATGTGTAGCTATGATCACGTTATCTGGGACTCAATAGATGGCCCAGCCAAGCATAGGTCAGAGAAGATATCTGATGCCGTATCATACGCAGATTATATCTGTATAGTTAGTCCAGACATATCCCTAAAGTATGGCTGGGACCTAGAATTGATCCATAAGATAGGCTCTGAACGCATAGTTCTATCTGGATCTGGAAGTATTTCTGTATCTAACAAGGATATATTCTCGTTGTCACCCACATATACAGAATCTGAAGAATACAATACTACACAGTTTATAGATAGAAATTTCATATTTACAAAATCAGATGCATTTTCAAAAATAGTCTTGCCAGACTTTCTTAAATATGACGGCGAGAATGAGTACCTGTCTCTAGCCATGCTATCAGCAGGATATGATATCGTCTCCGTACCATCTGAAATCTATTCAGATTCACACATACGGTCCGTAGAGAATACCTACCATACCTTCTCGACAGAACACAACTACAACATCGTAGTGGATCTACTCAGCGGACTGGGGCTGACCGACTACGGAGTATCAGAAGAGGCACTATCAAAATTCTTAGACTTTCATGGCCTAGAGCTGGCTCCAGTTAAGAGGCTTCCTTACTCGACAAATGATGTTATCTATGATCCATACAAGCTAAAGATGCATGGAGTCGATGCTCGCAGGTTCATTGCTGGCACAAAAGCAGTTTACTGATATAATATTATTATGCATAGAATAACCGTGATCGATAACTTTATTAGTCCAGAGGATGCAGCCATCCTAATGGAAGAGCAGGACAGGCCATCTGAGAGAAATCCCTATCCAGAATATTATGCCAAAAGATTTGGTGGTACAGCCTTCCCTTATAATCAGCGTGTCATGGACATCCTGATAAAGTATGGACTGCTTTCAAACGATGTTCACAAAAAGGCTAATGGGTTTGTTAATCCAATATTTGTGTTTAAGAGCTTTGGCTCGGTATGGAAGCCAGTCAGCAAGGCTGGACTACACCTAGATGCCCAGGACCCAGAACCGTTTATTGAGTTCAGCACAATCATATACTTGAATAGCCCAGACGAATACGAGGGTGGGGTAATATATTTCCCAAACCAGGATTATGAATATAAACCGAGACAATACTCTGCTGTTTTCTTTCCGTCAGCAGGCTCGGAATATATCCACGGAATAACATCAGTTACCAGTGGTACTAGAAGAACTGCTCTCTATATGCATACCAGTATCCCAGAGCATGCAGATCCAGATTTCCACTCGGCCGAGGAAACTGCAGTTTGGCAAGCTCAGACCCACCCAAACAACAAGAAGTAGCCTAGATATGAATCACGAAATTCTTGATCTTGGCTTGGTGTACTATCGTGAAGTAATAGATAGTCCACAAACAATAATTGATTTAATCGAAGATGTTGATAGGCGGTTTAGGGCCAGTGAGCACGGAGCCAACGACACCATTGTGGCAGACTGGAAGCCTTGGACATACGATCACCTATTCTTTAATTATCAAAAGTTTTTCCCAGAGGCAGAGAATGTTCCAGCAAACGACTACTATGCAAAAGAGATGATAGAGATTGCAAATGCTCTATACCCGTCCCTGAATAAGGCATTTGATCACTACTCAAAGGTTGTCTATCCCTTCGCAGGAAGAAGTGTTAAGGCTAGAGAGTACAGCATCCATCTACTAAAATATGGAGTCGGTGGCCATCTCCCAGCTCACTCCGATCAGGGTATAAGTACTAGAGTTCTATCCTCAGTCATGTATCTGAACGATGACTACGAGGGTGGAGAGATCGAGTTTATAAATTCTGGGGTAAGGATTAAGCCGCAGGCTGGTAGCGTAATATTTTTTCCATCAAACTTCTTATATGTTCACGAGGTACATCCAATAACTGATGGCTTTAGGTATTCGATGCCGCATTGGTATCACAATAGAAAAGATTTTATTGCATCAGACGGTACCGAGTAACATCGGTTTAAAGTCTTTATAGACACTTCTCCACAGATCCGCATAGATAGAGGCTGACTCGTCAGCCCAAGGCTTCTGATAGCCAGCAAAATGAACAATCAATGGGTCATCATATTCCTTAGCCATTAGCTTATTATTTCCAATTATCCAGTCAAAGAAGTTAAAAGAGAATGGAAGTGGAGATAGGTGCTTAGCCAGAATGGCGTTTAGAGAGTCTTGTTCTGCAAATTGAGTGTCTGGGTTATGTGTGATCCACTCGACTAGCTTATCTTCTATGCTGTTAGATCTCCAAAACTCTAAATCAGCTATAAATACACCAGAGTTAAAGCACGGGACATCAGAATTATTAAATAAACGCTTGCTGTTATTGACAGTCTCCATTACCGCAAAGAATGTACCAGACCCAGAATAATCAAGTAGTGGCGAAATATCTCTAAGTATAATTGTATCTGGGTCTATGTATATTGCAAAATCATATTCTGGGAAAAGTGAACCAATGAATATTCTTTGATAAGCATTGGGTGTAACGTGCTGAACCCCTCTGGCATACCCATCTTTGTCTAGCTTCAGAAACTTCTCAGATATCATAAACTTAATGCGTAGATTACCCTGAGCCACAGACATTCTATAGTCATCTTCTAGATCCATGATTGATTCTGGAACTAGGCAGACGACATCTAGTGGGGCATCCCCATGGTAGTTCATACCCAATGACTTGATGGCTACACGAGAATACCCCATGTAGTTGCTGTCGAATGAGGTAACTACTACTTTTTTCATACATCTATAATATCATGGTATGGTTTTGGTAAAAATTACTTTACTATTACCCCCCATTCTGATATAATTAAGCTAATATATAAAAGTAGGAGGCCACAATGGCAAAAGCACAATTCCCAATAGACGGAAAGCTTGGAAAGGACTTTAAGGCAACTAGCCTTATGGGTATGCGTATCCACCCAGTCACCAAGCAGAAGAAGCACCACAATGGTACCGACATCTGGTCACCACATGAGCCATGCTGGATCGAGGCACCTTACGATGCAACAGTCCTAGAGGCAAAGAAGTCAACCTCCCCAGGCGGAGGGTTTGGAAACTATGTAATTCTTCTGCACAAGATTAATGGCAAGTTCTATACTACGCTTTATGCTCACATGCAGGATGGTTCGATAAAGGTTAAGAAGGGCCAGAAGATTACTGCTGGCACCCCACTTGGAAAGATGGGTACTACTGGCATGTCTACTGGCAAGCACCTACACTGGGAGCTTCGTCTAGGCAAGGTCCACACTTGGGACGCAAACGGAAAGTTCTACATCGAGCCAATCGCATTCTTCAAGGCACTTATTGCACAAGAGAAGATTATTGCAACCGCAGCAGACGTAGCAACAGATGACGATCCGATTGCAGAAGCACCAGAGCACAATGAAGCACAGGCAGCCAAGGTTGATGCAGTACTTGCAGAGAAGAAGGCAGTCGCAAAGCTTGTAAAGCCAGTCCTATCTGGTGAGCTAACCATTGGTTCAACTGGTGATGCTGTGAAGTATCTTCAGGGCAAGCTTGGAGTTTCGGTAACTGGTGAATTTGATGAGGCAACTAAGCTTGCAGCAATTACATTCCAAAAGAAGCACAAGGAAATTACTAAGCCAGACGGCGTAGTGGGTCCACTATCTTGGAAGCTCTTGGGATAATGTCAGACTCTAAGAAGAAAACTTTTCTAAAAACAATTAGCTGGGAGACGTTTCACCTTGTGGGTGTAGCAGGAGTAATCTACCTGTTTACTGGCGAATGGGAGTATGCAACCTGGGGAGCTCTTCTCTATATTGCATGGGAAGCTGTCGGATATTTTGTTCACGAGCGATTGTGGACAAAGTTTGGAAAGAAAGTTAAGTAATGGCAACATATGAATATCAGTGCTTGGCATGTGAGACTAAGTTGTCTGTAACTAGAAGCATATCTGATCCAGACCCTGGCTATTTCTGCGAGTCTTGTGGTAATAGGCTAAATAGGGTATACTCAATGAGTAACCCTGTTTTCAAGGGTAGTGGATTCTATAGAACGGATAAGTAGTGTCAGAGACAGTGGAGTGGGTACTCACTGCCAACGATCGTTGCGATAGTTGTGGAGCACAAGCGTATGTCCAGGTAACAGGAGTTACTGGAGACCTTGTGTTCTGCAACCATCACTATAACAAGATCATGGACAGTACCACGGGGTATGAAAAGATGATGAACTTTGCCTACAACATTCTTAACGAGAGAGAAAGACTTGTAGAGAATAGGTTAATAGGAAGCGACAGATGATTATACAGATAATAGGACTACCAGGTAGTGGAAAGACCACCTTGGCTAAAGCTCTAAAGGAACGCACTAACGCTATCCACCTAAATGCAGACGAGGTACGTGCAGATATAAACTCTGACCTTGGATTTTCAGAGGCGGAAAGAGAAGAGCAGTCACGCAGACTGGGAGCAATGGCAAGGTTGTTGTCTAACCAGGGCTACGATGTGATTGTTGATTTTGTATGTCCTACTGCAGACACCAGAACTGTTTTTGGTAGACCAGATATCCTTATTTGGATGAACACCATTAAGCAGGGAAGATTCCTAGATACAAACAAGTTGTGGCAAGATCCAGAGAATGCAGACTACGTGTTCGAAGAGCAGATATCCGTAGATGACATGGCCTCTACAATCATAGAAGAGTTTGCACTTTTTGACTGGTCTGCACCAACGACACTAATGCTTGGAAGATACCAGCCATGGCACGAGGGCCACCAGATGCTCCGTGACCACGCTGCAGAACGAACAGATCAGATTCTAATTGGGGTTAGAAACACTTATAACACTTCCGAAAAAGATCCATTGCCATACGACATGGTTGAAAAGCTTATTTATGATAAAAATTCTGGATATGTAAATCTTATTAAGAGGCTTCCAAACATTACTAATATAGTTTACGGTCGTGATGTGGGGTACAAGATCGAGCAGATCGACTTGCCTGCTGAAATACAGGCCATCTCAGCTACTCAAAAACGTAAGGAGATGGGCATATGAAAGAAACAAATAAAAGATCAATAGTCAAGGCGTTAACTTATAGATTTTGGCAAAGTCTAAACACATTCTTGATTTCTTTGGTTGTTACTGGTAAACTAGATATGGCTGCTGCTATTGTTAGTATTGAAGTTGTAGTAAAGATAGTTATTTACTTCTTCCATGAACGCATCTGGAGCAAAATTAAATGGGGTTTAAAAAATGTTTGAGTATTATGTAAAAGAAGTAACCAACGTAGTAGATGGAGATACCATTGACGTTGTAATCGATCTAGGGTTTGACATTAGCTTTAGTTCACGTGTTCGCCTGGCTGGTATTGATACCCCAGAGTCACGCACAACTGACAAGGCTGAGAAGGCCCTAGGCCTAGAGTCCAAGGAATATCTTAAGAAGGCCATCAAAGCTGCCAAGACTGTCGTAATCAAGACTGAGAAGATGGATTCCTCGGAGAAGTACGGTCGCATTCTTGGCTGGGTATATCTAGATGGATCTGGAAACTCTATCAATAACGAAATGATTGAGAAGGGCTACGCCTGGGGATACCTGGGTGACACCAAGGTAAAAGATTTTGATGCCCTAGCAAAGCAACGTGCACTCCATAAGTAGTATAATATATTTATGGAATACGTTATAGGAGCAACGCTCACACTAATTACTGTTGCAGTCTGTAACATATTGCTTAGAAAAAATGTTTCTAGGTCTATAAAGGTAAACGTAAACTCTAGCCAGTCTAGAACATACCAGCTAATGAGACCATTAGTCTTCTTCGAAGACCTGCTTTCTTCTAAGCTAGAGCCGAGGATGCCAACACAAAGCAGTAGGCACCACGATAAGGTTCACGTCAAGGTTATCATTTCAGATACCGAAGCGTATTGGATTGCTAATAGTAAATTCTACGTTGCCGAGGTAAAAGACGAGATGATAGTTCAGGAAACAACCCGAGAGGTTGACACGATGGCCATGGATGATGTACAATTGAAAAAGATTATAGATATCGTAGACATGTTAGGAGAAGAAAATGATCGTGGTAGTTCAGGGAACAAAGAGATTCGATGACTATTCAGTCTTCTTAACTGGCATGAGGTCTGCCCTAATTAATCTAACAGACAATGATAAGTCATTCACAGTATTTAGTGCAGGACCAGCAAACATCAATGCTATGGCAATGGAGTTTGTGAATGTTACAGAGAGAAGCCTAAAGGCAAGAGGGATCAAGTCAAAGCTTGTCAAGGTTCCACCTAGCTGGATTGAAAATAATGTTGATGACATAGATCTGTTTGCATACTATGCATTGCCTAAAGAGCCAATTCCAGAGATGGTTACATCTGTAAGTAACAAAGGTGTAAACGTTCAGTTTTACAGATTTTAAATACTGACATAGAGGTATTTAAAAGTCCCGTAGATATTCGGGACACAAATAAACAAAATATAAGGAGAAGAGACGATGAAAATCATTACGTCTCTAGAGCAAATGGACAAAATTGTCCGATCAGAAAAGTCTTTGCGTTGGAATGGCTGGGATGTAGAACATACAACCCCCAACCCAACTGCCTGGAGTAAGCCAAACGGTGTTTTTGTCAGGGGCAGATGGTATGTGAAAGAAACATTTCCTATCACTGAGTCTGGGTGGGAGATCCCTGGCAAGTTTGTGAGGTAGCTCATGGACATATCCAGAGATAAGTGGAAAGACGATGCCAAGTGCATTAAGTTTGACACAAATCTATTCTTCGATACATATGAAGAAGACCCAGAAATCAGAGCCGATGTAGATGAGATGTGCTTTGGCTGCCCCGTAGCAAGAAAATGTTTTGCTATCGGTGTTTCTCAGAAATCCTGGGGAGTATGGGGTGGCATATACTTGGAGGATGGCGAAATATCTAAAGAGTTTAACAGACACAAGACAAAGGCTCAGTGGGGTAACACTTGGCAAAAGCTAACCAATGATAGATAGGATGATTGATGTATACAGACGCAATGAAAGTAGCATTCCATTCTATTCCAGCACCTAAAAACTTTGGAGTTCGCCTAGAAGACAATGACACGTTCCTAACCATTAGGGCAAAAGAAGACGTATTTATGAGACTATACGATGACGAAAAGCGTCAGGCTGTGGAGTACATGATTCGACTGAAGAAGGCCCTAGAGGATAACGGAGCCATTGTGCTCATCGTTCGAGAAGGTGGCAAAGAAGAATGATAAATTGGATAGATATTCTAGCCTTGATTCCGATGCTTGGATTAATATTTGTGGCATATCAGTATCTAGTCATAAAGAGACAAAACACGAATCTGGCAAAGATGTTTATGCAGTCTGAAGTAGACAAGAATCTACTTGGACAGCAGATCTTACAGATCAGAGAAGACAAGAGGCTGCTAGAGTCTGATGAGTTCATGATGTTTTTAAACAATAGCCGTCAGGCAGCGTTTGACTACATCGAGGATGCACAGGCTGGAATTAAAAAGTTCGACGAGGATGTTCGTCTAATTCTTTTAGAAGAAAACTCATCTGCAGCCACGCTGGTAAAGATTCTAGAAGCTAATAAGCAGCTTCAAAAGCTATTGCCAGATAGTATAAATAAACAATAAGGAGAAATAAATGAATAAGCAACTAAAAGCAGCATCAGCATCGTACGCAAGATCAGTTCTTGCTGCAGCATCTGCCCTATACCTAGCTGGGGTAACTGACCCAGGACAGCTACTAAACGCACTAATCGCAGGTATCCTACCAGTAGCACTACGTGCATTAAACAAGAACGATCCAGCATTCGGTATAATCGAGAAGCTTGCACAGCCACACCTGGCAAAGCTATCGGATGGTGAGCCTGTAATCTCTAAGGAATATCTGGAGAAGAACAGGGAAGCCATCGAGAAGCTCGCTTCTGAATACCAGAAGGCTAGCAAGGCTCAGGCAGCTAAGGCAGCTGCTAAGCCAACCACTAAGCCAACACCGAAGAAGAAGTAATTCTCTTAGTATAGATAGGGGGGCCGCAGATGCGGTCCCTCTTTTCTTATGCTAGTATACTATCCTATTGTCCCAGGCATAGCTCCAGGAGATTCTACCAAGGTCGCTAGACGAAGTATCTGGCCTCTTGCTGAAGTCCTTAAAGTTCGCTACGTGAGCCCCATCGTAATGATACTCTAGGGTGGTCTTGCCAGACTTGAGATCATCTATTGTGGTAAATGAACTGCCCATCTCCCCAATCCCGATCCTCTCCGTAGCCTGAGTGAACACCCTGCCCATCTGAGCAGTGCCACCTATGTATGCTGGGTCCTTGCCATACTCTCTAGCGTTATATATGTTAGATAAGTTTATTATGCACTCTAGAATTTCTGGTTGTCTCGGCAGAGAATATATAACAGCATTCTGGATAATGCTTTTGTATTTAAATATCTTTTTTAGGGCATTGTCTCTAAATACGATGATGTCTTTTTCTAAAGCTATCTTATCTATAAATCTAATTCCCAGGTCAGAGTAGATGCCTCCATGAACATACAGGATGCACAGCCTGGCAAGGTCTGCCTTGTAAGCGTATGGCTTAACTGCATTGTAGGCCGTAAGGACAGATGGCCCAAAGTTGCTACTAATCAGATCCTTTATCATTCGGTCATCCCATATTCGGATATCCACACCCTGGGTGCTGGCAAAGGCCCCGATCTCATCTGAATATGTATCTAGATAAACATCTCGCATGGTTCCAAGGTATATAAGATGTCCTAGATTCATGACTAAAGTATATCATAATGGTGATATACTAATACTGTCCCCCACATGGGCCTACGCTTAGGATGGATTAGTTACCTATTTATAAGACCGTGGCCATCGTGCTTGAATTGCCCGTGTGGGGGCTTTATGGTATACTTTTCATATGGAACAATTACTTATTCAGCTCAAGCAGCTACTGGCAGACAACATTGCCCTTGCATTTAAGGCACAGGGATACCACTGGAACGTAGAGAGCGACGATTTCCCACAGTTGCACGAATTCTTCGGAAAAATATATGAAAACTTTGGTGGTGCAACAGACGGCTATGCAGAGTGGATGCGTATGCTTAAGGTCTACGCACCATATCGCCTAGTTGACTTCTTTGACCAGACAACCGTAGGTGAGCCATATATTATCGGGGAGCCAGAGCCAATGCTCGCTGACCTATACACATCAATTGAAAAGCACATTGCAGATCTTGTCGTCGCAGGAAAGCTAGCTAACACATCTAGCGAATTCGGACTAGCAAACTTCTTTGCCGAGCGTCAGACAGCTTCTCAGAAGCTTTGCTGGCAACTACGTGCATCTATCGAGATAGAGGAACCAGACACCAATGAATAATGATTTAATCACAAAGCAATCACCTTGCTGGGACGGATACGTTCAGCGTGGCATGAAGCCAGGAGAAGGTGGGGCCATGGTTCCTAACTGCGTTCCTGCAGAAAAGGCAGACGACCTATTCGAAGACTCAGACGATGTCGAATACGATACAGACTCTATGGCAAAGGCCGAAGGCTATTCTCCTCCAGCTGGTGCAAGAGCAGCAGCACGTAGAGCTATCAAGTTTAAGGAAGATGGCAAGGCTAATGGGGCTGGAACATCTGTAGGCTGGACTCGTGCAGGGCAGCTGGCAAGAGGGGAGACCATCTCTCTTAGTACTGTTAAGCGTATGTACTCATACTTCTCACGCCACGAGGTAGACAAGAAGGGCAAGGACTGGGGAAACTCTGCTAACCCATCTAATGGATACATCATGTGGCTTGCCTGGGGTGGAGATGCAGGGTACTCTTGGTCACGTAAGATAGCCCAGAAGGCTTCGGACAAGGCCCTATTCTCTGACTTCGGCAAAGATTACACAAAGTCTTCTAAGATAGTTTAGGTAGCTATAGTATGGGTCAGCCCACTATATTCATAACCATACCAGCATACGAGGATCCTCAGCTCCTGGAGACCATAGAGGGGGCACTGGACAATGCCTTATATCCAGAAAGACTATTCTTTTGTATTGGTATGCAATACAGAGTTCTGCCAGATATATCTAAATACCTAAGTAATCCAAATTTCAAATTTTTATTTTATGATGTAGATACTAGACCAGGTGTGTACCAGATCAGAAAAGAGATGGCAGACGAGCACAGCGGCCAGGACTATTTTATGATGATCGACTCACACATGACATTTGTCAAGTATTGGGACTCTATGTTGGTAAATGACTATAAAAATTTGGTGGCAACTCACGGAGAAAAGACCGTGATGTCTAAGCCAGTGACACACAAGATAGGCTTGACCCTAAACAATGGGCATATAAACGATTATCCATGTTGGGAGATAAATCGCAATGTCAGCCCTAAAGAGATCAATAGGTTTTTAATTCCAGCAGTTCGCAACATCCCATGGAATGGTGATAGATTTATAAAGATATACTACGCCTGTAGCCATTTCTTTTTTACTAGCAAAAAGTTTCTAGAGGACCTTGGATTTTTCTCAGGTATAAGATTCTATTGCGAGGAACTAATAACTAGCGTCCTAATTTACATATCTGGTTGGGACATATACATGAATCCATCTCATATATTAGTTGGCCACGATGATAAAAAAACCATGAGAAGCCTATACAATAGAGATAGCTACTCTCTGGCCGATGGCAAGACCTTTACGGCAATAGAAGATGACGGGGGTACCAAGTTGGAGATTGCAAGGTTTGTGCTAACTGGAAAGTCTAAGCTCATAGATGTGAACGCTAGCAGATCAGTAGAAGATTATTACACGGTGTCTGGCCTAGCTGACGTATATCGTGAGCTAAAGGTCGAAAATCTAATATTAGATTAAGTCGTGCTCTCTTAGGTATGTTCTGGCTTTATGGCAGTTCGAGCAAACGACATCGCACTTTCTGACCTCTTTCCAGGCAGCGTCTCTACCAAACTTCTTTAGGACCCTGTATACTATGTCAACCTTCTTGACACCTGGACGATGATCAAACTCTAGGATGTAGTGGGGGTACTTAACCTTACAGTCAAGGCAGCCCATCTTTTCCTTATGCGTCTGAAACTCAAGAAAGCTTGTCATCTATTAAATTATAACATTATTGGTTGTATAATTATTGTATGGATTTGAACATTGAAAACATTGACGATATCGAGATGCGTTCTCGACAGCTATTGCAAAAGATAGATGATGTTACAGCAGACCTTTATAGCCTGGGTGGCCTAGAGGAGCGTCTTGTGTTTATGTCTAACCTTCGTAGCCTTATCGCAGAAAAAGATCTTATCGGTGATCAGTTGGCTGTAGATGTTTTAAATTGGGCTTGGCAAAGACTTGCGGAATCAGACTGAGTCTGCTAGAATAGTATAGCTAATAATCGGCCCCATCGTTTAGAGGCCTAGGACACCGCCCTTTCACGGCGGCAGCACGGGTTCGAATCCCGTTGGGGTCACTCATAGAGAGAAGATCGGTATGATACTAGTCACAGGTGGTGCAGGATTTATTGGATCCCATCTGGTCGATAAGCTAATCAGTGATGGCTTCACCGTGCGAGTAATTGATAACGAGTCTGCCACAGAGAATGATGCCTTCTACTGGAACCCAGAGGCAGACAACCACAAGCTAGACGTGGCTAACTATGAAGCAACTAGGCATCTCTATGATGGAATAGAGGTTGTCTACCATCTGGCAGCAATCTCCAGAATACAGCCAGCAATTGCCAGCCCACATTCTGTAGTAGAAACAAACATTGTTGGTACAGAAAATGTCCTTCGCTGTTCCGCAGAGGCAGGGGTGCAAAGGTTTGTATTCTCATCATCCTCATCTATTTATGGTAATAACGATATTCCAAATGTGGAATCTCAGAATGCAGACTGCCTAAACGCATACTCATCAAGCAAGCTCTCTGGCGAGCTCATGTGCAATGCAATGCATGGTGTATCTGGAATGGAAACAATCTCTCTTAGATTTTTTAATGTTTATGGTGAGCGTCAGCCGTTACGAGGTAAGTACGCAACAGTAATTGGCCTATTCCTTCTCCAGGCCAAAAGAAATTTGCCGCTTACCATAGTGGGTGACGGGCATCAGACAAGAAGCTTTACTCATGTCTCGGATGTTGTAGATGCATGCTACAGAGCAGGATTCTCTGTTCCCTGGGATGGGGCATTCGGGGATACCTATAACGTAGGCTATGAAACCTCGTACTCCATAAATGATGTTGCCAAAATGATATCAGATAACACTGCCAGCATCCCAGAAAGAATAGGGGAAGCTAGGCACACACTATCTGACTCCTCTAAGTTTAAGGATGTCTTTGGGTGGAAGCCAAATGTATCTCTAGAGGATTGGGTAGCCCAGAATGTCTAACATGCTAATTATTGGCAAAGGAAAAGTAGGCCAGGCAACAGCAAGAAGCTTACCCTCAGCGACCATAGACTTTCACGATCCATACATGGGTATGGTAATCGATGACCCAAGTAGCTATAGCCATGTGATTATCTGTGTAGATACTCTTCAGCAAGGGCCGAGAGATTACAGAGATCTGGACTCTGTCCTAGAATATCTAAGCTCCTACAAGAACCTTGTGATAGTCAGAAGCACTATCGATCCAGATAAGGCCAGGGAGCTGGGCCACCTCTTTGGAGATAACCTAATTATTTTCCCAGAGTTCATGGACCATCATGACTTTAAAAATCAGCGTGACCCAGCCTCTAGGATTGTGCTAGGGGGAGCCATCAGCATGACTAATGCCTTCTTCGAATTGCTGGGAGATCTCGGGTATCCATGGATTAGAGACACGTTCTTCGTATCTCATGAAGAAGCATCAATAATAAAACTATCATCTAACGCAGCATTAGCCACTAAGGTAATCATGTTTAATGCAATATACGAGATCTGCAATAATTATGGAGTACCCTACGATGAGGTCAGGAAGGCTATAGGTGCTGATTCTAGAATTGGTCTTGGACATACCCTGGTGCCAAGTCCAGATGATGGCCAGCTAGGGTTTGGTGGCCATTGCTTGCCAAAAGACATAAAGGCAATAGCAGACATTGACAGCCTTGGATTCTTTAGTTTCGTAAACAATTTAAATAAAAGGCTTGGCAGATCCTAAATTGTATGCTACAATATATCCATGGAGATAACTATGAAGTCAAACCAGCATCCGCATCAGCGATATAGCTTGGCCTACTCGTGGCAACAGCATGCCAGCCTCCAGAGCATTCGCTCACTATAAATCAAACAATCTATAACTTAATAAACATATAATCCTCACTGGTGTAGTGGTAGCACAACAGCTTCCAAACCTGTTGGTCTGAGTTCGATTCTTAGGTGGGGGGCGTAAACCAATATAGCTCAACGGAAGAGCATTTGCCTACGAAGCAAAGGGTTAAAGGTTCGAATCCTTTTATTGGTACTGATAACTAAATATAGAAATGCAAGGAAGTGCGTCGCAGTTGGAGAGGCGAGGCGGTCTGTAAAACCGTTGGGTGCACCTAAGTCAGTTCGAATCTGACCACTTCCACTGTGTACGTAGTTCAATGGTAGAACGCTTGGTTGTGGTCCAAGGAATGGGGGTTCAATTCCCCTCGTGCACCCCAGCTCTTCTAGCCCAATGGCAGAGGCAACGGCTTCAAAACCCGTTTAGTGTAAGTTCGAATCTTACGAGGAGCACAAGTTACATAGTATAGTAGGCAGTACGCCATAGTCTATAAACTGTATGCAGCAGATGGCTAGGGGAAGCATGGGTTCGAGTCCCATTGTAACTAGGTAAGGTAATGATCTGCCTTACCGATCTACTCCTATGGTGTAATTGGCAACACTACGGTTTTTGGTACCGTCATTTTTGGTTCGAGTCCAGATAGGAGTGCTTTGTTACACAATTGTAATACAAATAAAAATATTCTATTAAACAAATCTGTATAATAGATCTACAACTATAGAGGAGATAATATGACAACGGTTTATACTAAGCCAGCATGCGTCCAATGTGACCAGACAAAGAAGCTATTGGATAAGAACGGGGTAGAGTACACAACCATTGATATCTCTAAGGACCAGGAAGCATTCGACAAGATTGTTGCCATGGGATTCATGTCAGCACCAGTAGTTATTTCTGGAAATGATAGCTGGGCAGGGTTCCAGCCAGATAAAATTAATTCAATAACTGCTTGACAACTAGCCTCCACCTAAGTATAATAGATATACAAAAGGTATGAGAGGACCCGATGCACGAAGATATCCTAGGCGTAGTGTTTGGCATTGACCACATTATTGCAGAGTTCTTTTGGAATGCCATATTCGCAATAGCAGTATTTGCATTTTCAAAAGCCAAGGCTAAGCGTAGCCTACACAAATACATTGATGATAAGCACGGTGTAACACACCAGAAGGATGAGTACTAATATGAGCATTAGACCACTAGAAGATAAGGTAGTCCTAGAGCTGCCAAAGGCAGAAGAAAAGACAACTCAGTTTGGCCTTATCATTGCAGGAACAGCAGATGAGAAGCCACAGGAGGCAATTGTAGTGGCTGTAGGTCCAGGAGCCAAGTTTGCAGACGGTAGTACCATGGAAATGGCAGTAGAGCCAGGAGATAAGGTTATCTTTTCTAAGTACCAGGGTACAGAGGTAGAACACGAAGGCAAGAAGTATCTAATCGTTGCCTACCGAGACATCTTTGCAGTGATTGGATAGTATAATGGGAAGAATTCCAGACATCAACTACGCAGATGAATATGAGCGTGGTTATGAGGCTGCACTACACGCACTGCATGATGAATTTGAAAAGGAATACTTTAAGATTGCCGATGAAGATCCGTACTATGCGTACTACATCAAGCATGTTCTAAATGTTATTCGTAAAAAGATTAATCCACTTATCGCCATCGATGAGTAGGCATAGAGCAACCAGCCACTGGTCCTACCTGTGGGGCATTCTTGATTACCCTATTCCAGTTTATAAGCATTGGCTTCTGAATAGCTGGAACTACTTTACAAAACCAAAGATATCTGCTAAGGTAGCAGAGTACACAAAAAGACTTAGGAGACTCCATGACAGAGCCAATTGAGGGCCAGCTAAAAGGCATAGGACTTCGTTTAGACCCACAAGAGATACTAATCGCACCGCATGAAGAAGGTGGTCTCAAGTGGGGCTATACGATTATTGATAAGACCCACATTCCTACCATGTATATGGGTGGTGAGTGGAAGAATGTTGTCCCAGAGGGTGTCTGGCTGCAAATGCTAGACAACTGGGATGCCATTGCCAAGACTGCAAAAGAAGTTTTGGCAGAATATCCAGAGTATCTAGAGTATCCAGAATTGAAGGCACTTGTAAATGACTAATATTAAAGTTCTAGACGAAGGGTACGTAAGACTAGTAGACACTTTGGGTGACGATCTTTCAGTAGTAAATGCTGCTAGAGTATCTTACGATAAAGAGTCATCAGAGTTTGAGCCACGTGATGAGAAGCTAATCAACTTCCTGGTACGTGAAGGTCATACCAGTCCATTCAGACACGCAGCACTGACTTTCGAAGTCTATGCTCCGCTGTTCGTTGCACGTCAGTGGTGGAAGTATGCTGTTTCATCTAGTCACGTAGACGATCAGAACGGATGGAATGAATCATCTCGCCGCTACATCACAGAAGATGAGCAGTTCTACATTCCTGGACCAGACGAGTGGCGTAGCAAGCCAGAGAATAGCAAGCAGGGTAGCGGTGAGCCAATCAACGAAAATTTGGGGCAGTTCTACTTCAAGAAGCTAATCGAAACTGTAGCTAGCGGTACCAGCCTATATCACCAGGCAATGGATGACAACGTTGCTCCAGAGATTGCACGACTATTCTTGCCAGCATACGGAATGTATGTACGTTGGCGTTGGACCGCATCTCTACAGAGCGTAATGACTTTCCTAGACCAGCGACTCGGACATGATGCCCAGGTTGAAATCCAGGAGTATGCAAAGGCAGTAGAGAAGTTGACAGCAGAAGTATTCCCACAGACCATGAAGGCAGCAAGACAGTGATTATTGGATTAAGCGGATATGCCCAGTCGGGCAAGGACACCGTTGCTGACTACCTAGTTAAGCAGCATGGCTTTACCAAGGTATCTTTTGCAGATCCTATTAGACAGGCACTAATTCTTCTAGATCCAAAAGTAACTATCGCTGACATGCAGGGGGTTCCTTTATCTACTGCCGTTGCTGGCTTGGGTTGGGAGAATGTAAAGGTTGATAGTCCAGACGTTCGTGGCCTGATGCAGCGTATGGGCACAGAAGTTGGTCGCCAACTATTTGGTGAAAATTTCTGGGTTAATCAAGCTATGGCAAAAGCCGCAGAATACCCAAGAGTAGTTTTTGCAGATGTCCGCTTCGAGAACGAGGCAAAATCGATTCTCGAGGCATCTGGGGCCGTCTGGAGGGTATCTAAGCCAGGTGTTTATGCAGCAAATGGACACATATCGGAGACTTCTTTAGATAATTATTCATTTACTAAAGAGGTAAATAATATTGGTTCTTTGGAGGACCTATATGAGACTGTAGATTATCTTATTAGTCATTAGTCTTAGGGGTGTTAGCTCAGCTGGTTAGAGCAGCGGACTCATAATCCGTCGGTCGTGGGTTCAAGTCCCACACACCCCACTCTGCTCCAGTAGCTCAGTAGGTAAGAGCATCAGACTTATAAACTGAAGGCCGATGGTTCAATCCCATCCTGGAGTACTTATGGTGTATTATAGTTATTAGACTATAGAAAGAAGAAGATGTGGACATATCTATAAACAGTTTTCCAAGAAGTGGATCACAGTTTCTTAAGTTTAATCTAGATAATATGATTGGACATCGAAGAGTTGCCAAAAATCCACCGAATCTTCATAAGATACTTAAAGATAGAAGCTACTTTCAGGTTGTTGTTGTCAGAAATCCGAGGGACACTGTAATATCCTGCATCGCTCATTCGGAATACCTTAGACACGGGAGCAGCAAGAACATAAAACAGGTGCTAGTAGACACCTTGCGAGAGTACTGTAATGCAATAGATAACTTTTTGGAAAATGTACAGCATATAAATCTTTACGATTTTGAATATCTGGATTGGGCAGTAATTGATATTGCAAACAAGGCAAAGATTGATATTCCAGACAGCTTTGTCCTTACTCCAAAGCACTACAGTGTGAGCGACACAGATTTTTATCAGGACCTATTGGATGCAGACATAGATGACTCTTTATTTGAAGAGGCAAATAAGAAGTACGAGTCAATCCTAAGCTTCTGCCAGAGACCTGCAGATTAATTAGAGCTAGCAGTACTTTCATATATAGATGGTTCTGGAAACATCTCCATCAGCATATCAAGAATCTTTTCAAACGAGCTGTCTTCTGTGGACAGGAAGTAGGATTCCCCACTCAGGAAGTCGTATGACCTAGAGCTCATCCTTCCCTTAGAGTATACCTTTACATCATTGCTTATCGATCCACCGATACCAAAGATGTTTCCATAGTTTGATCTTTCTAAGTATGGCATAGTGAGCACCTTGTCAAGCAGTATCTTATTCATGACCATCGGTACGTGGATGTCATAGTCTAGTGGATTTGGAATGCCAAGCTTAACCAGTCTCTTGTGAGTGCTTGCCAGCAGCCTAGTGTACACTGAGCTTGGGGTTAGCTTCTGATACAGGGACACACGATCTTCCAGCAGTCCACCATGCAGCACTGGAATAGAGTCTATCTTTTTAGTGATAAAGAAATCATCGTGCATTGAAACAAAGTCATCAGATATTTCATCGCTGCTCACTATGGCAGACATGCACTTCTTTATATTATCAAACTTATACTGGGTATCTCGAATTGGAATAAAGTTTCCAGTGTACCACTTAGGCTTATAGCCAATGACCCATATGTTTCCAGGTGGTAGGTTTTCAACAACAGATCGAATCGAGTATCGAAGCTCTTCGTTATCACCTTTACGACAGATGTAAACGTAATCCATTATTCTCCGTGGTGATTAGGAAAAACCTTCGCAGTGTTCTCACACATATCATCTACAAGATCAACGAAGGAACGCTTTCTAACCCATCCAAGCTTGGTAGAAGCCTTTGTGCAGTCTCCTAGAAGGGTCTCTACCTCTGCTGGTCTAAAGAACTTAGGGTTAATTCTAATAACAGTCTTGCCAGAAATGGTGTCAACACCAACCTCATCTAGGCCTTCACCCTGCCACTCGATCTTCATTCCGAAATAGTCTCCAGCCTTCTCAACAAACTCTCTGACCGAGTGCTGCTCTCCAGTAGAGATTACATAGTCATCGGGGGCATCCTGCTGTAGCATTAGCCACATTGCGTATACGAAATCTTTTGCATGCCCCCAGTCTCGCATGGCATCTAGGTTGCCCAGCTCTAGGACATCCTGTCTTCCAACACTAATGTTGTTTAAACCAAGAACGATTTTGCTTGTAACAAAGTTTACTCCACGTCTCGGGCTCTCGTGATTGAAGAGAATGCCGCTAGACGCATGCATACCGTAAGACTCTCTATAGTTCTTGGTAATCCAGTGGCCATATAGCTTTGCTACACCGTAAGGAGAGCGAGGGTAGAAGTCTGTAGTTTCTTTCTGAGGTACTTCTTGGACAAGGCCAAACATCTCAGAGGTGCTTGCCTGATAGAAGCGAGTCTTATCCTTTAGTCCTAGAACTCGGATTGCCTCTAAGATTCTTAGTGGCCCAAGGGCATCTGTCTCAGCAGTAAACTCTGCGGTATCAAACGATACCTGGACATGGCTCTGAGCACCCAGGTTATAGACCTCATCTGGCTCAATGATCTTAATAAGATTAGTTATTGACGCAGAGTCTGTCAAGTCTCCTTGGTGGAGAAATAGGCTGTCATTATCAAGAATGTTCTTGATTCGTGTAAAGTTATCAGTCGATGATCTACGAACAAGTCCGTGTACTTCGTATCCGATGTTTAGCAGTAGTTCTGCCAAGTATGAACCATCTTGTCCAGTGATTCCCGTGATGAGAGCTTTCTTCATTTATAATCCTATCTTATAAAAAGTATAGCATAAGAGACTATGGTACACTTGTTGTTAGGAGTTCACATTGTCAAGAGTATTAGTATTATCTTCAACCCCAGACCCGTTCTCAGAAAATCATGGGGGTAAGCAGCGACTAGTAAAGTTACTGAGATCGCTTTCAACCAGGCATTCCGTCACCCTATTATCCCTTAGCTGGGAAGGGCAGGAGTTTCGCAAAGAGATATCCGAAAGACTTATCCACATATCAGTTGCAGTAGAGCCAGAGGTTATTCGTGCAGCCAGGGGAAGAACGACCCTTAAGAAGCCAAACAACGACACAAGAATTGCATACTTTAAAAGATACTTCAAGAGCTATAAGGCCAAGCTAAAGGACCTAGCAGAGGTTCACGACATCATTGTTGTAGACCACTATGCAACAGCACCACTAGTTCATTCAGTCAAGACAGACATTCCAGTTTTCTATTCCTCTCAGAACTTTGAAACAGACCTTGCTAACCAGGTTTTCCCAAAAAGATCTGAAGATATCCGCATAGTAAATGAAACTGAGAAAGATATCATAGATCGATCATCTGCCATAGGATACTGTTCCGTAGATGACTTCGAGGCAATGAGGTCTCATTTCATTATTGATAAGCCAGCATATTACATTCCAAATGGAAATGATATGGTTCCTGGCATATCTGCTGGGGCAGGTCAGAAGTCAAAGAGAATTATCTTTATTGGAAGCGGTCACCCACCAAACATTATTGCAGCAGAAAGAGTTATAGAGTTGGCAAAGATGGTTCCAGACTATGACTTCGTAATAGCTGGCTCCTGTGTCGGTGGTGTTGACCACCTACCAGCTCCAAAGAACCTTATTAAGATAAGGGAGATTAGCAATGACGAAGTAGAGGACCTATTCTCTAATGCCTTTGCCTTTATCAACCCAATGAAGTCTGGTTCTGGAACACACCTCAAGATGATGAAGGCTCTTAGCTATGGGCTGCCCATCATTTCATCACCAGTAGGGGCTAGAGGATTCTCTCAGGCAGAGAAGGATAGCTGCATGGTTATCTCTGAAACTCCAGAGGAAATGGTAAAGGCTATAAAGCTTATTACCGATTCTGCAGTATACAACAAGATGTCTGAAAGATCGCTAGAGCTTTCAAAAGACTACGACTGGAAAAAGATCGGGGAGTCCTTTATCTCTGCGATTGAACAAACGATAGCAAACAAAAGAGAAGGCCTACCCATGATACAGGTTGAAACTAACAATGATCCAAAGAAGGAAAAGATTCTTCTATATTCGATCATTAGAAATGAAAGTAAATATATAGATTCATACCACAAGAAGCTAAACAATATTGTTAAGAACTTCCCCAACTATGAATTCTATCTATCTATCTATGAGAACGACTCTACTGATGACACTAAGCAAAAGCTTCAGGGCAAGGACTGGTCATCATTTTCTCGTGTATCTCTAATCTTAGAGGATGTTCAGACCAAGTTCTATGGCTCAGTCAAGGATGGCGATCGAGTAAAGAACCTGTCAATAGCCAGGAACAAGGCCATAGAGGCTGGCGGATTTATCAACGATGTTGACTACGTCATGATGGTAGAGGCTGACGTAGAGTTTGACATGAACACTGTTTCCAGAATCCTCAACTTCAAGAATGTTGTGCCAGACTTCGACATCGTATCTGGAATAACCATTCGTAATAAGAGATTATATGATCAGTGGGCTACCAGAAAGAAACCAGTCTACGACGAGGGCATCTATCCAATTGATGACGACTACAAGATGAAGGCTTACGATAGGTACTACTCTACATCTAATGGTATCTGCCTGTACAGGGCCAAGCCATTCCAAGAGGGCATCCGTTATGGATGGATAAACAATGTCACCAATGAATTTGATTGTGAGATGGTTGTTGTCTGCCAAAGCTTCCATGACAACGGTTACGAGAATGTCTATATAATCCATGATGCAGAGATATATCACGAACACAAATAGTGCTTGACACGTTAATCCACCGATGGTATACTTTATACAAGGAGAAAATATGTCTAAAGAATTTAAAGAAAAAGCACTGAAGTATGTAGAGAACTACAAGCTAAAGCGTCCATGTGTGGGCTGTAACCAGATGCTCCACTCTAGCCAACTAGATCCAGTTGATGGAACTAATGTAGATGCTATCATCAAGGGCATTACAGATAAAGAAACTTACGAGAAGTCTAAGCTAAAGATTGCCCAGCTCTTGTTTATCTGTGCAAACTGCAACAGGCTCAAGAAGTTCAAAGAGTCCAGATAGCAGTATCTCTTGGTGGCGGAATGGTAGACGCACTAGACTTAAAATCTGGGTCCGCAAGGAGTGTGGGTTCGAGTCCCACCTGAGAGACCACCCCTCCATAGCTCAGTGGATAGAGCAAGAGCCTTCTAATCTCTTGGTCGTAGGTTCGATTCCTACTGGGGGGACTTATGTTAAAATAGGATACAATGTCAATTCAAATTATAAAGAACTTTATCTCAGCCAAGGAAGCTGAACCAATCATCTCGTTCATAGATGACAACCTGTCTAGATTTGTATACAACGCTGATCGTAGCAGATGGATGATGAGATTCGGTTACGATGAAGAGCTTCCTCACCAGGCGATACACAGCATTGAGCCAGCAGCAGAGATTAGAGATAATCTTATTAGTATCTTTGAGAAGACCAACAAGATGCTTGACGGCGAGACATATCTTACGTCGTGGTTTCTTTCTAAGCAACACTCTGGTGGCAGACTTATGTCTCATAAGGATGGAGTTCCTGGCGGAATCAATGATCAGCTGGAGTATACCGCCATGCTGTATTTAAATACTTTAGATGGTAACGGAATGATCTCGTTTCCAGATGCTGGCTTCGGGGTAACTCCAGAAGTGGGGGACCTAATAATCTTTAAGTCCAAGGAAGACAGGCACGAAGTCTTCCCCATCACAGAGGATAGGTACTCGCTGCCTATGTGGTTTACAAAAAATAAAAAGTTTGAGTTTATGCAATAATTGCTTGCCTATTCATTCTTTTTCTGATATACTAGATAAATGATTAATTGTTCAGTATGTAATAACGAGCTGGTAAAGGTAGTTTATGGCTACCCTACACCCACTATGATCCAGAGAGCAAGGAATGAGGAGATTGCTCTCGGGGGACTGGACAATCAAGGGTATTCACACTACTGCTATACCTGTAATGAAACCGTTCCGCCAACCATTTGGCCAACAGACTAACACATACCCATTGACAAAACTCCTCGATCGGAGTATACTTATATTATGACTAAAAGATATACATATGGCTGCAGCTGTGGCTTTTCAACTAAGAGCTATGCTGCAATTAACGAACACTTTAAGAATAGCCTAGATAGCCATGGCCCAAAGAAAACATCTACTGGTGCGTTTCTACATGTCCCAGATTCTATTGTGAGTAGACAGACATTCATGGAGCACTTCTTTAACTATGTTGTGGGCAAGAATTAATGATATCAAACAAGAAGAATTTAGAGCTGGTTCAGAAGGCATATGACATGGGTTATGCCCATGGCCTTGCTGACGGCAAAGATGAGAAGCATATGGAGATTATTCGTATGCTTACTGTCAAGCTGGATGGCACTGACTGGCTACAAGAAGATCCGTTGCATATCCGTGACATCGTTCCGCTTGTCGAAGGACAGGCCAAGAAGCCTGCTCCAAGCGAAAATGTCTGGGGATAGACTTGACATGTGGGCTACTAGCCTATATAATTAATACATGCAGTTACTTAAAAGAAATAAGCCAACCACCTTGGCATGCACAGGCAACCCAGACCATGAGATGGAATGGGATAGCGATGAGCCACTATTCCTAGTGCAGTATGACGATAAGATAGTTAAACAGCTAGAGCAGTTTGGCTATCGTATGCACCCACTAGTGCCAGAAATCATTGTGTGGAGCAAGTCCCTAGACTTCGAGACTACCTATGTTGCACGTAAAGAAGATTTTGACTATATGGAGATGTTCTAATGCCATCATTACAAGAAAACCTTGACACATGGAGTGACCCATCTGTTTGGCTAGACCACGATCTTGGGGAAGCCTGGTCTAAGGAATTTGGCGGTACCGATATTTTATGGTACTCATACATATACCCTAGAATCTATAGCATGCTAAACGGTGCAGACCTGCTAGAGATTGCTCCTGGCCGAGGCAGGATAACAAAGTACTTATTGCAAAGCTGTAAGTCCTATGTAGGATATGACCTATCACCATACTGCATTGAGTATCTCAAGTCTGCCTATGATGAAGAGTTCTTCCTTAATGATGGCAAGAACTTTGCAAATACGGCAGATGATTCTATAGACTTTATCTTTTCCTGGGACTCACTGGTACATGCAGATGAGCCTGTCCTATTTGATTATGCAAAAGAATCACTGCGAGTACTTAGAGACAATGGCGTAGCCTTCATCCACCACTCGAACAATGACTCCATCAACTATGCAGGCAATCCTCACTGGAGGGGACATCTGAAGGCAAATAGCCTTAAGAAGCATGTCGAGGAGCTGGGTGGTCACGTAATTCTGCAGGAGTTTATTACTTGGGATGATGATCTTAGGGAGTATTCAGACTGTATTACTCTGTTTTCTAAGCACGGCAATGATAAGTTTGTTGGGCTAAACAACAACCTATTCTCAGTCATACGTTCCGAGAATAAAAGAATTCTACAATCCTATCAGAAAGAGGAATACTAATGGCTGGATTTGACTTAAACATGAAGCTAAGCGACTTTGAAAAGCTTGGGGAGTCTGGTTACAACAAGGGCTTTGTCGAAGCCCTGACTATTGTAATTAAGATATTGAATGATAGGATCTGCTTTGACTTTAAGGCAGATAGTGCATGTGAGCATGCTGTATGTCATCAGAACTTTGAGCTGGCAGAAGGCCTAGAGACGGTCAAGAGGAGTAAGCAATAGTGACAAAAAGATTTGGCTGGTGTATCACTGGCCATCACAGCGAATGTGCGGTAGTCACATCGGATAACTGGCAGTGCGACTGCCCATGCCACGGGAAGATAAAATGATTAGTACATTCTTTGGTCCAGACTGGATCTGGATTGATATATATTTTGCAGGAATTATTGAGTTCATGCTAATCATAGGTATCCTGTATTCAGCATCTTATTTATTTAGTTGGATATCTGACTTTAACGGAGCAATGAGAGTCTATCGTCAGATGAAAGAATCTAGTAAGGGTGGGGTAAAATGATGCCAACCTGGATTGAAATTATGCTAACGGTCAACGGCATTGTCTGGATCTTTATCTGGATTTATCGGATTATTAATGGAGAAATGTAAATGAGCCTATACTATGTAAAACAAGATGACACCATCTGGGGATGTGGAGATCCAGATTGCTGTGGCGAATACTTTGAAAATATTACCGAGTCCTTCGTAAAGTGTGAAGACAATATTCCAGAACAGGATATGACTGCTGATCACTTACATGTATGTAATGCTGGGGGGCCTGTTCTTAAATGGCGTAAGGCTAAGAAGAAGGAAGTCCAGGCATACGAAGATGGTAAGACTCAGGGATTCCAGGAAGGGTCTGACTGGGGTATTGAATGGCAAAAGAACAAGGCTGATGATGAAGCCATGAGACTATTTAGACCAGTAGAGGACCAAACCCTAAGACAGCTTATCAAGATGGGCTATGTTGTTACTCTTGATGGTGAGGCGATTGGAAGACCTATAAGCGTACATCGATACGAGGAAGTGTAATGACCGAACTAACCTATGAGAATTTAATGAAGGCACTAAAAGATGCTACTGATGACATATTAAAGAAGCAGCCACTTCAGGGTCCTATCTATAATGAACAACAAAAAGAATTACTAAAAAAGCACGGTATCGATCCAACTTTTACAATTATTGATGAGGTAAAATAATGAAGAATCAAATATCTATTAGGACTGTAAACCACATAAATGAATTTGAATTGACTTTTACTAAAATAAAAAGACTAGATTTAGAATATATTCTATGCGTTAATGGCGAAGAGATTACCATATCTAAGGATATGGCTTTTGGTATAGCTACGGCACTTGATGAGTACAAGCAAGAAGTTTGTAATGAATTTGAAGACAAGAGATTCCCATACACTTTTCACAAAACTTTTGGGGAACACAAAGGAACAGACAAATGAAACTAGATAACTATACAATTAGCAAGGTCAAAGATCGAATTAGTGAGTTTCTTTTTATCAAGTGGCTTGAGGGTGCACTATGGGATAGCAATCATCCAGAGATTAAAGAGTTATATGAGAACTACCACAACATCATGATTAAGCAGGTAGAGATAATTGATTAACACTATTGACAATTAGCGGTATTGAGAGTAGAATATACTTATGAATACAGGAGAAAAACTAATATCACGAATGCCAAAAGGATGGTTTCCGTCTATTGACTGCAGCTCTGGATGGGATCGTATCCTAGATGAAGTAGAAGAACGACTAAACTATCTAGATCCAAACTATGAAGTACACCAAGTAAAAGAAAAGTTTGGGACTCTACGCTTTTATTACACACCCACTATTGGTGGCGTAGTCCAGGATATCATGGATGATGTTGTTCGTATGGCTGAAGCCTTGTCTGGAAAAACATGTGAGCTTTGTGGAAATTCTAGCGGTAGAGCTAATGCTACGACTAAGTTTGATGATACTGTAGATACCAAGAATCGTAATGGATGGTATAAGACACTATGCAATACCTGTGCAGGTGAGAATGGCTATCCATTGACTAAGGATGAAGATGATTAAGTATAAACATACTATTAACAGGATAGATCCTGCTAAGCTTTTTGGCATTGTTATTGAGAGACACTATAAATATAAAAGTGTTATAGTTTTCTTTGGACACCATACCTTTGATTTTTGGACAGGATATCGTAAGTGAGCAAGATCAACGACTTTGAAAAATTACCTGAGCCTAGGGGTTCACACTTTGCAGCATTTGATGAGTTAGTTACGATGGAGCCACAAATTTTCAAGGTATCTCCAGAAGAGTATGCCCACTTAGAAAAACTTCTAGCTGAACCACCAAAGGTAAATGAAAGACTAAAAAGATTATTAATGGGCAAAGAGTAATGATTGAGATTCCAGTTGTTGGGCTTGTAACCGTCCTGGGCATCTTCATTTTTGTGGCTATCTCTATGTGGGTTATCTATGTAAGTGGAGAACTAAAAGATCGTGGAGCCTTGGCAGACCGCAACACCGAGAAGATTAGCCAGGAACTTAGAGACATCAAGAAGCGTCTACACGCCCTGGAGAAGAAATGACACCACTAGAACAAGAGATATGTAAACTAAACCAGATTTGGTGCAACTATGTAAACCTTGATCATTCTAAGACTAAGGATAGATTGTGGTATGTCACTCAGCAATTCAGCTATGGGGAGATGTATTACCAGGCAAGTCACTGGGGTTACATTGCCAACGACTTCGAGGGTACCAAGTGTACAACCCTAGAAGAGGCACAAGAAGAGCTAAGAGACACACTACTACTAGAAATACACAAGCATAAGCAATATGCTATTCGTAACATAGAATCCTATAAGGAAGATGAATTGAATATGTATGAGATAGATGAGTATCGCAGGTGGCTACAGGTGCTGAATGGAGAAGACAATGGATGAATTAGACTACTCAGATCAAGTAACCATTATCATTACCAAGGTAAAGTATGATGGAAAGCCTAGTCACTGGGACTTGACTGTAGAAAAGTCTGGAGAGTCTGAAGAGCTTGGTGGTGGCACTGCTCCAACTTTTGCTGGTATCTACGACATGGCCTACAGTATCATTGCAGGTGGAGACAAGCACAGTAACTACGAATATAACGATTGGGTTTTCCTCGACGCAAATAAAATAGATTAAGTTTGGGCGTAAAAGCTCGGCGGTAAATAAGAGGCCCATCCAAGACTAACGTCTTGACATTCTCTAGTATCCAGGATAAACTATACATATGAAGATAACACTAAGTCTAGAAGAAATAGCTATGGCAGCTGCTGTAGCGGTACATAGGGGTATTGATGCTATTAAGCATAACCGCAAGAACCAGCATGGCTTTACAGGTAATGGCTGGACAGAGAACATCGAAGGCTACGGAGCAGAATTAGCTGTCTCCAAGGCATTGAACCTATATTACAGTGCAGGGGCTGGCAAAGGTTTTAAAGGGGCAGATGTGTCTGAAAAGATCCAGGTACGATGGGCAAGCCAAGACAACTATAGACTTATCGTAAGAGCACCAGACCAGACAGACCATACCTATGTCCTAGTAACAGGTGAAGCACCTACCTATGACATAAAGGGATTCATTCCTGGACAGTATGCTAAGCAAGATAAGTACTACAGTAACCCAGGTAATGGCAGACCAGATGCCTGGTGGGTCCCACAGGGGGACCTAAAGTCTATTGAGTTTATCTCTGAGTACCTATAGCCTTAGACATTACAAGCCTATAGATTTCATTAGCTTCCTCTGATACACCCATTGTAGACATAAGCTGCTTTACTCTTTCGTAAATGGGAATCTCCTTTGCAGAGATAACAAAATTTGGACTACCATATTGCATAGTCTGCTCTTCGATCTCTATGTCTCTGCTCTCTTGATTTACTGGGACATCCACGATCTTAGCTATAGCAATTGCTGTGCCTTCTGGATCGGAAACAAGGTCGTTGAAGTCTATGATGGTATCTGCTTTCTTATATATTTCTTTTAAAGTTTTTATGTATGTCCAAGTCATAAAGTTAACTACATTCCATAGTCCAGTTTCTGGATCGAAACCCTTGTGGTACATTCCAATAGCTGCGTCTGAAGTAATGCAGTCGAGAGGGTTTCTGACTACAGAGATTAGGTGCTGGCCCTTCTTGTAGTGTTCAAGGTCATGGGACCTTACTGTATCTGTACCTAGTCTGGTAGTAAGTAGGGCCTTAAGGTAGTGGCTGCCTGAACGAGGATAAGCGTATATGTAGAATGATTTAGTCACCTAGCAAGTATATCAAATTTTCGGGGGATAAGAAGTGATACCCATAACCCCTAGTATAAGATATACTTAGTAGTATGAACACAACCGATTATGTAATGTCTTTCTTAGCTATAGGATATGCTGTATGTATTGCTATAGTGGTATGGCTTGAGAATAAGAAGTAACTTCCATACGATTGTTTAGCTCAATAAACAATCATAAGGGATATGCTTACGATTGTTTAAGATCTATGTTGCAATAGAGACAGAACCCTTTATCCGTTTTCCATATACCCACATAGAAGTGCTTTCCCCTTGAGCATCTTATCTTTGATCTCAAAGCATAGATATACCAGAAGTAGCTAATTAGAAAGAGTTTGAATTTAATTTTCATAGCTCAAGTATAGCCTATATCGCCTCAAAGAGTGGATCTAAATACCCCTGAATATTTAAAAGATACTTTAAGAAATTCTTAAAATTACTTTTAAGTTATACACATTTATACACAGATTTATCCACATATTGATGATAAAGATGTTACTGATTATATATGGATATAGCGTATAAGTGAGATTTGGTAGAGAGATATGGATAATGGAGCGTATATAATGCGGCAATCGTAATACTTTTCCGCAGATTCTTCGGTCTATCTATTCAAATCCGCATATCCTTCTATGCACATAACTATCCAAATGTCAATACTTGTTACCAAAATGTTATATATAAATCTGGAAAAATATAGCCATATCGTAATGTTATTTAAATAAACATACATGCTTTATATCAAAACATATAACAAATTGGGGATAACTTTATATCAGGATATCAGAGCTATGTGTTATTACTACTAGGGGGAAAGTTGCTATAGATCGTAATCTATTTTGTACCCTGGACTTTGTCCAGATCCTTAACAGGATGAGTAGTAATTATATCTGGGGTATAAGAGAACAGTCTAGCTATACCAGTAACACTAGTAAAGGCAAACCATAGAGAGGTATGACCTTCTATCTTCTTTACTACGTCTTTATGTATAGGTAGGTTATTTGCATTGGCAAAATGTCTTGGACTCATATATATATTATACCCTTGAATCTGGAAAAATAATGATCTATCGTAATACTATTTGACAAATAGGATATCTGCCATGAATCTGGAAAAATATTTGATCTTCGTAATGTCTTTGTATATAGTACATGCTTGACAAAGCTTGAAATATGTGGTCGCCCCCAGAAAAGCCCTCTTGTCAAGGGCTAATCCAGTTTCTTTTATAGATTACTCATCAAGGCTACCGAGCAACTCGTCTAAGTCCTCGAATGTCAAGTCCTCGTAGCCAAGACCAGCAAGCAATAGGTCAAACGATTCCTCGATAAAGCGAGTAGCAACGGGTGTAGTCTTGACAATGTCGTTTGCGATAGCGTAGGCAAGTGGCAAGCCAATGTCGTTGTATTCTACAAAGTCAGCAAACTCCTCGTCTTGACGATAGTTGAGCCATAGGTCAGCAAGGATACTTGCCTTGTTATCGAATGTAGTTGCCATTTTGTTCCTTTTCGTATTTAGCGGATTCTGCGATTTCTTGTAGTCTGCGGTATGTTATGTTATTTGTTCTGGCGAAATAGATTCCTAGTTGCTCAATGTCTATCGTTAGGTCATTTATCAACTTACTTATTCTCTCTGCCAGTTTTTCCTCTACCGATTCTTTTCTGGGCATTATGTTTCCTATTCAGTTATGCTCTTATTGTATCAAAACTAGAGGGGGAAGTCAAGAGTATTACGTCCTAACTTCCCCCCTGCTTTGCACAGACAACCAACCCCTTAGTCTCTGTGCTATGGCGAGGAGTAGTCTCAACCCACCAAATCTATTAAGTTATATATTAATTATATCTCAAAACGGAGGTGCCCGTTAGAACAAGACTTCTTCAGCGTACGTAGGCAGGCCATAGAAGATGGCACGGAGCCTGTCGCTTAGCATGTCATCCTTATCAGCAATGAAGCCATTCAGGCCATACCATAGGTCTGGTTCGTGGTCCTGAAAGTATGGGTCATTAAGAATAAGATTATTAGTCTCAGCTTGTGTTAGCTCGATCGGTTCTCCCAACTCTTCGTGGGTAGTTGCTCCTTGGTATTCATTCACCTGATAGATATGAATGTACCATGGACCACTGTGCTCGTAGATAGGGAATGCATCTGCATCTAGGCCTACCTCCAACTCACGCTGGAAGATGTTTAGGTCATAGTCAATCTCATTACTCATTTGATTCCTTCTTAGCACCGATGGTAACATTGGTATGTACGTGGTAGTACTTCTCTACAAGTAGTCTGGCATTCTCCCAGTACTCTAGTTCGATGGCGGTATCCTTATGCATTTGGACTAGGTCATCCACTAGTGCACGGACAATGCGTTCCTTGCTGTGCAAATCAAAACCATTAGACATAGTGCAAACCTTCTTCTTCAGTCTCGTGCTCTGGACATCCACAGCAGTTCAAGCAAAACTCTTTCTGGTCAGGACATCTAAACACGTCCATGATTACTTCGCTATCTGAAGTTAGATAAACCTGACAGTCATCACAGATTTCTACTTCATCCTCGTCTAGCAGTTGGAAGACTTCTCCAGCCTCTACGTGGTTGTAGAACTTCTCAATCAGTTCTTTCTCCCACTGTGGGTCAATTAGCAGGGTGTATTTCTTAACTAACAATTGGGGCCTCTTCTCCATAGATGTCCTTCAATGCTACCACAGAGTCACAGTCAATGTCAATCATGCCTTCATCGCATTCTTCACAGGCAGGGTCTGCTTCCCAATCTGTCTCTTCAGTACGGCAGTCGCAGTCACGGTATACCCAAGTAGGAATCTCGGTGTACTCATCTTCCCAAGGATTCTCGGTGATGTAGTACTGGATACGGTTTACAAAACTATAGCCAGCGACAATGTAAGTGCCACCGTCGCCATCAATCTCAGTCCAGATAAACTTAGGGTCATAGTTGCGAATGAACTCCTGCTCTTCTCCATAGGTCTCGAAGGCAAAGAAATCTAAATCATTCTTAAATTTATTATTGATTGGCTTGAAGGTATCTACCCAAGATTGGTAGGTATAAAACTTTGACATGGGGTCTCCTTAGAAGTGGAAGTCTACAGGTATAAGATACCATGAATCATCAAGTTTGTCAAGCATATACTGGAAATTAGTTGAGCCAGTTTCTGCGTCGTAGAAGTATGAGTTGAAGTCCCAGTTACCAGCCAGCATGTCAATACACTTAGACAAAGAATAAAGACTGAAAGCATAATCAGTGTTACCCTGATACTTATCTAACTCAGTATTGATATCTAGAGTTGATAGGTTTTTGCGGTATACGTCAAACTCTTGCTTCCGTGCCTCAATGGCCCAATCAATCTTTTCCTGAATGCCTTCACGGCCATGCTTAGTAAAACTAATAATGTGATTAGGTGAACTCTTATAAGGGTCACCGTCTACAAAACGACCTCCGCCAATAACGAACCAGTCATACCATGAATTATGTGCATACTCATTGCCACCCATTTCTGAGTTTAGAGTATCTTCGGCTACTCGCATAGCCATGTCTTCATCTTCTGCTCTTACAGCAATGTATTGTAAAACGTGCATTGGGGTTCTTTCTTTTGGGGTATATATATATTATGACATGTGGCTAGGCATTTGTCAAGTCTTTTTCAAAAGAATTTAGATAGTCGTCTAGCATAGGCAACCCGAAGATCGAATACTCTTCCGTAATGCCATTGTACTTGCTAATAAACTTATTAGTCTGGAAGTCAATCTCATAATACCCCTCGCAGAATAGGTCATCCGCTGCGAAGTCAATGGAGTTTACAAGTGGCACGTTAGTCTTGTCACGAACTACCTCTAGGATTTCACATCCAGTATCCCTGGTGAGCGACGGGTATGACTCTTTGAAAGCGTCTACGCCAGCTCGGTTAGTAACCTCATTATAAATGGAATCAACTTCCTCATCCGTAATGAAACGGGTAAACTCAATGCCAGCCTTTAGGTAGTTCACATTCTGTGAGTCAGACAGGAAGTGCAGAATCCATGCACCTGTGTGTGAAGGGTAGCCATCCCATTGGCCATACTGTGCAATCTTAATCTCGCCTAGTTCATTCTTTACAACTGTTAGGTTACGTGTACCCATGCTGGGTCCTTTCGTTGGGGTTATCGAATACTCTATTCTCTCACAGAACTGGGGAAAAGTCAAGCCTATCGTAATTGAATTTATAATGAGTTGCTATACTAGTTAGTTTGTGGCCGCCCCAGATCCCCAGCTTTGTCAAGCCAGGGACCAGGCGTGTCGCTTATGCCATAGCGACTTGCTGAACAATCTTTAGCAGACGGTTCTTCTCGGCGTTCACCATTGGGTCAAAGCCTGAAGCCGAAGCCAAGATAGATTCGTTAGAGCCACCACGAGAGTTGCGATACCAGTCAAGACGCTCGGTTAGTCCGTTCAAAGCACCCCAAGCAGTTCCAGCAATCATGCCGTTTTGGTTGCCACGATAGATAGACTGAATCAAGTCAATCTTGCCGTCATACTTCTTCTGTGAACCCTTAGCGTCCTTAGCAGGGGCAGGGTAGGCAAGGGCAACAATCTCCTCGAACTGACGCTCGGTGATAGTCTTTTCAATCATAGCCTGTGCCATCTTGTCGAACTCGTCCATGTATTTGTTAGCCAAGCCAAGAGCCTCACGAGCAACGGCAATCTTGCCTTCTGCTGTCTGAGTGTGGCGAATCTTGAAAGACTGCTTAGGACCTTTTCGGTTAGCACCAAGAGCAAGGTTTAGAGTGTTAGCACATACAACACGAACAGGGGTAATGCTTGCCTGAATAGCAACTGAACCATCGTGAGAGGTGTTGATTAGCAGATAGGTGTTGATTTTGTCACTAACGCCAGTAGGGTCTAGGATAGTCTCACGCTCAAGAGCAAGTGAACCGAATACCTGACGACCACCCTTGATAGAGCCAGCAGTCTCCCAGCGTCCTCCGCCATCGAGAATGTTGTCACCAAAAGCAAACAGGTCTTCGTTCTGAAGCACCTTGTAACGCTCGCCAACAACACCAAGAATGTCGTTCTGGGTCTTGTCGAATGGGTTAGTTCGGGTAACGAAAGAATAGGTCTTGTCTGAGTTGAAGCCATCAGGGGTAGCAACATCTTCTAGACGAACATTCCAGTTGTCAAGGTGTGCCAACTTTAGCATTTTCTGAGTAGTGACTTCTTCGGTAAAGACTGTTCCAAGTCCATGCCATGCTGGCTCTCGCAATGAAGCGAAAGCGGTCTGTCCATCTACTGATTCTAGTTCGTGAGCCATGGGGAGCCAACTTTCTTTAGGGGTGATTAGTTATAGTATTATTTTACAGGATACCACCGACAATGTCAACTCTATTTAGCAAACATTTTGGGGACATCTTAAAGCTATCGTAAATAGTTGACTTTTGATCTCGGATGGGGGCGGCCCAGAAAAGTGGCCAGTTTTTCGTCATGGCCAGGACGTTTCATACCCCTATGAAAACATGCGACGTGATTCTCTCTCGAGCACATCTAGTTTGTCAATTAGCTCCGACAGTAGGTCCCTGTAGTAGCCTGCATCAAAGTTATATTTATGAGACTCAAGATATTCATCATGCAGTTCAACAGTGTACTGTCTGATTAGTTTATTTAGTTTACTCTTCGTCATCGTGTCCCCAAAAGTTATTAGAGCAGTCTAGGCAAAGGCCTAGTTCTTCTGCATGGATGTCTGCGTCAACCATTGTTCCACAATCAACGCAAGGTAGTTCACTCGTCTTCTTCGTCATCTTCATCCTCTTCTTCTGGCAGTTCTTCTACGGTAATTTCATCTACCTCTGCAGAATGGCTCCAGTTCTCATAGTTCCAGCCTGCCTTCTCGGCTTCTTCCTCGTTTTCGAACTCATCTTCAGTCCAGTATTCAACGACGGTCTTTACATAAAACTTTGGCATTCGCTTATCCTAACATCATCATCTCGAATTGTAGCCAGTCATCAAACTCATACTGGCAATCATTACATAGGGAGTGAACCGAGTCTACTGGGTCATAGTCTAGGGTTTCTTCGCATTGATAGCATTTGTTCATAGTGTCTACTTTAGCATTACCCTCGGACATTTAGCAACTCCCATCGGTAGGAATCTGCTCTTCTGGCACACCCATCATTCTTAGGACAGACTGGCTTCTGTTGATGAGTCCCTCGAGGTAGTCACCAAACGAATCGTTGATGTCTAGACCCTCTTTCTCATCGATGAACATAGCGGTATCACTAAGTAGATAGTTGATAATCTCTTCGTTAGTCATTGCCTTAGCCAACTGTTTCCTCCTCGACCTGAATTGACCAGTCACCGTTAGGCAGCCATTCGTGCTGGGCGATGGCTTGTGAGATTACTTCATCTTCACTTAGTTTCTCATCTGACTCAACTTCATACCAAGCAGAGTATTCAATCTCGTAGCGGTATCCCATTAGTTGTTCTCCTCTTCATACTGGCATAGGCAAGGTGTAACACGGATAAGTCCCCTGCTTTGGTGAACAAGGGCATAACCCTCGCATGCTTCACAGAAATAGGTTGTGTCTTTGGTCAAGGTCATAGGGGTTTCCTTTCGTTGTGCTTCCATTATAGGGGTAGGGTCAGACATTTAGTCAAGCCACTTAGAAACATCTTGTCCATTTAGAACTGCTTCCATGAACGGGAACTTCTGGTAGTCTGGTAGGTCTTCCAAAACCTCAAGGTACTCTTCTGGGAACTCGTTGATGTCGGTAACAATAATGTCATCTCCACCCCAGTTGCCATCACGAGATACGTATAGAGCGTGTGGTGCAAACTTGGTGTAAGCCATGATTTCTCCTTTGATTGATTACTATAACTATACAGCTACCCTCGGACATTATGGGGATTTAATCGGCGTGTCGTAAATAAAAGTTTTTCTGGCCAGGAGGGGGCGACCCCAGATCACCACAAATGTCAAGCTTGGTTTTTGACAGATGCGGTGTGGGGTGCCAAGAGTCCTTGCGGTTGTTCCTGACTTGCTTCGTTATCGTGTTAGCCCTCACGCTTGTAAGCCGTTGCCTAGGACACTTACAAGAGGTTTGCTGTGAGCAGTTTACCTAGACTTGCTCAGGTCTTAGTTCATCTTGTTAGATGAGGTCAATAATGGAGGAGTAGGTGCTTGCGTTTACTTCCTCCTGAGTAGTCATACGCAAGATGCGTAGGTTCTGCTCTAGGACTGCCTTGCGGTTTAGGTGCTTGTTGCCAATCCACTCAGACTGGTTAGGCTTGACTGGTGCTTCAGGTCGTTTAGGGAAGCCAGCAATCTTGTCAGCATCAAAGTTTAGTTCCATACGACCAGAGTGTCCAAAGTTTAGTCGAATGTCTGAGTTGTAGTCATAGCCAATCTTATTAGCGTTCTTAGCAACAAACTCTGAAACAAACTTAGCAACCTTCTTCTTGTATGCTTCAGTTTCCTTTTCATACTTCTCAAAGTCAGCAGGGTAGGAAGCGACATCAGCGTCAATCTTAGCGATAGCAGCCTCAATCTGAGAAATGATAGCGGAGGTAGGAACTTTTACAGAGATAGCACGAGCCATTAGGGGTATTCTTTCTTTAGGGGTTGTTTAGTTAGTTGGGCAGTTTTTCCAAAAGACATACCCAGGTCTTTATCTCTAACTAAATAGAGTTTACTTGTCTGCCTTTACGGTAGACCAACGAGGTGAACCATTCACATCAAGACGAACTCGGAACGAGCCGTTCTTGTTTGCTACTACTTCCTGAATAACGCCAGATACCTTTGACTTGGCGGTGGTGAACTGTGAGCCAACAGTTAGAGTGTTCATTTTGCTTCCATTCCGATACGGGTGTATCTGTGTGTTTTGTGATTTACAACTTTTGTTGTATTACTATTATGACAGAAAGAATAGAGAATGTCAAGCACATTTGATAACTAAATGATAACAACATTTCTTTTTTATTCTTCGTGTTTCGTTCTCTGTTCTTCTGTATGTATCTATTATGGGGCATAATGGTGTGATTGTCAAGTCTAAATGCCCCTTTTTGTTTGTGGGTTTTCACAAAATCTGGGGAAAAAGATTGTTCATCTTAAACTTGACAAGACTGATCGTTTGGGGTCGCCCCCTTTCGGGGGACGTGTCAAACACGCCAGTCAAAAACAACAGCTAGAATCATCCATGCAACCATTAAAGCAAACGGACCTGCGAATAGGAAACATCCCAATAGCATTGGGTCACCGTTTACTTCTTGTTCTTGTTCTGCCATTTCTCTATTGTCCCTCCAAAGATACCGTCAAAAATCATTAGTACAGCGAGAATAATCGGGAATAGCAAGTATAACGCAAAAAGGCCTAAGATAGCAAAGATAAATAGCCATAGGATTATTTCCATTATTGGGCAGACCCCCTAACAACAATCCAGATTAGAGCCTGCATTGAGCGTGGCGTCATCCCATACTTAGCTGCAACTGTAGTTACAGCGTCTGCCATAACCTTATACTGGGCTTGAGTAGGTGACTTCTTTTCAATACCTAGGGCACGTAACATCCATACGTCAATAACAACGGCATTCTCATTGCCTGCAATAGCACGTGCAAAGGCGTTAGTCTTCTGACCCTTGAGAGCGTCAAATCCCATAGTGAGAGCATTGTTAGCCATTACGATATTGTTCTTTAGGCAAGTTACTGGTTCCCCTAGTGAGAATTGAATAGCACGTGCAACATTTACTGACCAACGTTCACGTGGTGAGAATGCCGAGACAACACTTGCCCCGACGTCAAGGGTAGTGTCAAGGTTACGTGCAACCTGTTCTGCAATACGTTCAGCGTCAACATACCATTTACTGGCTTGTTCAACCTGACCGAATGTAGCCTTCTTAGCAATATCCGAATAAATCTTTACGTAGTTAGTCATTGGGGTATTTCTTTCTCTTGGGGTTGTTAGATTAGTTTAGCAAACTTATTAGATAAAGTCAAACACATCGCCATCGAATCCGCCAATATCTAGATCCGCCATTAGTTCGCTTGGGCTGATCTCACCCTCGGCCATCATTGCGAATAGTTCCCTTACGTACTCTTCATCCATTATTTTACCTTATCTAGAATTATCATTAGTTCTACCAACTGTTCATCAGTTAGTTTATCTATTGCATCATTATTGATTACATTATCAAACATTAGTCTTCCTCTTCCATGCACCATGCGTCTAGGCGGTATGAATTGATTACATCAATAGCAGATACCTTATCGCTGCCACGGAATGATACGCCATCGGGAAGGGTAATCGTGCGGTTGTAGTCATCTTCCCAGTAAGCGTCAATTGCTTCAACGGCAGTAGGAATCATGCCTAGTGGAATCGGTGGATAGCAATTGCTTCTAAAGTGCATTGCCAACTGAGTTTCTAGTGTTTCGTTTAGTCCTGCAATATCCATTGCGGTTGCCATGCCCATAGTGAGCCTTTCTTTTGGGGTTATAGAATAAGTTTACAGGATTAGTTACTCATTGTCAAGGGCTTTACGCAACTTTTCTTGGCGTGTCCCCTTGTATTTTTTAGGCGTGACGACTTGCTTCTTGCCTGCCTTTAGCATATTGTGGAATAAGGCTTGCGACTCAGCCTTGCGTCTCGCTTCATTTCTTTTACCTAACATACTAAAACTTTATCACGAACCTCAGACATTTTGGGGAATTCGGGGAAACTTTCTTAACTATCTTAAACTTGACAAATAGGGTAAAAAGGGGCGGCCAGATCCAGGAGCCTTTGTCAAGCTCCCAGTCTGGCGTGTCGCTAAAGTCCCTTTACGGCATTACGAAAACGAATCTCATCAAAGCGAGGATTGTCACTCTTGAACATAGAAACGAAATCGCCAACCATCTTTGTGAATAGGGCAGGGTGGGTCTTGTCGCTTGCGTAGTGTAGAATCTTTGCGGTTTCAACATAGTCTTTACGGGTCATCATTATTAGTTACCACGGTTTTCTGCTAGGCGTAGGATAAACTGGGCAGTCTTTAGGTCAACTGCGGCTGAGGCATAGCCAACCATCGTGGCTAGGGCTAGGTCATTACGGTCACCAAACTCTGCGTTTAGAATAGCAAGAGCCTTGTCCATTAGTTCTAGTGAGTTCTTTTCCATTTTCATTTCCTGCTCTTTAGATGTTTTTAGTTTAGCAGTAGGGTCAGACATTTATTTGAATGACTCAACCATTATGATTGGGTATTCCAGTCCAAACTTGAAAAGGTCACGGGTATCGACAGCGGACACGGTCATTACTCCGTCAAGTAGGAATGTAACCTTTAGCATTTCTGACTTTGGCATTAGTTGCCCTTTCTTTTTGATTATAGATTTATCTTAGCATGGGGGTCAGACATTTAAATAAAGTCTTCGACATCCAAACCAAGATAGACAATGGCTTTTGCTAGAGGTAGCAGTCCATCAAGTTCATCGCAGTTTGGGCAAACAACTGTGTCGCTAGTGAAAACACCCTCGCAGTATACGCACATCTTGTCCATTTAGTTTTCCTTTCTTCTGATACTAAAAGACTAGCACAAGCCACAGACATTTATAGCCAAAACACGACTTTTTTCTTTGTAAGTTTCTACAAGCTTTTGGGGGATCTTTTGTAGACTACGTAAGTTATCCACAGAGTTATCCACAGGGGGCGACCCCGAAGGGGCCGATTTGTCAAATCAATCGAATGACCATTGGGAAGCATACATCTCCCCGATAGCCTCGTCACGAAGGTGGCGGTCTTCCGCCTGTCGCAGATACTCCTTCTGCTCAGGGGTCATGGCTGCGTCAAGGGCAGCCTGCTCCTCCTGCCAAGCGAGGAAAGCCTCGAACTCAGCCTGGACTTCTTCTTGGGTCATCTCTGATAGAAACATAGTTTACCTTTCGTTATAAGATAAATCTAGCATAGGGGTCAGACATTGTCAAATCCAACACGCCAACATTCGGGGGGAAGATCTCGATCATCTTAACTTGACAGCTTGGATCTTTTGGGGCCGCCCCTTTCGGGGTAGTTTGTCAAATCGGACACGCTGTTAGGCTAGAACCTTATCTAGAACCTTGGCAATCTGAGGGTAGAACACTAGGGCAACCGCTAGAGTGATACCAATCTTTACACCAGCAAAGAAAACATTTTCAACGGTATCGCTAGGCTCTGCCCCTGCTAGCAGAATGAACAGATACAGGGCTAGATAAGTGCCAGCAACAACAGGGATAGCAACAACACCAGCGATTAGGCGACGGATAGCAAACTTCATTGGGTTACTCGCTCTCAGGGGTAGTGAATAGGTCAGACGGGTTAGATAGCATTATGTCAATCTGATAAATCAGGGTTTCCATTTCTTCGATAGTCATTAGATAACCTCGAACTCTAGGATTTCGTTAGCAAAGAACTTGTCGCTGTAAAACTTCATTAGCATTTCAGCGTGGATTGGGTCATAGGATGGGGTGATGATTGAGCCGTCTAGTAGGGTTACTTTGATTGTCATTTCTTTTTCCTTTTCTCTTTATGCTATAAGTCTAGGGTATGGGTCAGACAATGTCTAGTTAGACACGCCGTATTGTGCTACGCAAGACTCGCAAGCCTTTTCGTTGTTGTAGAGGTTACCCTCGCAGATTACACAGTGTCCTGTTGCTACATTTACCTTTAGTGAGTTCATCTCGAACTCCTTTCTTTTTTATTTCTTTTTCTTTATCTATATATATTCAAACATACATTAGGGGATTTGTCAAGTCTATTTAGGTAAACATTAGGTTAACAACTATCCACAGATCGATCAAGTTATCCACAGGGGGCGACCCTAAAAATAGCTATTTGTCAAATCAGACACACCCATAGGGTCAAGATCCCGTTACAAAAACGTTATAAAAAACTTTTGCGACACGCCGAGGGAAAATTTGACAAATGGTTATTAGTATGATTAACTATATATAGATAAAGATAGTTACTAAAAGAAAGGAGCCAACATGATTGGTTCACTAGAAAAGATGGTTATGTTCCCTAACGCTCAGCGTGGATTCTCAGCAGTTATCGTTGAGACAGGAACAATCGCTCAGGCAAGAGAGATTGCTTACAAATGGGTTGCTCAGGGTTGCCCTCTAGGCGAGGGACTAATGGAATCCTTCCCAGAAATCAAAAGGTTCATTAGAGAACGCAAGTTCTAAATGTCCGAGGTATGAAATACAATAAGTTTAGATAGATAAGGATAGATTATGAAACAGACACTAGGTCAGATTACAGATGAGATTATGAAGGCTGTCAAGGCTTATCACGTTGCGTCAATGGGTAACGACACTCGAGAGATAGCATACGCTCAAGGCGAGTATCAGCGAATGATTCGTGAACACGGTGCTAAGGCTGTTGATACTGCTGTTCGCTACTACAACGAAAACGTTATCGGAAAGGCTAAGTAAATAATTACACTCACTTTTGAGACTTGGGAAGAATTCGATCAAGCCCTGGCAGGGATAGTTTCTTTAGAGGTGGCACTAGTCCAAAACGATTAGCAGGCACCAGTGCCAGACAAAAGTTAACCCTATCAGTGTGCTCACTAATGGATGGTTGACTTTTTTGTTTAAATGTGTATCATACACAAGCTAGAAATATTCAGATTTTGCCAAATATGAAATTTTTCAGATTTTTCAGATCTATAATTATAACAATTTGGTAACGAAATGGTAAAAACGTAGAAAATACTTCTGATGTATAATAATACTATGACATGTAACTGGGCACTTCGTATCTTTTTAGATAAATTTTGCTCTGCATGCAAACAGAAGGACAAAATGGACGTGCCAGAAGAGATCAAAAAAGAATGCAAATGCGAAAACTGCAAATGCAAGAACAATTAAGCTACCAAATAGCTAATTATTGAGTAAAAAGCTAGTATCCACAGGTATGCGAGGGTAACTGCCGCAATAACGTATCCTGTTTTCTTCATTTGTAATACCAAATCCATAAACAAACAGCAGCAACTAAACAAACTATACCTAAGATAGTCATATTAGATCAATCCATGCTCTTTGAGCTTGATCATAACAAGTTTAGTAGATATATTTAGCTCGTTAGCGATCTCGCCAACTTCTTTTCCTTGAACCAGGTATGCATTTGTCATCCAATCAAGGCTATTATGTAACTTTGCGTCTTTATCAGTCATGATTGTCCTATCGATTGGTATTAATGATGCCATACTCTAGAAGAGTGTCGTACAGTAGACCATTTACGTAGTTCAACTGTTCCTTTTGTGTAATAATCTGCTGCTCTAGCACATCTGATGGTACATTGTGCTGGGCACCCATCTCACGATTCATATTATTGATAACCTCTGTCATCACATTAACAACTTCATCACGTAGCATTCTGTCTCCTTTTGTAGTGATATATCTATAATATCATAAAATCAAGTTTTAGTAAAGTTTCGACGGTACATAGAGACCGTAGGTCTGCTCAAAGAGCGTATTACCAATTACCTATAGGACAAGAAGCTTGTTTGAGCGTACTCTTAAGTTTCATAAAACATCCACACTTACGACATTTGACCAAACGCTTATCCAACCATGGACATTGTCTGCATATATCGAGACGTGCTTCTATTAGTTCTTTATCTGACCTAGGCTGATTTGGATCAAATAGATCAAAAAACTTGACATCCCCTGGATTTCCTGACATACTAGTTAGTTTACCATAAAAAGTGTTATAATAAACCTATGACTATTTCAATTCCGAACTCAACCAAGGTGTCAAAGCCTAATAGCGACAACGTCATTATCGAAATGATAACTGGCCCAGATGTTTATCAGCCACTGCAAGAGACAGCTCCTGCACTAGAGGTATTCTTCAAGCAATACCGAGACATGGGCACCCCAGAAAACTTCAAGGTTGCAGATTTTGGTTCTGGAACTGGCCAGCTAGGAATTCTTGTTAAGAGAACCTACCCACAGACCGAAGTTTCTCTATACGAGAACGATGCAAATGCAGAGAAGTACATTCTTGCGAACGCAGAGCTACACAACGTAGATGTATCAGTCAACATGGTAGATGTAGCAACTATCGATGCTCCAGCATACTTCGATGCAGTCATCTCATCTCCTCCATTCCTTCCAGAGATCCTAAAGAGAATCAACTGGCACGGTAACAACAGCGATGCTCCAGAGACAGCTATCTTTGGTGGTCTAAAGGGCCTAGAGGTTATCGATGTTTTCATCCTTAAGGCTGCACAAGTTCTAAAGACTGGCGGATACATTGTTCAGCTACACTCTCACCCTCAGACTGCGGATGTTGTTTCTCTACTGGAGAACGCTGGCTTCTCAAACATCGAGACATTCAGACTAAACTCACCAGAGGAACTGGATCTAGAAGAAGCAGTATTTACTCTAGCTTTCAAGAACTAATCAATCCATAACGCAATTGCTCACTAGGAAACTAGTGGGCTTTTTGCATATGTGGATGTGGGGACCTCTTATCACGGCGAACTTTACCGCCCGACTCAAAGAGTTATATTTTTCGCTTTGCTCTAATTTTTTCGTAAAAACGCATTTATAATTGTATCATCATGACAATTCAAGACTGGCTTGGTTTAATATTAACCTCATTATCAATACTCACAGTAGTAGGCATCGGCTTCAGATGGGTGATTAGACATTATCTAAAAGATGTGCTACATGAATTGAAACCTAATGGTGGATCCAGCTTAAAGGATCAGGTCAACAGACTGGAGAATAATTTGCATGGGCTAGAGAAGGCTCAAGAAGAAGCGGACCAGTTAAGAAAACAAATGAATGTAAAGATTGATCACATGTACGAAGTATTACTAGATTATATAGCTAAAACTAATAAGTAATATATAATATATATCTAATATGAGATATCTTAAAAACTAAACTTAAAGATATAATTTATATTTAATAATAATAGATTGTAGCACCTTTCGGCATTCCTTGAGGTGATTTTGTGTAAATTATTTATAACGATGTTGTAACTATTAAATAAATAAGGTTAAATTATCATTCTATGATATAATTTTCCTTGACTAGTACTTAGGACTGTCTCTCATACCCACCACTCCTAGGTACTAGTCTTTTTTATTTTTTATGAGGTATAATGTAATTACTATGACTACTTCTGCATGCTGCCCTGATGAATACTTTGGATCTAATCCCATTACCATTAAATGGAATGTCGTTAGAGGCGATACCGCTAAGCTTCGTGTCCAGTTCTTTGATAACGACGAGGTAACGGTATTTGATACAGATGGCTGGGAGTACGCTGCCTCGGCATATGATGCTAGAGGAGAATTCCTAGACGAACTAGAGGTATCTGTTGGCAATGGCTACTTGGATATAATTGCTGCCTCGGATGTCACTAAGAACTGGGGAGAGGGTTCTGGATCAGTGGTAGCAGAGCTAACATTTGATCTCGAAGTAACCATCGACGATACTGTCTGGACTCCAATTATAGGAACTATTTCTGTTATTGGTGATGTCACTGGAGGAAGCCTCTAATGCCAGTTATAAAAGTGACAACTAACAATATATCTATCCCACCAATTATTAAAATTGGCAACAAAGTTTTTAAAACAAATAAGTAATATAGTCTGAGATAATTGTTATATGGCAACCTCATCTAACATTAATTTCCCTACATCGGGATACGCCTCCAAGGTAAAGGCTTCGCAGCAAATCGAAGAGCCACAATTTTTTGCCGTCCCAGGACCACAGGGGCCTCCTGGACCGCAGGGACCAAAGGGGCTTCCAGGAGTTCCAGGAGAGTCTATAAAAGGCGACAGAGGCGACACAGGCCCTGCAGGACCACAAGGAGAGGCTGGCAGGTCATATCTCCCATCGTATAATCAAAAAATTGGCTGGGCAAGGTATGTTAGCAAAACTGTTAAGTCAAAACCAATAGGTGCAACACGTGGAGAAGATGGCTGGGTTAGTTTTTGGATAGACTCTTCTCAGAAAATAGAAGACTATTTGCCAGAAGGATCTGTAAGCCTGTATAGTGATGAAACTAGAAGAATAAACTTTAAAGGCCTAGAAATAGGATCTCAGATACAAATAACCTACGATTTTCAAATTGAGACATTTGGTAGCAACACTGAGCTTTGGGTAAGATCACTATTTCCAGGAACCGAGAAGGCAGTAACAACCTTTTTTGCTTCTTTTAAGTATCAGCACACATACGATATATCAATAACTCAAAACTTCACTATCGATAGTCAACTAGAGAAAACAGCTGGAGTAGTTCCACAACTAATGTCAGACCTAGATGCTACAGCGATTCTAAAATCAGTATATATCTCAGTATATTAGTGTATAATATAAGTTATGGCATTCCCAGGTACATACAACATTTCATACTACAAAGGAGACACCTTTGAGTTTAGAATTTACCCTAAAGATATCACTGGTGCAGCCTTCGACTTAACAGATTTCTCTGCAAACGGTTCTGCAAAATTTACAATTGCTACCGCCAGAGGGTCTGGTGCAACTCAGGTAGAGGCTACAGCAGAGATCTCATCAGACCTAACCCACATTGCATGCGTTATAACACCATCTCAGGGGTCTACCCTAAGTGCTTCAATACAATATGTCTATGACGTAGAAATCTCAAGAACTGTATCTGGAAGCTATCCTTATGTTTACACTTTGCTAACTGGTACGCTGTCTGTTACTGATCAGGTTTCTGTATAATGGTAGATATTTCAACAACCATTGCTTCTGCAAATCTAAACATAATCGGCGGCCCTTCAAATATAGAGGTATCGGTTGACTATGGACAACGAGGCGATAGAGGCAGCTTAATTCTTTATGGTCAGGGAAAGCCACACCTAGTGAGCTTGCCAGAAACCGCAGCTCTATACGACATGTATATAAATCTTTTGCCATCAGACGACGAATACAGATATGTCTATCAGTATATAAATACTCCTACTGGCCTAGAGTGGTCAGCACTTTTTAAGCTAGAGGTAAATACATATAGCAATAACCAGGACCTGTCTTTTGTGGATGGTTCTGTAGAGGTTTGGATTCCTGTGTCTTCAGTTACTGGATCAGAAGCCCCACTGTCTAGTTTAACTGCTGAAAGTTTTAATATTCAGTATTCCATAGTTTCTCAAAACCCAATAGCGTCATCATTTTCTATAGGGGATGTTACAACATCTCCAACAGACATTTTGTCTTTACCAATCACGATTAACGCATCAGAGCTAGACTCTGGAACTTGGTCGCCTCTATCTGGTCAGAAAACGGTTCACCTATTTGTGACTATGGTATAATTTAGAAAGGTGATAAGATGACTGCACAAAATATTGATGGTACCTCTCTAGGTACTGGCGTTTATAATACAAAAGTTCCTGGATATGACGATCCAGCAGACATTCAAGCAGCTCTAAAACTATTCCTTTATGGATCAACGACCTTCGACCCTGCAGCAGCAGGAGCAATCGATAACTTGCCAAATCCGTCTATTGCTAGATATATCAAGGTTATGCAAGATGAGATCGATGCTCTGGAATCAGCAGGACTTGGATCTTCGTATGGCAATGAGCCTACCTCTCCACCTTCTGGATATATCTGGATGCCAAATACCTCAACTACTACTGTTCCGCTAGTTCAAGCTGTTATTTACCAGAACTCTGCCCCAGTGTCAAACCTCGTTGACGGCCTACTGTGGGTAGATAAGAATTCGACACCACTAACAATGTATGTGTATGATCTAGGAACAACTACCTGGAAAGAGATAAGTGCATAATGACAACATATCCGATAAGCTCAGAGGCCAAAGTTGCCTACCTATTTGACGGAACAAACTGGAGACCAATCTCTGGTGTAGCTAGCCCAAGTGCTGACTATACCTGGACTGGCGATCATGTTTTTAATTCAGAATCAACAGTAACATTGGAGACAGTAGTAAAAAATAAGGCTGGTATCAATAATTTTGCTACAGCTACCGCTAGAGATGCTGCACTGCCAAACCCAGTTACTGGCTTGGTTGCCTTTGTTGCATCCGATGCCGATGGTACCGTAAATGACATTCAATTTTTCGATGGAACTAGGTGGAGATCATCTAATGATGCTGCTATTCTAAAGTCTCCAGTTGTATCTGCAAATGCTTATACACTTGTTGCAACAGATGCTGGCAACAGTCTAAAGATTACTGCTTCTACTGCAACAACTATCTATATTCCAGAAAATGCATCTAACTCATTTAAGATTGGTCAGAAGGTAGAGATCTTGAGACTTGGATCTGGTGCAGTATCTATTGCTCCAGTTTCTGGCACAGTAGTCCTTAACAGTAAATCTTCAAACAGAAAGATTGCTGCACAATATTCTGGTGCAGTTCTTACAAAGACCAACACAAACGAGTGGCTCCTAATAGGCGATCTGACGGCGTAGGATAAGTCATGATTGGTTCATTTGGTTTGTGGTCATCCTCTAAGGGAATGAAAACTGTATCTGACTTGGTCGGAAAAACTAGGACCGACGCTACTGCTCAGATACTGGCCGATGGGTTTATCCAGGGAACAGAAACGAAGTTTGACTCTACAGATGCAGCAGACCTGCTAAAGCATAACACCATTAAGTCACAGGAACCTGTTGCTGGAACTTTGTTTACCTACGAGTTGCCAGTGAATGTAACCTATATATCGTTTGGCTTTACACCATTTGGAGTGTTTAGCTTTGGCCCATTTTCAGTTTTCAATTTCTTTGGAGTCTTCAGCTTTGGGTTTTCTGTATTTAGCTTTAGATAGTCTTCACGATTGTTGTATAAGAAACTGCCGAATACTTCCCAGCAAATTTTTCTATATCTTCGACTCTTGTTAGATGCCCATGCTTGGGTGCATGAATCATTTTTCCATTACCGACATATATACCAACGTGATATGCTGACTTGTTCCCGTTGTATTTGAATACTACAAGGTCCCCAGGTTTTGGTGTTTTAGTCTTTGTTCCAAAGTTCTCCTGCTGGGATGCACGGTGCTCTAGTTCAACCCCCAGCTGCTCATAAAACCATAGGGTTAGCCCAGAGCAGTCCCAACCTTGGGGGGTAGCTCCAGAAAAAACATACCAAGTTTTGTTAACGTGAGCAGACAGTTTATCTATTGCTTTGTCTACTGCAATTGTGTTTTCTCTAAGCTTTTGAATTCTGGCTTCATTTATAGCGTCTTGTGCCCTGACCTCTAGTCTTTGTAGAGTGGCTACAGAGACATGGTTTCCACGTTCTGGTCTTTCGGGGGTTGTCGATCCAGAAGAAACTCCAGCTGAAATACTTCCAGTTGCAATTGTAAAAATTGTGGTTCCTATTAGCAATAATTCTTTCATAAATTACTACCTCCTTTTTATTCTTTTCGTAGTTACGACCCTTACACGGTCTTGGCGACAATATTTTTATTAGTGCGATAGCAATAAAAATGTCTGTTGTTGAGAGTTAGTTAGGATTTCAACATTGTTGTTACTCTGTTTAGTCATTTGTCCTCCTTAGAACAAAAACTTCCTTTTACGGAAGTCAGACATCAATTATACCACTTTTTAGTCATTTTAAGGAAACAGTCTGATATAATTTAATATATGGCCACAGGTAGATCCAATATATATGAAATTCCATTCCCACAATCTGGGGATGCCGTAAACGTTCATGGAGACATCAAGAGCCTTGTAGAAAGGCTAGACCTAGTTCTTCCACAAGCCTCATATGTCGATATTCCAGCAAAGAATACATCTGGCTCAACCATACCTGCAGGATCTGCAGTCTACGTGACTGGTCATGATGGAACCAATGTTACGGTTTCTGCAGCAACTGGAAGCACGACTACCCCAACTTTGGGATTGCTTAGAGCATCAACAACAAACAACTCTGTAGGTGTCGTCGTTGTAGCAGGAGTTATCACAGGAATAAACACCTCTTCTTTCTCGGCTGGAGATACCCTATTTATCGGTGAATCTGGCGGACTAGTAAAAACATCTACATCAACTACTGGTGTTGCAGTTGCTACTGTAATTTATTCAGCAGTAAGCGGAACCATTATGGTTGGAACCCGAGGCGACGGAACATGGGGAGCACTAAAAGCTGGCATAGCTTAATGGTGGTATAATAATAAAATGGCAAGAGGAAATAACTACTCAGTTGGAAACATCCCCCCACAGGTCGCTTGGACAGTTGTGCGTGGAGATACTGCCGCATTCAGAGTCTACCTAACAGACGATACTAAGACAGCGTTGACCATGGCAGACTGGGACATATCGATGAAGATAAAGCGTCCAAACCTAGCAAAGAATCTTGGCATTATTACTGATGACGCAACCTTGGTACTAACTCTTACCCCAGCACCAGACGCAGATGATGTAGCTGGAGAGTTTACAGTCTCACTAACCGCAGAAGAATCAGAATCCCTAGAGACTGGAGACATCTTTGACATCCAGGTTTCTCAGGTTGGAACTGTTTGGACTGTGGCCCAGGGTAAGATGATTATCCTGGAAGATGTAACTGACTAATGTCAAAATCTATAATTGTCGATAAAGCAAAACGCTCTGTAAGATATATTAAGAACTCTAACTTTTTTACATCCAAGATATCTTATAGATCTGGCACGGTAAAAATAAATCAAACCCTACCTTTTAGAATTAAATTCACTAATATCGGTATTGCTGGATATGGCCAAGGTGGAGCGGCACCAATTGGAATTGCAGTCATTGGACTGAACAACTACGTTATGTAATACATTCATAAACGATTGTATAATTAATGTATGTCTAGAACAACCCTCCCCTATGTAAAGACCAGATTTCAAACTGGTGACCGTCCAGAACAACAGGACTATGTAGATCTAATTGATACTACATCTGCTCAATCAACTGATCTAGGAAGCTTCGGTAATAACGAAAATACTATTTCTGGAATTGAGAACCCAACAGTAATCGATTCATTCGATGCAACTATATGGCGTATGGTTAAGTACATGGTATCTATTTCTAAGGTATCAGATGGAAATAACCTGTTCTACGCAACCGAACTTACCATCCTTGTAGACAACACAGACGTGAATGTCTCTGAGTATGGAACAATTGACAATGATGGGAATATTGGCACCGTTAGCGTCTCACGCTCTGGAGATACAGTCGCACTGACTGTTACCCCAGATGCAATAGTAAAGCCTGTTACTGTGCGATTCGCTCGCATCGGTCTCAAGGCGTAATTACCCCAACTAGGAGATTAAAATGGCAACAGTAAACAAGAATTTCAAGATCAAAAGCGGTCTTGTTGTAGAAGGTACCACAGGTACCATTAATGGTGAGAACATTCTTACCGAAGGTGCAAGCGACCAATATATCATTGATCTTATTGGCGGCGAAACACTAGTTACCTCAGTTGAATCGACTCAGCTTGAGGTAGTCAATGGAGAGCTTAACGTTAAGGCCAACGTATTCGATGACGCAGGTGCAGCAACCCAGGCATACAACGATGGCGTGGACTACACTAATGGTGAAATCACCACAGCACTAACAGCTGCACAGGGCTATGCAACTACCGCAGAAGGTAATGCAAATGACTACACAGACGATGCAATTGCTGGAGAAGTAACAGATCGCAACAACGCAATCGATGGTGCAATCAACACCGAAGTTACCAACCGCAACTCAGCAATTGCAACCGCTCAGACCGCTGCCGAAGACTACGCAGATACTGCTATTTCAAACCTTAACCTAGGCACAACCTATGACGCATACGGTGCAGCAGCCACAGCAGAGCAGAACGCCATTGCCCACGCAGACTCTTTAACTACAGACGACATTGCAGAAGGTACAAACGAGTACTTTACAGCAGATCGTGCTCAGGATGCAGTTGCTACTGCTCTATCTAATGGAACTCACACAAACATCACCGTAGCTTACGATGATGCAGCTAATGCAATTAGCCTTACTGGTGCAGTAACTTATACAGACGAAGATGCTAGAGACGCAATCGGAACTGCACTAACAGCTGGTGCAAATGCCGTTGTTACAGTAGACGACGCTGCAAATACCATTACAGTTGCCGTAGACGAAGACATCGTTATTCCATCTACTGGATCTCTAGAAGTTCAGACAAACGACTTTAACGTTGGTGCAGGTTCTGCAGCCCTTAGAACATCTGATGAGTATGTAAACCCACTTGCAGTGTTCTCTGGAGACTTTGATGACGACTACGCACAGGTAGTTATTAAGAACACTGGTTCTGGAGTCAACTCGTCATCTGACCTACAGCTTTACTCAAACAACGGAGATGACATCAATGGTGGTTGGGTAGACCTAGGTATCACATCGTCAACCTTCTCTGACCCAAACTTTACAATCACATCGCCTAACGATGGTTACATCTTCATGGAGGCTCCAGAAGGAACCGACGGAAACGGTGACTTTGTTATCGCAACTGGATCTAACGGTGCTAGAAACGCTATTGTTTTTGCAGCTGGAGGACTACAGTCTGACAACACACAGATGACCATTCTTCCAGATGAGTCAGTAACCATTGCTATCAATACCCCATCTACATCTCCATCTACTGGTGCTCTTGTTGTTCAGGGTGGTGTTGGTATCCAAGGTGACGTTAACATCGAGGGTAACATTACATTCGGTGGAGAAGGAACAAGCCTTACAACTGAAAACCTAGCCGTTACAGACCCAATAATCTACGTTGGTGACCAGAACGCTGGAGACGCAGTAGACATGGGTATCGTTACTGAGTACAAGGACGGTGCTACAACTAAGTTTGCTGGTGTTGTTCGTGACGCTTCTGATGGTGTCTTCAAGGTATTCTCTGGTGCAACAACTAAGCCAACTTCTACAGTTGACTTTGCTGGTGCTGGCCTAGAGTACGGAGATTTGAAGGTAGACGAGATTGTCGCAGCTAGTGCAACACTTACTAACGTTACCATCGGCGTAGTTGACCAGGATGAGATTGCCTACCTAAACGGTGTGACATCTAACATTCAGGATCAGCTAGACGCTAAGCAGGCAGAGGTTACAGCTGGAGACGGTCTATCATTCTCGGGCACAACCCTAAATGTTGACCTAGACCCTACTAGCAACCTAACTCTTGCTGGCGGCCTACTAGCGGTTGATACAACATCGATTGCAACTCGTACCTATGCAGATGGTGCTGCAAGCGATGCAGACACTTCAGCAAGAGGATACGCAGACAGCCTTGCCTCTAACTACGACGCAGCAGGAGCAGCCGCAACTGCTAAGTCAGAAGCAATTTCTGATGCCGCAGACTATACAAATACTGCCCTAGAGTCATACACAACAGCTGCAAGCCTAGAGACAACAATCGATGGATATGGATTTGCTTACACAAGCGAAATCCCAACATCAACCGATGCACTTTTCGAAGGTGTAAATAATCTATACTACACCGATGCTCGTGTAGATGGAGAAGTCGTAGGTCTTTTGACAAATGCCACTCTAAACAACATTAGCATTACTGCAGATGGGTATGACCTAACCATTACTGCAGAAAATGGTGTTGGAGACTCTACAACCGACGATCTAGTCGAAGGTGAAGATAACCTTTACTACACAACTGGACGTGCAAAGTCAGATGCAGCGAATCTTCTAGTCGGAGCAACCCTCAGCAACATAACTATTACTGGTGACGGCGACGGTCTAACCATTACTGCAGAAAATGGTGTAGCTGGTTCAACCACATCCGATCTTACCGAAGGCACAAACCTTTACTTCACAGACCAGAGAGCTTTGGATGCAATTGCAAATGAAACTATCTATCCAACAGTTGTAGAGATTAATGACTACCGCAAGGAAGAGGCAACGAGAATATCTGCTGCCTCAGAGTCAACTGTAAACCTACATACCTTTGGCTACCCATACGAATCAGCTAAATACTTGGTTCGTGTAGTTGGCTGGGTTGGTGGAGTAAAGCACTCACAGCTTACAGAAATTCTTGTAACAAAGGATGGAAACAATAACATTGCTATCACAGAGTATGGAATGATCTGCACAAACACAGACAACATTGCATCATTTACTGCCACAGAGTCATCAGGGGAAATAACCCTGACTGCTACTACTGGAGTAGTAAGCAGCTGTGAAATAGTTACAGCAGCAACCCTACTTTCTTGGGCAGACTAATTAAGTAAAAGGTTGGGGGGATCCTTTCAAAATCCCCCACACTAAGTTTTAAAATAGGAGAAGCACATGGCAACAGTCGAAAAAGACTTTAAGGTTAAAAATGGACTGCTAGTTACATCTGGCGGTAGTTTTGGTGGCACAGTAGTTGTTGCCACTCCAACCGACCCTACCCACGCAGCCACTAAGGCCTATGTGGATTCGCTAACCGATAGCCCCCTCGTAAATGTTCAGTCAACTGCACCAGAAGAGCCTGTATCTGGCCAGATGTATGTTAACTCAGAAACTGGAAGACTAACAATTTTTGACGGAACAAATTGGATAACCTTTGCAACCTTAACAGATGCAGAGACAATACCAGAGCACATCCACGATACATCAATCGGCGGATCTGGTCTGATCGTAAGTACTTTTATAGATTCTGGATTCTACAACTCTCCATCAGGAGCAGCTTTAGATGGTGGATTCTATAATGAAACCGTTTGGGATAACACCTATGACGGCGGAATAGCAACAGACAACTTTAATTAAATATTCATATAAATGAATGTTATAATTATAAATAGATACCCAAAGGGTCAGCCCCAATATTAGGAGATAATTACTATGGCAACAAGAATGCAGCAACGCAGAGGAACTGCGGCTCAATGGACTTCAGCAGATCCAATCCTAGCAGCAGGAGAGATCGGCTTCGAGTCAGACACAGGCTTCTTCAAGATGGGTGACGGGACCAACCACTGGTCAGACCTATCATACTTCAAGGACCTGGGGGACCTAGCTGGATCATTTGACGACTATGTTCCACTTACCCAAAAGGGTGCTGCTAACGGTGTTGCTACCCTAGATGGACAGTCTCAGATTCCTATCGCTCAGCTATCAAATATCATCATGGCCGCTCCAGAAGCCTTAGACACCCTAAACGAGATAGCAAATGAGATCGATGGAGTTAACGGTATCGTACAGACAAAGATCGATGCAGCCGTAACCACAGTAAACTCTACCATTGACAGCTCTATTGTCGAAGGCGTTGATGATGCTCTAGGAAACTTGATCGCAGCTGGCACAGGACTAACAAAGTCATTTGACTCTGAGACAAGAATTCTTACAATTTCTGCAGATTCAACTTTAGCTACAGATACCGAGCTATCAACAGCAATCTCTGACCACAACTCAGACAGCACAAATGTTCACGGTATTGCAGATACCTCTGTTCTAGTTGTTCAATCAACCATCGATGCCCTAACAACTGACGACATCGCAGAAGGAACTAACGAGTATTACACAGATGCAAAGGCCCTAGCTGCAAATGCTTCAGCAATCGCTACAGCAAAGTCAGAAGCTATCGCAGATGCTACTAGCCAGGTTAGTGCCATCATTGACTCAGCTCCGTCAGCACTGAACACACTGAATGAACTTGCGGCTGCTCTTGGAGACGACGCAAACTTCGCATCTACAGTAACCACAGCTCTTGATGGAAAGGTTGCATCATTTACATCAATAAACCAGAAGACCTCAGCCTATACAACAGTGCTCACAGACCGTGACAAGCTTGTAGAGGTCAACTCATCGTCTGGTGTAACCATTACCATCCCTACGAATGCATCAGTTGCCTACCCAGTAGGAACCTCGATCGATATCCTTCAGACTGGTTCTGGACAGGTTACAATTGCAGGTTCAGGAGGAGTTACTGTTAATGCTACTCCAGGCCTAAAGCTACGCACTCAGTGGTCTTCAGCCACACTATTCAAGCGAGCAACCGACACTTGGGTTGTTTTCGGAGATCTATCAGCTTAATCCTAGAAGGGGAATGAATTAAATGGCAGCAAATAAAAGAGCAGGAAAGAAATCTCTTGCACAAAACGATTTCCTAGCACCTTCAGCACCGCTGATTGGATCTGGAACTGACGTAGGAACTAGCCGTGCATACAATGATGGTGCAGTCTCTGTAACGTTCACACACCAGGGTGCTCAGGCAGCATCTTCATATACTGTAACAGCGTCAACTGGACAAACTGCAACTGGGGCATCGTCTCCAATTGTGGTTTCTGGTATCGCAACTGGTGCAACACCAACATTTACAGTTACAGCAACGAACGCTGCTGGTACCTCGGCAGCATCGTCTGCTACTGGTGCTGTTACCGTAACCACCGTTCCAGCTGCCCCAACATCTGTTGGTGCATCATCACCGAGCGGTGCAAACTACGACACAGTTACCTGGACAGCTCCAGCTAATGGCGGCAAGGCAATCACAAACTACTACGTAACTTCGTCAGATGGAAAGACTGCTAATACTGCATCAACAAGCGTTAACGTTACTCAGGAACAAGGAACCGCCCAGACATACACCGTATATGCTGACAACGCTAATGGAAGATCAGTTGCATCAGCTCCATCTGCTAGCGTTACAACATTCTCCTTTGTTCCATTTAGCGTTTTTAGCTTCTTCGGAGTATTTGGTTTTGGTCCATTCGGAGTATTTGGTTTTGGTCCATTCGGAGTATTTGGTTTTAGTCCATTCGGAGTATTTGGTTTTAGATAGTCGGTATCCATTTTAGTGTATAATATTTCTTATACACTAGAATGGAGTCCAGCAGTATGTACAAAGATCAAACACCTCTTCGGAGCATAAGTAAAACCACAAAAGAGCACAAGTTCTTTGAGAGATTTCTCGATAATGATCTAGAGAAGCTTGCTGCCGAACTTCAGGACAGATATAGCCTTATAGAAGATGCTAAAATTGCTGGGGTAACTCCAGTGACCCCCTTCGAGCTATGGAAAGATTCGAACAGCATCTCAACAATGAAATGGAGACAGTACAACGTCTTTCAATTCCACATCGATGGAATTTACGAGCTATATAAGTCAGTTGCAGAGATGGTCAGAGAAGCTTGTGAGTACTACGAACTAGACTTTGATGAGCAAAAGTTTATGATTCAGGGATGGTTTAATATTAACCGTTCTGGTAATGGAAAACTAAACTGGCACGAACATGGTGGCCCAGGTGCACCAGACTTTCACGGATACTACTCAGTAGCCGCAGAACCATCGTCAACACACTACATAGTCTTTGATAACGAAGTAGAAAATATTAATAAAAACAACCGTGCAATTCTTTCAGAAATGGGTCATCCACACGCAATGGGCGATTGGGACTGGGACGGTCCAAGAATTACCGTTGCTTACGATGTTACTCCACTTGCTACCCTACAAAAAGCAGGCCACAACGCCGAGCAGCACTGGATTCCTCTTAGATAACATGTCAAATGTAAAGCAGTGGATACTTGCAAAGAAGTGCGTTTTTCTCGGGCACTCTGTAGAGTATGGATCGAAATGCCCAGTTACTGGAATAGTCAAGATTACCTGTCTAAAATGTGGAGCATCGAATGTTCCAAAACATGAAGACGCTGGTAGTAGGTTTAACTAAAGAGAGATGCAATGAAAGAATTAATTAGGTACGAAAAATCATTTATGCCAAAAGCAGACGCAGAGCTAATCTCTGCCTACGCATCTAAGTACGATGACCTGTTTAATCATTTTGGAAATAATGAAAAAGAGTTTACAGTTCATACCCACGAAGAAATATCATCAAGGGATCAGTCGGTCCTGGACTTGATAAATTACCACGCAAGAAGAGTGTACGACTTTGTTTGCGAAAACTACCCAGGACCATTTCTAGACTTTGATGAGTCAAAGACTCACATAGCTAGGTTTGAAGAGGGCCGTGGCATGCACAAGCACTTTGATGCCAGCAAGCCTAATGATATAGCCACACTAATCTATCTGAATGATAACTACTCTGGTGGAGAAGTCTTTTTCCCAGACCATGACATCTCTATTAAGCCAGAGGTTGGAGATTTAGTATGCTTTCCAGATACTCCAGATTTTGTTCATGGAGTCAACCCAATCATATCTGGAATCAGATATACGACACCTCGCTGGTTTACCCGTATAGTATGATAAAATAGACTTATAATGTCTACTCTTTTAAGCCTATACACCTCAAAAATACTGAGCGAACACCCTCTTGCAGTGTGGGCACTAGAAGATAGTGCAGACTACGTATCTCTGATACCGCAGGACAAAAGAGATATGTCCACCTGGTCATCTGAATCAGAGTCAGTTGTGGTAGAAGAGAGTAGCGATCTCGAAAGTCCTATTAGTAGCGAAGCAGTTTATTCAGTTACAGACACCCCATCATCTTCTGGAGAATCAGTAACTTTTAGGCTTTCTGGAGATAGCATCGGTAACTTCGATGGTTTAGACTCTAGCTTGGGAACATTCTGCGTATCATCATGGATCTATGTTCCAGTAGGAGAAGTATTGTCGATAACCTTGGGAATCTCCTATACAGATGAAACCTATGGGACATCGGATATCTCAAAAAAAATATCTAGACTAGTTAACGATAAATGGATGCTAGCATCAGAAACATTCGATGTTCCGCAGGGACTTTCGGAAAACTATGCAATGTTTTTAGAGGTAGAGTACCTTCCAACAGAATCTTTAGATCCCGTAACGGCATTTTTCTCAGGGGCAATGGTTGGTCAGTGGTCAGAAGAGTTTTTCCCAACATCCATGGGGGTTCTCCCAGAATTCCTGTCTGACGATATCCACGGCATTGAGAATACCACAAAGGGAATTAGGATCTTAGGATCTCTAGAGTCAACAGAAGATGGATATATTCTTGCTAACGACACAAGGCTTTTTGCTAGAAATTTTGGAATGCCCCTTGTGTACGGATCGGAGTCGTCAACCACCATATATCCAAATCCCGACCTACCATCTATGCTAGTTCCAGGTCTAGGGTTTCTTAACAAAACTGGTCAAAACAAAAACTACAGCCTAGAATTCTGGATGAGAATTAATGCATCAACTAGCGTAGAAAAAAGAATTGTTGGCCCCGTGGCATCGACAGATGGCCTATACGTAGACGGTCCGTTCTTAAAGATAAAGATCGGTGAGCAGTCTAAGTCTCACTTTGTAGGCGAGTGGGCTAGGCCAATGCTGGTGCACATAGTCATAGCAGATCAAGAAGTATCTCTGTTGGTAAATGGGGAATCAGTCGCCAAGGTAGTCGTGGACAGATCTACACTTACGTTTCCAGAAGAATTCATCGATAATGCTCAGGCAGACTGGATAGGCATTTATTCTTACGCTGACACAACACCATTTGAGATAAGCTCAATATCTATGTATTCATACCTAGTCTCAGACATCGTTGCAAAGCGTCGCTGGGTCTATGGCCAGGCAGTAGATAATCCAGAGGCACTAAATACAGCATTCGGTGGTAACAACGTATACTTCGACTACGAATTCTCCAAGTATTCTAATGGATATAGCTATCCTAAAACTGGTAGCTGGAATGACGGGGTAAGCAACAACATGGAGATATCCCGTACAAGGCTTTCTACTCCACAGTTCATGCCACCAGTAATTCTTTCAGAAACAAGCAATGAAAAGCAGATACTGATCGACAACCTAGAGTTGCAAAACGAGTCCGACAACTTCCTAACTATTCCACAAGACTCTAGCATTTACTTTAAGAAGCTAAACCCCCTAAACGATAAGCTAGAGGCAGTCTCTGCAGTTTTCAAGGTCACATCTAATGACTTTGAAAATCAAACTCTTTTCCTAATTAAAGATATTGTATCTGGCAACTATCTAGAGGTATTTGTTACTCCAGGAATAATTTGGTACTCCTTTATGTCATACGGACAGATAACGTCATTTGCAGCATCAGCCTATCCAGGCATAGGAGAGATCTTTGCCGTAGCTCTAGCATTCGATAACCTAGCATCTTATTTTGGAAATGACATATCTGCATTCCTTTCAAACAGAGACTCTCTAGAATTCTTTGTCGGTGGTGGACCAGATAAAGAAACTTTTTCGGGCAAGATCTATGACGTATCATTTATGAATTCATTTGCATACGCAAAGTCTTTTCAGCACTTTAGCTCAACAGGGCTTTTGATAAGCTCATCACCAATAAATCAGGCAGAAGCTTCTGGATATATTCTGCCAGCAAAGCTAACAAAGATTGATTCTGTGAATGGGGTTTGGACCTATGAGCAGCTAGTTGCAGATGGCGTCGTAGACGGAGGAGACTACAACACAGATTCCTGGATAACCTCATATGATGGTGGATACGCAATGCAATACCTTGCATCTGGAATTATTTCTAACACCAACACAAGCTATTCCATGAGGATACTAGAAAAGGATGACACCATGCTCCTTGACGTATATTCTTATGGCTCTTGGACAACATCTTTGCCTATGTCTTATTTCGGAAAGTATGTGACAGATTCTAGAGGAAACAAGGCGTATGACCTAGACTTTATTCAGTTTAACGTCGGATATCCATCTCCTGGAAGCTTTGTTCGCATAACAGAAACAGATGAGTCCTGGACGTATCAAGATTTAAGCCTAAAATTCTCAAGGCCTGTACAGAAGAGATATAGCGACCTTGACAATGGCCTATACACTGGATACATCGACTATACAGATTTGCAATATAACGCCAGACAATCATACAGGTATGACACGTCTAGTTCTCTAGTTAGAACTTATGTGTACTTTAAAGAGGTATCTTCTGGAATGTCTAACTCAGAAAGCTACTACTCAGAAGTAGTCTTGCCACCTAAAGATGGTATCGTTTCTCCAGGGCCAGAGTGGATAAACACCAAGTACGAAGTGGTTGACGACATGATAGTTTACCCACCGACTGGGGTAGACTTCTCGAAGATGGAAATGTTCGTAGAGGTTGTGGCAAGAGTAGATGGCGTATCAGATAAGCCAATAGCCATAGACAGATTGCAGCTAGCCTCTATGTCACTCAACAATTCCTATGGAACTCCAATTGGTACAAAATTTGGTACAGACGTTTTCCCTTTTACAAAAAATGGAGTGTATTACGACTTCAAAACAAAGAACCCATTCAGCATCTATAAGGGAAGCACCCCATACCTATATCTGAGCAAGAATAGCGGTATCCGAGTTAGAGGAGACTTCTCTGCAATAGGAACTCGTGGCATCGAGATCCCAGTAAATCCAGAGAAGTCGTCAAACTATAGAATGATTGCCCTTCAGTTCTTTGCAAAGTTTGATGATGATTTTTTCCCATACTCTCCTACAGAGATCTTGGAGATACAGTCACCATCAACACACCTGAAGTTCTTCATGGAGGCAGCTCATCCAGAAGGTAAGAGAGCAAAGATATACGCAGTAAATGCCAAGACTGGCCAGGTAGAAAATGGAATTGGATTCTATATAAATGGAAAAATAGTAAAAGATGCTATCCTTACGATCAAGCAGTGGGCATCTGTTGGTATTGGTCTGGCAAGTCCTGTAGACTTTTCCGTATTGGGCGGCTCAGTTAGGATAACTGGCCCACTGACGATGACAAATATTTCATACTATAATGCTGTTAATCTGCAGCAAATTCAGAGTACATCTGCTAGACCTTGGTCAAAGGTTAAGCAAGACGGAATGCTCGAGATAGATTGGGCGTACTGGGAAGGACAGTTCAAGTGGTTCGAGGTGCTTGTCCTATCGTCATCAAGCTTCTACGGCATTGATCCATCTGGAATATACAAAACATATGCAGGAACTGCTCGGGTAGGAATAGACGATAAAACAATTTTACGTGCTGGTCGATACAGATATCGCATGCTAACTAGGGCAACGACGGATCTGTTTGTAATCAATTAAGTATAATATGGTATACTAGTGGTTATGAATGCTGAAAAATTTAAAGCTCCTGGTCAAGTCGGGGAATCAAAAATATCTATTGTTGACAAAGGATATGACTGGGGAATTTACTTCTGGAAGAAGGCCAACGGCAAGCCTTTTACAGATGGAAACGGTAGTGTCTTGAACATACCGTCTCATAGGGGTGACGCAATTCAGATTCATAAGCTACAGCAAGAGGCCACAGCCCTAGGTCAGGGTGATGGGTCCTATGAGTTCATGCCAGGAGTGGCAAGAATATCTGAAGATGAGTACGCAGAGCAAAAGGAGCGTATGAGTCAGGGATTGATCCCAAACCTAAATGACCTTGGAGCGGTAATGGCTGCAAAGCAAACCCTAGCAATGTACGGGGAAGAGTAAGAAATGTCTAATAACGAATACTACATAAGAGATATCGGACTACCAGAATTTGAAAAAGATGCTGACCTATTTAAGGACCAAGATCCATTCCTTAAGCAATGGGGAGATCTAAAAGAGCTAAACGGTATAGAGAAAAACTTTAAGCGTAGATCAGACAGAATTGAAAAGGCAGACTATGCCATTGACACAACCGTTGGATACAACAACGTAGACATTAATGACATTGGTTACCAAGACAGTGCTTTAGCAATTAACCGTGGTATTAATGGTGCAACATCAAAGGAAATTAACCCAGGTAGAGTATACCGAAATGGTTACGGTATTTTCGATGTTATAACACCACCATGGAACCTATACGAGCTAGCAAATTACTACGATACATCATTCGCTAACCACGCAGCAATTGACGCTAAGGTGGAAAACATCGTTGGATTGGGGCATGACTTCCTTCCGACAAAGCGTACAGAGATGGCCCTAGAGGGCTCAACAAACTCATCAGCTACAGAGAAGGCTCGCAAGCGTATCGAAAGAGCCAAGTATGAGCTGCACGACTGGTCAGAGTCACTCAACGACGACGACTCATTCACCAACACCCTAATGAAGTTTTACACCGATGTTCAGGCAACTGGTAACGGCTACCTAGAAATCGGCAGAACAGTAACTGGAGAAATTGGTTATGTTGGCCACATTCCTGCAACGACAATGCGTGTACGCAGACTAAAGGATGGCTACATTCAGATCATTGGAAACAAGGTCGTTTACTTCCGTAACTTCGGGGCAAAGAACCAGAACCCAATAACCAATGATCCACGTCCAAATGAGATTATCCACTACAAGGAATACTCTCCACTAAACACTTTTTATGGTGTTCCAGATATTATGTCTGCAATATCATCACTTCACGGAGATGCTCTGGCATCACAGTACAACATTGACTACTTCACCAACAAGGGTGTCCCACGCTACATCGTGACCTTGAAGGGTGCAAAGCTCTCTGAGGAAGCAGAGGACAAGATGTTCCGATTCCTACAGACAAGCCTCAAGGGGTCTAACCACAGAACCCTATACATTCCACTTCCTGGAGACTCAGACACCAATAAGGTAGAGTTTAAGATGGAGGCTGTTGAGAACGGCACACAAGAAGCCTCATTCAACGAATACCGAATTAGGAACCGTGACGACATTCTAGTTGCACACCAGGTTCCTCTATCTAAGATCGGTGGCGGAGACTCTTCTGCTATCGCTGCAGCTTTGGCTCAGGATAGAACATTCAAGGAGCAGGTTGCAAGACCTGCACAGCGTAACCTGGAAAAGGCAATTAATAAAATTATTAAAGAGAAGACAGATCTTCTAGAGTTTAAGCTCAACGAACTAACCCTTACTGACGAAATTGCTCAATCTCAGATTATCGAGAGATATGTTAAGAACCAGGTGATCACTAAGAATGAAGCTAGAATTCAGCTTGGCTTGCCACAGCATGAAGAAGGTGACGAGTTCTTGGATCTATCTCCAAGACAGGCAACAGATGCAAGGGCTAACATGGCAGGTAACCGTGCAAGAGATTCAGAAAGAGCAAACAACTCTTCTGACAACACTGCTACAATTTCTGGCAGAAATGCTCAGGGAGAGGGCCGCTCCTCACAATAAAAAAGTTATTAACAGGGTTATCCACATTTAATAACATTTTTTAGAAAAAGGGGGTATAATTAAACTACCATGACTATCGCTAAAGCACATTGGGATTCAGAGGGTGAGAATGTTCGCCTATCTATGCCCTTCAGTAAAGTAGACAAAGAACGTCGCATCGTTTCTGGATTTGCTACACTTGACAACGTTGATCGCCAGAAGGACATCGTCACTTCTGAAGCGTCAGTAAAGGCCTTCTCAAAGTTCCGTGGGAACATCCGAGAAATGCACCAACCACTAGCTGTTGGTAAGATGGTAGCTTTCAAGGAAGACAAGTACTTCGACCCAGAGTCGAAGAAATTTTACTCTGGAGTATATGTTTCTGCATATGTTTCCAAGGGTGCACAGGACACCTGGGAGAAGGTACTTGATGGTACCCTTTCAGGTTTTTCAATTGGCGGTAGAATGAACAAGTGGGATGATGCCTACGACGAGAAGATGGATTCAACCATCCGCATCATTAAAGAGTATGACCTCGTAGAGCTGTCTCTAGTAGACACCCCAGCCAACCAGTTCGCAAACATTTTGTCTGTCGAGAAGGTTGACGGCAAGGACACCGTTAAGGGTGTTGACACAGAAATTGAAAACGTATTCTGGGACAAAGAGTCTGGCGTAGTAATCCTCTCACAGAATGAAGCTGAGAAGTCTCCAGCTTCTGGGGAGCCAATGCAAAATATAGGTTTCGTTGAAAAAAATGATAACGAAAAAACAGATATGATAAAGTTCTTAGTTGATAGTGCTAAAGGCATTAATACAATTGAGATTATTAAGGAGGCAAGTCCTATGACTGAAACAACAAATGACATCACAGAAAAGTCTGATGATGTAGTTGAAGAATCACAGGTCGCTCCAGAGGCAGATGCAGCAGTTGAAGCAGCAGATGTGGCAGTAGAGAAGTCAGCAGACGCTGACGAGGATGACAAGCCTGGTTCTACCGTACCTGAAGAGGCAGACGACATGTCTGGCGAAGAGGACGACAAGAAGGAAACAGAGAAGTCAGACACTACTGATGCAGAAGTTGAGACAGCTGAGGAAGTATCTAAGTCAGATGACACAGTAGAAGCATCTATCGAAGATGTTAAGACTGTCATCACAAAGGCCTTTAGCGATCTAACTGCAGTAGTTCAGGCACAAGCTGAGCAAATTGCAGAACTACACAAGTCTATTACTGAAGTAAAGAATGAGGTAACTTCAAGTAAAGACGTGTTTAACGAGTTTGGAAAGAGAGTGGACGCTGTTGAAGCTGACACTGCTTTCCGTAAATCTGGTGATCTAGGCGAGATCATTCAGGAATCTCAACCAGAAAAGGTTGAGAAATCCCTATGGGGCGGTCGTTTCCTCAAAACTGCCGATTTATTCAAATAAATAAAAATCACTTAGGAGGTGACAATTATGTCGGAAGAAATTAAGAAAAACAATCCAGATTCATCAGGTAATGATTCTGGTCTATTTAATGGAGAAGGTGCGTTTGCATCTGGTTCAGAAGCTGGAGCTAACATCCCAGGTAACTATGCTACAGCAGGTGTCCTTGGAAACATTGCTACAGCGAACCTAGGTACAACCTCTGGTCCAAATGCTATTAACCCTTCAGGTGAGGCAGGTTCAGGTATCCTACGCCCAGAGCAGGCACGTCGTTTTATTGACTACGTGTGGGATGCCACTATTCTCGCCAAGGATGGTCGCAGAGTAACAATGCGAGCAAACACCATGGAACTCGAGAAGGTTAATGTTGGAGAGCGTGTTATCCGTGCAGCAGCACAGGCTAACGGTGACTACACTAACACTGGAGCAACATTCTCAAAGGTAGAGCTTACCACCAAGAAGATTCGCTTGGACTGGGAAGTATCTGCTGAATCACTAGAAGACGGAATTGAAGGAGGTGCCCTTGAAGATCACCTAGTTCGTTTGATGACAAACGCTTTTGCTAATGACATCGAAGATCTAGCTATCAATGGTACTGGAGATTCTGGCGACGGTGCATTCCTTGGAATTATGCAAGGATTCACTGACAAGGTAACCACCAACGGCGACGCACACGAAGCTGTTGTAACTGTTGCAGACAACGCATGGACAACCGATGCAATGCAGAAGATTATTCTTGCAATGCCTCGCAAGTACCGTGCACTAAAGTCTAACTTGAAGTTCTACGCTGGAACCGATGCGTTCCAGGGTATCATCAAGAACAACGGTACTTTGGCTGACGCTATTGCTGAGGCATTTGCAGGTACTCCTGCAGGTACTCCAGCTAACCGCCAGGCATACCTTGACGGTGGAGCTCAAACATTCGGTGGAGCACGTACAACCCGTGTTCTAGGCATTGATGTTCAGGAAGTTCCTTACTACCCTGCAGGTTATGTAGACCTTACATTCCCTCAGAACCGTGTATGGGGATTCCAGAGAGACATCACTGTAAACCGTGAGTACAAGCCAAAGAAGGACACCATTGAGTACACCGTATTCGTACGTTTCGGTATTCAGTGGGAAGAAGAGGACGCCATTGCGTTCGCTGATGCTGGTGCAGAGAGCTAATCTCTAATCAGTACCTTTTAGGGGGGCAGGAGTTTCGGCTCCTGCCTCCTTTTTAATTAGTCTGTTATAATTAATATTTAGGAGGTTATTATGTCAGAAGATCTAAATAACAAAGCAAAAGAGGCAAAGATTGCCAAAGAAGAAATCATCGAAGATTCTAAAATTGAAGACATTGTTCTAGAAGTAGAAGAAGATGTTGTAGAAGAGCTAGCAGAAGAGCTAGTAGAAGAGCTACAGGAAGAGCTAGAGATTCCTAAGATAGAGGAAGCACCAGCTGTCTCTCCAAATGTTATTGCTACACCAAAGCCAGTAGCTTCAGAGAAGCCAGGTCTAGGATACCTAGAGAATGGCGTCATGGGTTCAACTACTGTCCCAAAGAACTTTGACAAGAAGCCAGCCAAGTCTCCATCTCTAAAGAAGGAGTCAGAGAAGGTAGCCGTTCACTCAACCAAGAATGTAACTTGGAGCGAAGTTGGTAAGGTGTACCGTGGTTACAATATTGTAACAAAAGAGCAAGCAGATAAGTGGCTTACTCGTGACCACATCAGACTAGCGACCCCAGAAGAGGTTGCCAAGGAGTTTAAGAACTAATGGAAATTTTGAGGGTTCCACCATATCCTATTACGACTACCTGGGATTTGCCAGATGCCAACTACGATTACATCGTCTACGTCGAGGATTTGGTGGACCACTCAATTGAAGAAACGACCATTACTTCAAGCTCCACTGGAGTCGTGACATACACTCTTCCAGCATCAAAGGTTCAGTTCGATAGACAGTTCCTTATCAGATTCTATGATACAGAGCACGAGCACATCATCTACGAGTCAAACTTGGATGTCATTCGTCCATACACCAACCCAAATGAACTGGGCACAACAGCCACAGAGATCAGGGAATATAAGAAGTGGGAGCTGATTGCTCGTTCACTTATTGACACATACACCAGCATTGGGTTCTATAACCACAAGTCAATTTTGCAGGTAGTCGGTAATGGCCTAGACTATATGCCAGTATGGAGAGATGCAAACCGTGTTCTTAAGGTATACGAGAATAACGTTCTAATTTACGACATCGATACTCCAGATACCAATGCCTTTAACTATAGAGTAACCCTAGACAACTCTGCAATAGTCAAAGAGTTTACTGGACAGACTAACCTAATTACTACCCCATCCCCAACACTTCCAATATCTCGTGGAGACTATGTCTACGACGATAGAAACTATGGAACTTTTGCAAAGGGTGCAGACTACCTATTCGTTCTAGACGAGGGCTTTCGTGCTATACCACCAGACATCCAGTATGCTACCGAAATGCTCATGGACGATCTGAAGTGCGGAAAGCTAGACTACTACCAGCGTTACGTGACATCCTATAACACTGACCAGTTTAGGCTACAGTTCGACAAGGCAATGCTCAATGGAACAGGGAACGTAATAGTAGACAAGATACTTGATAAGTACATGAAGTCTATTACTAAAGTCGGAGTTCTATAGTGCACACTGCGACCACAGAGACCACAGATTTTACTTTTCCAATGTGCATGGATATCTTTTATCCTACAATTGAGCAGGGGTCTCTAGGAAACATCAAGAAGCACTGGATCCACGATCGAACTGCTGCATGTTCAGTGTCTACAGCTGGTTCTGCATTCAAGGAGGAAGTGACTCCAAATGTTAATATTAAGCAAGAGCTAATAGTCCTTGGAAGATTAAGAACAGATATTAGAATTTCGGCTAGAGAGTCTAACAACGCCATCACCAACGTTATTGTTAGCAACATCAAGGACAGATCTGGGCAAAGTGTCTACAATGAGACAGCAGGACCAAGAGCTGGCAAGGCGACTATATTTGAAGTGGCAACCGTAGAACCATTTGTTGGCCCATTTGGATCAATAGAGTATTACAAGATAGTCCTGCGTAGATCAGAGAACCAGGCGGCAGACATTTAATGATATCTGTTAAGGTCAACAATAAAAAGTTTATGAGAGATATGAACAACCTCATGGGATACAGTATTGGGTTTATGACAGGGGTAAAGCGTGGCCAGGGGGTGTTCCTAAAAGGCTTTGGAGAGACCGTAGTCGAAGCATTAAAGCTTTATGTAGATTCTAACGCTAGAGTGTCTCCACAGCTCCTACACCACGTCTACGAGTGGAATGAGACTGGCTCTCCAGAAGCTAGACTATTCGATATCAAGTATTTGGTTACTGGTGTTGGGCTATCTGTTAATTCTAAGTTCTCCCAGTCTAAATCTGTAAAAGCTGGATCAAAGGTTCCATTTTACGATAAGGCAAGGATTATGGAAGAGGGTATCCCAGTAACCATAGTTCCAAAGAGCAAGGTACTTGCATTTACCGTAGATGGCCAAGACGTATTTTCGAGCACACCAGTAACCGTATCAAGCCCAGGAGGAGATGTCAAAGGGGAATACGAAAGAGTATTTGACAGCTTCTTTAAGCTTTATTTTAAACAATCATTTTTAGCATCTACTGGAATTCTGACGTACCTAGAAAATCCTGTTGATTTTGCAAAGAACTTCTCTAGAGGAAAATCTGGTGGGTACAATACTGGGCTCAGCGTCGGAGCCCGATGGATCGCAAAGGCAGGAATCTTATAATGGCAATATCTTATCCACCAATTTTTATTAACGCTTATTTAGCAGACAAGGTGCCTTCGGCTTTGGGCACAGGAAGATTCTCCAGAGACACCATGAGATTCTTTCCAACGCTGCCTACAGATATCAACTCACTGACAGAAACATTCCCAGACGTTGCAAATGACGTTTTTGCGGTATATGACAGAATGTTTAAGATGCGTAGACGAGCATTCCCACACATAAAGGACGAGCAGTTGCTTTATTATTTCTACAAGATGCATGGAGATCCTGTTGATCTAATCGAAACATCTCAGGTAGTCCAGGACCTCCTAGATCGTGGAGATGAGTCAGCCCAGGAGTTGAACGAGTGGCTTAGAGATAAACAGGCTTCCTCAAGCCCATTGGTAGATGATCGTGGAGATAAGTATCCGCTAGTCTACTTCCATGATATCAAGATCTACCAGCTGGAAGAGACTAGAGACATCATAGACTTTGGTACAGCTAGAACGTTTGCTGGTAACAAGATAATTATTGACTATTGCTATCACTCTGTTGGCTATCCAAAAGGCAATCCAGTAGAAGATTTTGACCCTGCACGTCCACGCTATGAAGATGCTAGTAACGACACCTACAATGGCACAGCCCTGTAGTCATAAATGCTGGTATACTTAGACTTGAGGAAACAACGCTCTCTAATTCCATAAAGAAAAAGAGGTGAATTATTATGGCATATACACGTGGAACAAGTGCTAACATCATTGTTGGTGCAGCAGCACTTTTTACATACGAAGCAGGTACACTAACTGACTCGGACCTACCAGCGTACGCAACTGGGACTTCTTTCAAGGAGACCTTGTCAAACGACTCTGATTTCCGTAACGTTGGTTACACTTCGAACGGTCTAGAACTACAGTTCCAGCCAGACTTCGGTGAAGTCCAGGTTGACCAGGTTCTTGACGTTGCAAAGCT